ACTCAGGGCGTTAACTTTTCCACTTAATATATCTCCAATTAGTAAATTATGCTTCCGATCTGTTGCGACAAGAATATCTACATAAACTGTTTCACCGAGGTCTCGAGCTACCGCATCAACAATAAACCCCTTTGATAATTCTGGTAATTGTATATGTTCTAAATAGTTATGGGCACCAATGAATGTCCTGTATGTCGATAGCAATAAAGGACGGGACCACGCATCACCATTATTATTTATGATTTTATGACATTCTGGCTTAATTCTGATGTCAGGGAATTTGACATCAATTTGAATACCATTCTGAAGTTTTCTGCCGGTCTTCAACCCCTTTGGGGTGTAGGTATCGACCGATGCTACAATTGTAGCATGACTTAATAAATATTTTCCTGGATCACATTTACGAAGTAGAGCTTTTGCAATTCTTCCAACGTAATCTTTGGGTACGGCCCCTTCGTGCTGAGCCCGAATTCCATCCATCCATTGATCAAACTGGACTCCGGGTTTAGCAATTAATGCATTAGCGTATCGTTTAAAGGCCATGGGCTCCTAAAATTTGAAAGCATCAAAATTTGATTATTCAACGACCTCTTGTGGTTCTTGCGATTCCTGTGATATGACCCCAGGATAAATCAAATCTTTGGGTGAAATGGTGAACCCGCAGGATTTACAAAGGAATACTTTCTTTCCCTGCCTGTAAGTCCTGGGTTTAAGGGGCGACTTGCATCTAGGGCAAGTTAACCTACCTATTGATTTTTCTTTATTAGTGACTCTATATTTTCTTTTGTTATCTTTATAATAAATAGCTAATCTATCGCCCAATCCATATAAATTAGCTATTGTTCGACGAACGGTATCCGTACCAAATCGTTCAGCAAATATTCCAGATAATTTTTGAAATGTTTCAATTTGGCTCATATTATTATGCCATGCCTTACAGGCGGCACGCCAAATTGGCATTGTTAAAGTTTCATATTTATTTATTATACGAGATGTTATATTTGAGGCTAAAGACTTGCGCCATTTAGCATCATCCTTATCTTTCTGCTCACTGCAAGCATAGTATTCACTCTCATATGATGGGTAATATTGATTAGTAATCATGGGGGGCACAAAGTCCCCGGATGAATCTAAGACCAATTCAACCGGGGACTCCTGCTCCGCACCCCAGGGCCACTGAACTGTAACTTTTCCAGTTTTAGTATTCGAATATACTACACGTCCAACATACGGGGATAAGAGAAAGTCACGTAATCCTGTCTTACGTACTACATCACCGGTTTGGAATTCACCGGCAATTGCCATCTCATCAACGAATGCTGTACGGTCTCTCATAAGCTGCCTGTCAAGGGTTACCTGTCAGAGGACCAGGCTACCTATCAGGGAGCCCAGGTCTTCTCTTTGGTCGAGCCCTGACGGGTGCTCTTACCGGATGATTTCCCGGGCCAGGACGGCTGGGGCTTAGTTTTATCAGCGTGCTCGCTGAGATCACGAACATCATACTCTTTGCGTTCCTCAGAAACCGTGGAAGAACGATCCGAGTCGTATGTCGGGATACTGTCACAATTGAAGGACTTTTCCGTCTTGTGCATGTACGGTTCGTCCTTCTCAGTTTGAATTGGAGCCTGAATATTCTCAAAGGTCTTCATGTAAGGCTCGTCGGGCTCCTGCTTGATGACCTTAGCCATCTTAGCCCGATATGCCGCATGTGCCTTCTCTCCAAAGACAGCAATGTGGAATCTGTCCGAAAAAGCATCGATATCATGGACCAATTCCGATGCCGTTTTAGGATGAATCTTACCCTCTTTCTGAAGCTGCTCAATCGAATTGGCAGTCTCTTCCAGCGTGGTAAGAACTTGATTTGCTAACTGCTTATCCATACCTGTTTCTCCGGGGTGCCAATTTGGCTATGGCATAGAAGAACTATCACCAATCACAGTCATCAGATCCTATGTGGACAGATGATTTGGAAGTTTTCTTTGCAGATGACTCTTTCATCCAAGGGGCCTCCACCTTAACTGCAGACCCCTTGTCAGGAGCCTTCTTTCCCTTACCAAACGGTGGAGCCTTCTTACCACCAAACGGAGGCTTCTTCCCCTTCGATGGGGCCTTCTTCCCTTTTGGCGGAGTCTTCTTATCCTTTGGCGGAGCTTTCTTGCCCTTACTCTTCTTAGTCTTCTTTAACTTCTTTTTAGCTGCAGTGATTATTATTGGGAGCAATATTGGACGGGTACCCGGATTCTTAAAAGCCGTCTCGATGAGAGTGGATAACTTAATATGAACATAATCAGTTGGGTCAACACTAGCAGTTATGAGTTTAGTGAGATCGTGTAAATAATTAATCAGTGTTGAGACATCCTGCTCTTGATCAACAGCCGAATCGAAACGCTTCTCAACGTTCTTAACCTGGTCCTTCTTAAGAACTTCGTTTAGTTGCTCATCATCCATATTCTCAATCTTTGAGAGATTATTTTCTAGACCTCTCAAAATTTCTTCAATATTTACAGCTTCAGCAGCAGTTTGTCCAGTAGCAAGTCGAGTACTGGCTTGTCTCTTAATTTTCTCTAAAAGACTCTTGAGATCCCTAAATCCATCCCCTTTACCCTTCTCAATGAATTCTTCGATATCCTTATCTCTTAAATTTGTTCGTACATATTTTTGTATTTCTTTGTCCAGATCCCCCGCATCAGGACTTTTCTTTTCTGTGGGCTCGTCCTTTGCGGGTTCCTCGACAGCGGCTGCCTGCTCCTGCACTGGTGATGTCTGTATTGGTGATGTTGATATGCCTAAATCAGCTCCGGTTGAAATTAACGTTCGGAGACTCTGTACCTGAGATCCCATTTTGATTCCCTCTTGCTGCAGATCGCTGGCTACCTTGGAACTTGAAGTTTTACCTTTTTTGAATGGGAGGATTGTTTCGGAAAACGGATCATACCCCCATTCACTGAGTCTATTCAACAACATATTATAAGTTTCAGCGTCTATTTTATTTTGATATAAACTGCTATCGGCTAGATGAATGGCAACATCGAGAGCGGCTCGTATTCGTGAATCTTTAGGAGATCCGGCCCATCCAAATTTAAACCAATCATCTCCCAATAATTCATTGGCCGTCTTTATAATCGACTTCCAATTTTCCTCACTAAAGTACCTTTTATCATAAGATTTATATGGAGTATTAGTCGGATCCGTTGGGTTACCACTGGTATCCTTAATCCCATGATACGCTGCTAGTTTGATAGCCATATTCCCAAATCCCAAAGCCTTATTAGAGGCTTCTTTGGATTCTCCAGTATCCTTAGATAATTTTGCCGTTTCCTTTGCTGCTTCTTCCGATATTGCTTTTAATTCTTTCGGAACATCACCATATTTAGTTTCAAAGTCTTTTATTAGTTCATCCATAAATATGGTTGGATGAACTATTTTCATTTTCCTTTCTCCGCCTATTCCGAAAAAGGATCTTAAGGAGTGCATGGCCTTTTTAGTATCGAGGCCATGTTTCGAATCTTCCGTATCAACTTTTTTCATCTCAGACATGGAATCATGAAAAGTATTTATTATATTATTCAAATCCTGTAATTTCATAGATTTATCATAAATAGATTTTGATGCCTTATCAACTTCTTCTTTAACTGATTCGATATTCCGAGGATTATTACTAATCTCTCTATATAGAGCTGCCAATCTTGCAAATTTAACGGCATCCTTCTCATTAAACTTTTTCTTCCCTTTGCTGGATCCTTTAACAATATCTTGAATTAACTTTCGATCCTCTACTATATCGGACGTTCCCGATTTGTCTAAAGCCCTCTTTATTTCATCCGAGACATTGCTTTTATCTTTAGCCCATTTAACCGCATTTATTAGAGAAGCCCTTATTATCCAATCCCATTCTTTACCGGACCATTTATCAATAACATAATCTACTGGATTATCTGATTTCAGTATAACATCTCGATGTTCTTTGAATTTCTCTGCTAATTTCCTTCTATCTTCAGCTATTTTCTTAATTTTATCTTGAGGCAGTAGCTTCCTATATGATAATCTAGCATATTTATCAAAATCAGCTGAAAGAGATTTCGATATGCTGCCTAATTCCTTTTTAAATTGTTCAAATTTACTCTGATATTCTGCTTCTTTCGGATCAGGTTTTTCATCTGGCTTTGGTTCAGCCGATGTCCTTGTACTCCCCCCGATATTCTTATAATTTAATGACATGTCAGGGTCCTGTTCAACCGTGCACCCTTCCATGTCAGGATCTGGCTGCTTAATCTTATTATCTCGATTATCGTGTTTTGGACCACGATGTTCCGTATATTTACGGCTTGGCGGTTCACGCTTATGAATTAACTTTTGAGCATCTTTTGTCTCTTGCTCATATGGCTCGAGACTACTATCCGCCAATAATAATATCATTCAGAACTATTTAGTTATTAAAGGGGTACCTATTTTCCACTCTCACTACCGAATCGATCCCCCTCTTCTTTCAATTCGAGCCCAAGATCATCAGCGATCTTCTTGGCAATATTTGAATCTGAGCCTAGCTTATCACCAACTGCAGTTAATAACGCCCTCACTAATTCATTATAGGTAGAATCCCTGGGCGTAAATAAGTCCCGCCGAAGTTCAGCCGATGCATCATGAGGATCCACATTTATAAGCTCATATATATACGATATTGGCAAGGACCCTTTCTGGTATAGATTGAACATGAAGTCTTGAAGTTCAGAATTATCACGAAGAGCCAGTCTAGTAAATTTCAGCTTGGGGTAAAGTAACACCTTATTATCAAATTCATCTATTTCAAAGAATCCCTTTTTTTCGGCTACAGGAGCAAATAAGTTGTCCTCAACTAACGTCGCCACCGTTTCTCGATATAGTAAATACATTGTATTCATAACATCGAGATGGATCCGTTCACCGGAATATGTACTCTCCCCAGTCAACATCGACTCGGTTATTCTCAATCCAATATATAATAACTTGTTAGTTATTTCATATTCGGTTGCTAGATCAAGGAGACGATCTCGAGCCCCGATTTCATCCCAATGGACTTCGAAGTTTGTAACAATAGTGAAATCGGGATCAATTAGCGCTTGATCAACTTGGTTTCGTAGATCTTCAACATCCATCTCAGACATCTTGTCAGCCCAAACAACTCGTTTGGGTGTCATAGCACGTGATGCTATTGATGTTTGCGCTTGGCGTAATTTATCCTGATAGATTAACGTCCTTAAACAGTTGTTCAGTAATACTGAACAACTGTAAAATTTATGATCTTCTTCTACATTCAAACTATAAACAGGCCCACCATACGGTATTAATGTGTTTTTTCGTACTTTAAAGAACAATTTCCCATCATGAACTAAATGTTTGACACCCCACCCAGAATTAAATTCCAACTCGACATCAATAGCTTTCGCCATGAATCCGGATTCAAATATTTGTCGCACAGATGGTCTATCAGACAAAGCTAACTGATATAACGGTCTGCACTCCATAGTAATAGATCCATTTGGCATCTTAGTATTACGCGACTTATGAAAATGACGTGAAACTGGTAACCCTAATGATAACATCAATATTTGTAATTGATCTACTAATTGTTTCGTAGACATCGCCAACTGGACAGTTACTACGCCAGTCTTCTTGACAGACACGGCACCATCAGAATCATAAATACCTCTTAATATACCGAACAAAAATTCCTTAGGCGCGTTCCAAATCCAAGATGGAAGATGCTTGTCCTCTTTTGTGTGGCCAAAGTTTAAAGCCGACCAACGTGTGAAAATATCATCATAACCATAGATATTTCTCATACTACTTGGCACAGTATGTTCAGTTTCCGACCATTTAATCCCGAGTTTATCAAGAATCAATTCTAAATGTTTAGCAGATGCACAAGAACGGGCAGATTTAGAGTTATAACAAATTCCGAACTGACCATAATCAGCAGTGTTGCCATTTATTTTTACCCAACCGTCACCTAAGAAATATCCAATAAGATACCCTGAATTTCCATCTAGAACCAATTCCTTTTTACAAATTCGTGTAATATTTCGATCCTCATTTACCACTATTTGATCTGGAATAGGGGTAAAAATAAATATAGTTTCGGACCCTTCTCTCTTAGAAGTAATGATCGCCCCACGATCAGCAAGGTTTGTTCTTATCTTTTTGAAATCAGTTGGGTGGAACTTAAATTTATCACAAAATTCCTGTCGCGTAATTTGACATTCAACTGGTAACGACAGTATCCAGTCATAAACATTTTGAAGCTTGGCGTAGTATCCAACTTTTCTAGGATCGGTCTCTTTTTTAGAATATTTAACAACAATATCCGATTCAGTTTCGTCAATTACTTCAACTGACATCGAAACTGCAGCCCCAGTTTTCCTCGCAATATATTCTTGATCACCTAAATTTTGTATAAAATTCTTCAAGTCAACTAATTTGTACGTCTCCATCAATGGAACACTAACCATCTGGACATAATCACCAGAAAATATATTTTTGGCCGGCACCTCTAGAATTTCATTACCACGAAGAACAGGGACAATATGATCCTGAGTCATGTTAATCAAATGACCAGTCTTATAAACGTTAACAGAACATACTTCTTCGTTTACCGGTCTCGTACCCCAGTCAAACTTTCTCCACTTACCACTTCCGCCCAAAACTTCATCAATTTCAGGATCTAATTCTTCAATAGGTATTTGACATATTAAACCATCCCTCTTCGCAATAATTTCTGTTCCAGGTAAATGACATCGCTCGAGTATGGATATGCCGCGATCATCATAGGCTGACTTCTTATGCGCCAAATGATGACAGAAAGAGGAACATAAGAAATCATCATACGGACTAGTATTTAATGGTATTGGTTGACCATTCAACAAATTCTCTTTAATTTGTTCCGGTATATCTTCTGCTATTCTATCGGCTTCTGGGTCACTCTGTTGTTGAGATCTAAGAACAACTAATCTATCCTTCTCGCTCGGGATAAGCTGCATGGTTGTTCTGTTAGTATATTGAAATACTTCTAATTTAATTTGTTCAGGAGGCAGAATTTGGATTCTTTGCCATCCCTTGTAGTGCTCTTGAACGTATTTCTTTATATTTTTGAATGCTTCTTCAATAGGTTTATCATTTTTGGTTATTTCGGTTTTCTTAATGGGGCGACCGGCATAATCAATTTCACCGACTTCTTCTTGCTTAACATCAGCAATTATATCTTCCGGAATTTCATGAGTCATGTCATGATCTTCACAGAAGAGAAATGCGTTACCATGGAGCCAATATTCATGTGTTGCATCATAAAGTACCTGAAATAACCTAACCTTCTTGCACATCTGCTCATAAAAATGCAAGATTTGCTTATTTCTCTTGTTATCTGCCCCCTTGGGTAAAGATAAATGGATTTTTGACATCGGCACATCGGTGTGGAAATCTATGGCTGCCCCTACGATTGGGTGTGTGTTATGTGTGGCTAAAGAATGAGCAATATAACTCTTCTGATCACCTTCTCCTTTAACTTCGAAATTAAAAACCGATCCTTCATATTGGATAACATTCAAACTTTCTATCCTATGGAGAAACCCTTCCTTAGTATGAATTATATACACCCTGGTTGAATCAACAGAGTACTTACCATCCACCCAATTTGCATATTTGGAAAAAACATCAAAATATCTTCCAGGAAATGAAACATAATGAACGGTCCCTGCGGGAAAAATTCTTCCCCCCGTAACGCGTTCTGGCCGGTAATATTTAGCGTTATAGGCTGGTATTTGAAGCCTACGTAACATATGGAAGACTTGTGACGCCAAGTCCTCACTCATAGTATCTGCTGTGTACGAGTTATCCGTAAAACATCCATCACCATTCCAGTATGTCCCAAGGAATTCTAACATCTGCTCTGGATTTGCATGAATTATATCTTCATGTAATCTCTTTTCATGCGAACCACGACCAACATATTTTTCACAAAATCTAGCAAACCCAACCCCGTCACATATGACCCTAGTCGTATTCCTAGATGGATCGGTGTAAATACGAGCTTTCTTCTTGAAGGCTTCTTCATATAGGGAAGAAATCTCGATCGCTATCGTCTGGGATTCGTCGATAGATAGGGAAAATTCAACCCCGCGAATGACTCCAGCACTTCTATAAGACAAAGACCCCTCAGAAGCGTAATACCCGAGAAGTCTCAACTCTGCCCTACTTAAACCACAATCTTTAGTATCCCCAAGCCACGGAGATACAATATAATCCCCAATCTTCAAATCTTTGGCATATACATATTCAGGCGTTCCGAAATTCTGCCCTTCACACTTAGTCCTCTGACAAAGTGAATTTTTACCACGCCTACATGCCCAAGTAGAAGATGGATATTTACAGTCTACTTTTTCGGCCCGCAGTGTATAAAACGGATGATTTCCAGTCGCTTGTATTTCAGATTGAATTCCTCTAACCCTCATACTAATAATATTATCTTTTATGTCATGTTTAAAGGTCTCTACTACTTCCGTAATATTCCCAAATCCATTTGGGATTTTATCTCCGACCCTAACATCTTCAATGGGTACGGTAGTTCCGTCCCAAGTAACCACTGGTGCTCCTGGCACCCAACATGTGTACCAAAAACGAAAAAGTTCTCTCTTTTCACGTTCGCTCTGCGGTAACTCGAGAAAGTCCGTTGAAAGTTGGGGACTGTAGAAATTACTATCAGCCGATAATATATTTCCATATCCTGAACCGCCAACACCACCATATCCAGCAGCTGATCCACTGAATATTCCAGCACATGAAGCCATACGAATAGATTGCGCGGCCTCACGGCGAGCCTGCTTTTCAAGCTTAGTAAGGTTGGTCTTTGCTATCTTCTGATCGTTAACTACTTTGATGGGCTGACCAATTCTAGTTTGCCCTTTTTTCCCATCATTCTTCCTAGTCATGTTTCACCCGAATCTAGAAGTTCTATTTAAAAGCTGGCTCCTGTTCAGTAAATTCAGATATGATGTCTTGTTTTTTATTATCAACCAATTTCATATATTCCGACAATTTCTGTATTTGGCCATAAGCGACCAATAACGTCTGAGCTATCCATTTGATTCTGAATCTATATTTTAGGTAAGAATCATATTTTATCTTGGTGTCAAAATTAACAGCCATTAACAACACTTCCGATAAAAGCGGAGCGATGATATTGATTTTAGCATTAATATCACTATATGCTTTTAGAAGTGCTTCGATATCATTCTGTCTGCTCTGCTTCTCTCGTTTTTCTTGTTCCTTCTGCTCTTCTTGTTTCTTTTGTTTATTCTTATCCTCTATTGGTTTAGATTCAAGTTTTGCATCATTAGCCACGGGATAACCTTACTGATCAGATATTTTTTTGACCGATTTGACGCTAATTTTATCTTTGAAGGCCGCTTCCATAGCTATATCTAGAATACCAACTTGATCCATGTCCCCATCCATCAATCTTTTCCAAGATCCACCTAATTTAGAAAAAAAACCTATGGCTGAGTATATTTCCTCGTCAGATGGAAACTTCGAAAGGTTCCATGAATTGTCCAGGATCTCTTTAATTACGCGGTATGCCGCAATATTCTTTATTTCAAGATCCATTACATAACTGTAAATATAATAATCTTAATTCCCTCTTCTTAATAAAAGAGGGACTCTTCGTTCTTTGGGCATCTGTCCATGCATTCTAGCTCTGATCCTCTGAAATTGGTGATACCCAATCGGATTTTGAGCTTGTCTCTGGGAAGTATGGGTAATGATCGTCGCGTCCAGAGATCCAGGGTTGTTTCTGGTGTATTCAACGGCCAATGATATGCTACGTACTAGTGCGTCAGATACATCATCATGCTTTCCGGCTATACTCGGAGCTTCAACAACTGTAATATTCTTACCACCGGATCTCGATTGAAGCTCGAGTAACTCACTAATCATGGGAGAATGAAGTTTCCCTTTTGCGTCAAGTAATTTTGATTCCGGCAATGGATAGTCATATATTCTAAGTTGCCTGGCATACATCAACATTTTCGCCATTTGATATATTTGGGACGATTCATTAACACTAAAATTCTTCATTTCAAATTGAGTTAACCCGCTCTTATGCAATTTTTGTTCAAATATTGGACCGGCCCATTGATCAAACACACCCTTCAATATAAAGAATCTTCTAGACAATGCAACAAACCAATTAATTATTTCATCTATATCTATTCGCTTAGAACCTTGAAGTTCATCGACATACGGAACAATTGAATTAGTTAAATGAGGATTTGATTCCTTCCAACTTTTGCCAGCATACCACACTTCATGGTATGCCGTTTCTATTTTGCCATTTTTGATATGGGTTAAAGCTATGGCAGTCCCATCTTTTACTATTCCAAAATCAACCCCAGCAAAGAACGGTTCCCGCGGTCTGCCGCTAAATATTGGTTTCAGATTGTATGATATACAATCGGTTAGATCACTATGGTTTTCTATCCAACCTCTAACCCGATCTGAGAAACTTCCGCCATGTTCAGTATCAAAGGACTTTGGATCTTTGGCATATTCAACTGAATAATATTTATTAAACAGAGTAGGATTTATTTCCCATGTTGGAGCCTGAATCATCAACATATTAGAAGATGCTTCATCTTTAGTTAAAGATTGCTGATATAAATTATAGAAAAAACCCTCACGCGCGTCTGGTGATGAAATAGAAATAATGCGTCCTTCAGGTGGACCTAATGCAACATGTTTATTATTAGGATCCTTGGGAGAAAATTGTCCTATACCAGGCGTGATAGCCTTATATACACGTTGTGCGCTTGAATTATGATTAGTAAATCCTTGAGCCACATATTGACTCCCGTCAGGGATCATAAGATCGGCGACCTCAGCTTCGCTCTCATCAATTGATGTTACCTGATCCCAAAAATAGTTGATATGACAAATTTCATCCAACTCGTCAATCGATTGTTTATCTGCACAAAGTTCTCTACCAAGTTTTACTATGCGTTGTGCAGAATCATAAGATATGCGACTTCTACGGTTGAAATCAGATGAACTAGAACAAAGTCTTATCATCCTGGTGCGGGCATCATTTCCTTTCGACAAAGTTTCTGCTTTAGGAATAGATTCTAAAATTTTTCTAAGTCTATCGTATTGATGTGGAATTACATTTGACGCATCCCGCCCACGCGAACACCCAATGTCCAACAAGTTCCCCTTGCGTTCCGTAATAAACCCAATTTCGTTACGGAATGTAATGCGAGAAGTATAACCAATCACACGCACAATGTAGTAATACCGACTGTATTTCTTATTCCACTTATGTAATATACTAGAAGTTATTCCAAAATTTAAAAGCAAAAGTTGTATTTCCGATGCTAGTTTTCTGCTCGCAGTAGATGCTGTTATCGTGTCGCCTTTCCTCTCCAAGCCGCCATCTGTTTCAAAAAAACCCCTAAGAAATGCTGCTACCACATTCTTAGGGCTCTTGAATATTACCCATGGCACAGATTTAGTTGATTTTGTTACATTAAGCCGGTAGCCTATACGATTAAGAAAAGCCCTGAATAAAATAGAGTTTTTAGTCACCATCCATGGAGAAACTTCACATGTGTTGTGTCCATGCGGTGATTTATGACGACAAGCGTATGAACTAAAATACCTTGAAAAATGTGCTTTTACATATGACAAAAATTGTTCACAACCACCAGTAACTTGAATAAGACCACGAGTCTTTCCAGATCTCCATGTTCCATCACCAACTAATATTCCAAGAAATTCACCTAATCCAACATCAACATTAGTTGGTATCTTTATTGAATCGCAACTACTGTTACTTATGGGTTTAATATCGGAACAGTCATAGTATTCACCTGGCCACAAATTAGTTGAACGATTTATACCAATAAAATCACCAAGTTTAATGTTGCTAACATATTTCCAAACAATATTACCATCAGGTGACATAACCTTCAAACGATGTTCTGGCGTAGGTTCGATCGAATAACGTCTCTTTGTCGTTAGTCTCCTAGTTTTTTGATACCCGCCATAATACACATGAGTTGCAAATGCCAGAACACCAGATTCCTGTATTACCCTTATGGGATCTATACTAGTCCATCCAATTTTAGATCGATCAACGTGATTATTAGACAGTATTTCTTCAAACGTTGTTAACCCAGTATTCGTTTGAATATTACTAAACACTTGTTCACATTTGCCGTCGTCTACAAAGAATGCAAGCTCGTCTAGTATGACGCATATTGTTCCACGACCGCGAAGACCTTTGGCAATCGAACTCTTGAAAGTAGATATGATCGAAGCTCTGCGTCCTGACCCTTCCCCGTATTTCCTTTTATCATAATCGGTTTGAAACTTCATGTATGTCTGAGTATCATGAGTGATGGACGATTTAAAATAGTCAACTTGATTGATATATCCAGACATCTCTCCATATACGATAGACGCCTGTTCTTTATCATTAGCTATGCATAATACACGGATTTCATTTACTGTTGATATACCATAATGTTCTTGAGGACAACCGCGTCTCAATAACTTATACAATTCATATGCGGCAATTAACGCAGCAAGAGTGGACTTCCCACTACGTCGGCCGAGTACCAGAACTAACTCAAATCTTGATTCAGAATCCTGTTCCTTGATATTGCATCTTCCCTGTTCATATAAATAACTAAGGTACTCTTTTTCTGTGAATTCATATTCAATTTTATCACTAAATGGATCCCTGATTTTTATGACTTTTGCAACATTATCTAATGGCAATCCATAGTATAGCTTAAGTATGAATTTTTGCGCCGGAAACAACCCATATGGTAATAAATGAAATCTTTCTATGAATTCAATAATCGTGAGAAAATCTGGGCTACCGTCCTTATTACGCCGAGATGCCTTCTTATCAAGAAGGTTATCTATAACTCCCGTTAGTTTGCTTTTCTCAACTTTTTCTGTACTCGGCATTATACCGTTTCCATCCTCTTTTCCCAGTCTCTCATGTCAGCTTTCATCTGCTGGAACACCAAATCTATTAAATGATCTGGGATCTGACATTTAACCATAGATTCATGAAAAAATTCCATCCAAATTTCAAATATCTTTTGTATTCTGGGAGATCTAAGATCAAGTCTCTCAGCAAGAGCAGCTTCCTTCCGTTTCAATAGAAGTTCAGCCATACTCCTAAGACTATTGATCCTCGATACCGTGTAATTCGCGGTATTCTTTCCCTCTTTTGCCGCTTTTCTCCGTTCAAATTTTAGATGTGATACTTCTTCAGCTATTTCAACAAGTACCGCATCGATAACAGCGGCAGTCGATCCATCCTCTTTAACTACTTTAAGTAACTCTTGTTTCTTGACATATTTAATACGTTCTTTTACTTCCTCAGCAACTGAAATAGGATCTATTATTTCCGGAGTGGGTACATTACCAACTTGTCCTATTATACTGTCTACCCCTATTTCCCCAGTATTTATCCTGTCTCCGGATGGAAGTGTTATAATTTTTCCTTCCTTCTTATTTGAAGAGTCTGGATCCTTGGGTATATCCATATATGAGAGATCCTGTCTCTCATAAACAATACTATTTATAGTTATTTACGACTATCAATTGTAATATCTGGACCAGCGGCTTTGGCCCCATTCAAATCAATCGGTAGTTCTGAAGCTAATTCATATTTCACAACAGGGTCCTCGACAGGAGCCCGTTGAATGTTCATCGATGCTTTTCTGAGTTCGATGGCTTGTTCCCTGACTTCGTCAGGTATTTGTCTAATCATTCTCTTCGAATATCTATTGCACCAACTTGGTGCTGTTTGGTGAAGGCACCCGGTGCACGCCGATGCTACTAATAGATATTGGGCCCCCTTCTTCCTAAATTGTTTTGATCCAGCCAGGCATCCTTTGCCATAATCAGAATAAACAGACGGATCAATAAAGAAAATTCCCTGAATACCATCATTTGAAGCTAATTGATGTCCAACTTCAGGTACTTTTCTCAAATCCTCCCGAGAGTATTTTTGCAATACTGCCATTTGTAAAGCTTTTCCGTATAAGCCGGTATTCATTGTCCTTGATATGAATAACCAAACCTCCTCTGGATTAACCTGTGTTGCAGTTGTTTCTCTACCGGGGTCCCCATAATGGATGGACGCTTTGGGGGCTAATGGAACTTGAATCGGTTTCTGAGAGACAGCCGGCTTAAATAAATTAACTTGTGCAGTCAATTTCTTCCAATCTGCATCCTGCGGTAGATTCGATATTACTGATTCAAATTGAGATGCAGAAACCCTTTTTTCATGCACAGCTCGCTTACAAGCTGCGACGAACGCCTCTTTCTCAATCGGGATGATATAATTGACTACCGGAGCAATCTGAGCTAATTCAGCATACGCGGGTGCATTACCAACAGAGGCTCTGGCTAAGAAATAATTTGGAGATAATTTTCTGTTATTGGTGAAATTTAATGCTGCTTTACATCCGCCCAAAGCATCGACATCTATATATGTGTGCCCAATAATTCCAAATTCTTTTGATAATTTCTGAATTTCTGGATCAGAGGATGCAGATATACTACGATGATCTACCTTCCCTTCCATCATCTTCTTGGCAATCAACAGATATGTAGGACTAGGAAGTTTGTCTGCTTTATTAGCAATGGCATTTCTAGTCCAATATGAAAGGTATTCTTCCTCACCAATAGTTGGTTTGATTGGAGTGGGATGGTGTTGAATAGTATTCGGTGCGGTCTCCCGAGTCCTTGGTTTATTTAGAAAAGATGCTTGTAGAATCTGGCGAATTTCTGATTGATCCCGATCCATGTCGGTTAAAAATTGTGAATCTATTCTTGATTCACTAGCCAGCCTAGTGGCATAATGAGCAAACATTTTCTTATTATACGGAACTGAATTCACCAGATACTTCTTAAATATGCCACATTTATTCTGCTTATTGTGGATGCATCCAACGCAGGCTTGTTTAGCTATAACAAATACAGCATTTTTAGCTGTCTTATCTACAAATTGTTGAATTTTACCACCTTGGGCACATCTGGCGAAGTTCTCTGAATTTATGTAGACATTTCCAAGTAACCCTCTTTCATTTAATACTTCATCTACTATGGGTTGAGCAGCAGTAAGAGTCTTGGGATCAAATTCATTCTGCAGATTTGCTTGAATTTGTTTCGACGTAAAACCCGACATCACATAGGCAGCGACTCTATCTTTGATTGCAGTTAAAGCAGTTGGTCTAAAAGAGGGGGCATTGCGCTCCAATGGGTTAGAATTAACGATATTATAGGGCTTCAGTGGTACTAACGAGGGAACTCTCTCATCCCCTTCCTGAGAGAGAGCTGCAGATAATTCTGGAATACTATCCAAATTTTGCTGGGGAAGTGCCTCCGCTTTCCGATACTCCTCTACATCAACATCGAGCCAAGAATAATCAGAAATCGGTCCTTGATTATGGAGAATATTCGTAATATCCCCGAGACCGGCCTGTTGCATATCGGGAAGCTGCTTAGCCATTAACCTTCTCCAATTTCCTAATTACCCAAGAAAGACGAGAAGCGCATCGTCTGAGTACTATAGCCTCGTCGGATTCATAATTACGCTGACAAGCGATGTGAAGAATCCGTTCCTTCGTTTTCTTTAAGTTTGTGTCTGAAGCTTGTTTAGTAACTGGGAACTGATCTAACACATCAGCAATAGTTATCTTATGACGGAGTTTCAAACAACGGATGATATCCGAAGCCAAATACTGTCTATCACCGAGTCCCTCATCCTGAAGGAAAGCTGTGATACAACGTCTAGTTATGTTAGTTTTTCCACATTTCCGTATGAACGCAGAGGTTAATTCGCCAACCAGGTCAAGATCAACAGCTGTTTGATGCATGTTCCGTCTCCTTATAATACCATCAGACGCCATAGTGTATCCACCATGACCTGGTTCGTTCGTTTTCTTGTAATCCGCATTTTCTTTAAAATCTTCAGTCGGAAATCCCGTTGGAACAGATTGATCCTGAATAGTAAATCCAGACCAAAAATTCCCTAGAGCCCCGAGCCAGTCATCCATCAAGGCACTATGCGATGGTTGATTTGGTAAAGATTCGCTTGCATACGCTCCAGTGTCCTCATCAGGCCATAAATCATCAAATGATTTTGACTTCCCCAGCTTCATATCATCATAATAATCAGATCTGGCTGATACATTATCTTCATCGGTTGGTAATTCACTCTTTGCAACGGACGGAACTGGATTAGTTTTAGTGTCGTCTTCCATACGCCTTCTGGTAGGCGGACGTTCAGGATCTCCAGGGAGTTCAGCAGAGGCGTGTTTTCCTTGCGATGTGTATGACTGAGGGTATCCTAATAATCTATCCGGCCCGAATGGATCTAATGGACCACCGTTATCCGGCAAACTTTTCCCCGAATTACGTTCTTCGTCGTCCTCGCCATGCAAGTCCGAATCACTTTGTCCATCATATGTGCCTATTCCAAAGTCTTTTACCGCTTTGGACTGGGCCGACTCCGTTGGCATGAGAGATGGCATTAGATATCAATCTCCCATAACGGATCCATAGTTGGTCGTTTTGGTTTTTCTCTTAACCCATCCGGCAATTCGGGTTTATTATGAGCTTTCATCCATTGAATATCAGCGTCCGATAATCCACGAGCATAGTAATCCAGATTCTTTTCATTATTGGACCCTGGGAGCCATGAATAATTATTACTATTGAGATCAGCAACTCTAGCACTCATTTTATGAATACTGGACCATTGCTGCTTGTATACTGAGCTGTCCCCCAAATTTGGAGGATATGAATCAGTTACTCCATCCGCATTAGCTTCCTCTCCTTCATATATTCTATCGTATTGAGAAAAACCTTCACCTATTGGATCATCAGATGGACGTTCGTTTAACTCTGTCATGTACCCAGGATCTTCCGATCCCTCTCCAGGACCGAGATGCTGGACTCTAGGACCAGGAAGTGTATTAGTATCTATCGCCCCAGTAGCAACTCTATTTTTTAGCTTATCCACCGCTCGCTTAATTACACTTGAGTAACTACCATGATCAGGAGTCACTGTATGCATAGCCATTTCAGATGGCGTCTTTCCAAAGTAATAATCATTCGCATCAGTTTCTGGCAATTTAGAAGCCGGTTCCGGGGTTGATACCGGCTCTTCCTCGTATGCTTCAGATGGCTTTTTCTTTTTAAGAGCTGATTGCTTTCCCCATCCAACCCCAATATTATCATCTTCGTCAGCGTCTTCTTCTTTCCCAGGGGATACCACCTGAGGATTCATTTCTCCGGCGTCAGGATTTATGACTTCACTAAACTCTCCATCTTTCTTAGGAGAAGTTTTTTCAAATTCTTGCTGTACGTATCCTTCAGGATTTGCTTTGACTTCTTGAGCTTCTTCTACAATTTCCTCGGTATCGGATTTATTCGATACAGTGGCCCAATGATCTGCATTTATTTCGTCATGCAATGTGTCAGTAAATGATGAAATGAATTCAACTGCCTGGCTCAAGCCAGTACGCATGTCCTTAATGGTTTGGATGTATCCTCTACCACCCAATAATCCATCAGGACTGAATTCCGATGACGGCATTTTTGAAAATAATCTCAAAGACGCCATCGCATAACTATGGGCTCGTTCAGTGGCCCATAGTATTTTAGCTAAATTTGTAAGGGTATTAGGGTCCCACTTAAATTTTGTAACACGTAGATCTCGGCGTGGCGGTCCCGAGTCTTTATGAAAGGTGATCTCTCCGGCCGTTTTGATTCTACCGGTCTGGATCATACGGGTAGCTATTTTATGTAGATTCATGCGGCTTCTTCTCTTCCAAATGTGTGCAAACAAATTCCATTGTGAATAAATTTGCTATAGTCACCATTTTAACTCTCTCTTATAGGTCCATCATCGTCACATACTAAACGTTCAATGTAATCCCCTTCATCATCCCTGCCCAATTTCCAAAAATCTTGTTTTGATAGTCTGACTAGTTGATCATCAGAAATAAATTCAAATCCGGACAATTGATTTAAATCAGCTATTCTTATCTTACCACCCGTCCTAAATTTCATGGTACTGGTAGCGATCCGGGATCGAGGATTGAAAAATTCATCGATCGAACTTGAAGAGAAACGAATATCTTCAATCTTTAGATCACTCATATCCTATCCTCAATTTGATATTTTTAACAACAAGCCTATGATTTTACGGCATGACTATCAAAGATATGTCAACATCTACCGGAGAATTTGAAGCGTTCCTTGAAATAATCCTCAATTTATCTGTATAAGTACCTGGCAACAACCCATTAGCACCCGATGTTACAACAGATAATGTAATTATTTCAGTTTGGGCTGGAGCTAACGGCCCGCCACTCACAGGAGTCAAAGTAAACCATGGTGAATTATTGACTTTGATTAGAGAAAACTCCAGTGAGGATAGTACCGGTCCAATGTTGGAAATAGTCAGTTGCTGGGACCCTCCAGGAACCCCTGTAGAAGCCATGAACGATAGAGTGATAGCGGAAGGGGAATAACCAATAATCGGCCTGGGTAATACCGTGACACTAATCGTAAAGGGCATATTGGTAGGCGGAACTCTATTGTCCTGAAGGTTTACTACCCCGGAATACGGAGAATCAGCGGATAATAGGGTTGCAGAAAGCAGAGAGATATCAAAGGTGGCTCTTTCATTCTTACCTATATCTTGGTACGATGATGGGGATACGCCGAGCCACGCGGCCCCAGGAGTGGCCACAACAGCCATGAAGGAGCCAAATGCCCCACCATTATATACAGATGCCTCCCCGATTTCTGAATTGGGATCCCCCTCAGTTATTACAATAGAGAAAGAAGTAGACCCCCGGGCCAATATCATATGAGGAGCGAATTGGGCCTGAACATCCACTATGCTAGCTGCCATCGCCGCCACTATATCCCCAGGCAACGGGATAGCAGCAACAGTCAGAGGACCATATGGAGTCATCACGTCGATGACCTCATACAGCTGTCCGGCAACCCTCAGATTGTTAGCCCGAACCTTCCAGGACCAAGTACCTCCTACAGAAGATTGACTAAATTCTATACTGGTTCCGGATATTACTGTAGCCATAGCTACAGATGACTAAGTATTAAAGAGGCAAAATCATTTGGCAATAAATCGTCCAGTGTTTCACACTAGAAACATCCTGCAAAAACTTCAACTTTCTTGGACAGAATATACCGTGCAATCCTCAGAAGAATGTATGTAATCGTCCTCATTCCATTGCATTCCACATTCTTTACAATGATATTTGAATACGGGCTCATGCGAGAATGCCTTTCGAGCAATTCCTGTGTAGTCAAGTTTTCTTATCGGAGCGACCATGGCCTCAGCAAGTTTAATTCTGCTCGCTGAGTTTAAATACTCAGATATTAATTTTCCTTTTAATTTATCATCAATTTCGATACCGTTAAACTTCATATGTCCATTACAAAGTATACGCTACATTCTTCTGTAGAATGTTTATATCCTTTATCGTTCCATCCCATACCGCATTCTTCGCAAATATACCTATACGGGTAATCCACGCGAGGACCACGGATAGGTTGAACCATAGCTTGAGCCAATTTCATTCTACCTTCTTTAGTCTTCAACGCATTCCTTATTAATTCAACCTTCTCCTCGTTAGTCATGTCATCATTACCCAATCAACCTTATGTAGATCACAATCTAATTTGGTGTGCACTAAGTGAGAGTCCCAGTTTGTGTACCCACAATCTGTACAATGGAAACCTATTTTAATGGGTTTCGCAGCAAATAAATCATCAGGTAACAACCAACCTTCCACTGGTAAACAATAACCAACAGGAATATATTTGGAAAAGAGGATGCTGATACCGAAAAGGGTCCCGAGCAACCCTATTTGAGTTAACTCTGCATGAGTGTTTATATCAAATGCGTCATGTATCATGCATATTTGTATTGCATAGGCATCGGCCGGATTGAAATAAATAGCAATGGGCCCCCATTTACCACCATCAGACCTGCGTGAGAAATGTGAGTATTTCTCACGCATTTTAATTATAAATTCAGTAATATTTTTGCGAGTTGCTCCGCTCATAAATTCATTCTGACATTACTGTATTAACAGTAATGTCATTAACTATTTGGAAGATTTCTTCTGGAGAAATGCCGAGTTTCATAATAACTCTTATCGTTTGATAAGCATATTTTAATACATGGGATCGCAAAAGAATTGAAACAGGAAAATGTTTAATTTTGTCCGGAGTCATATCAACTCTGACTTCTCCGGTTGATCTTCTAGTTACAAAACCATTGTGACTCGATATCATATTGTCGATATCATTAAGAATGATATCGTCGATATCATTAAGAATGATATGGCGTTGTTCAACGCCAGGGATATGATCGAATATTTTGATCCATTTCCCTGGATAACGCAAGGCCTGGTTTAAGAAGACCACGGCCATTAAATGAGATCTACCGGCTCCCCTATAGTTGTCGATATTTAATAACCATTCAACTGATGGTAAATGTGTTAATTGACAATCGCTTAATTTGGATACCTCATTAAAATATAAAGTCAGAGCATCCACCCTAGATTTTACATTCAATCAATAGGCAGTATCTGTGCATCTCCTCTAACTCAGATATTATCTTTTGTTTAAATTCTTCACCATTTGTTTTGATAAATAAGATGGATCGCCCCATAATTTTTTAGTCCTCTTAGAAGCTTCTAAACATTTACCAGCATCTTGCCAAGCTCTCTTTGAAGCATTGGTAACAGCGGTGCGGAATGTGGGATCTAGCCACTGTTGCTTTGAAATGTTTGAACGATTTTTCCTGCGGTCTTCCGACCATGCTTCAATAACACCGTTCCGATGAATTCTTTGGTACTCTGGCTCTTGATGTTTAGCCTTCATACCACACGAGATACATCTATAAAACCCAACTCTCCTAATTGTTCTGACGACGGAAGCTACCTTTAAAGATTGCTCCATCCCGCAAGCACAAATAACTGTTATAACTGAAGAACCGATTAATTTACCTTCAATTTTTGACTTAACGATAGACGCAGGGATGCCAAATTGATCAATATTATCCATCGTATAAAATACAATTGATAAACATTTTAATACTAATCTATAGGAAGGATTTGTGCATCACCGCGGTCCTGAAATTGAGGTAACGAAACTTCGTGGAGAATATTGAAGTGTTTGTCACTTATGGTAAAATACACTGTCCAATATTTTGCATATTTAGAGTTTTCTATGACTCTTTCTATTTCATCTTTCACAGCCTCCGGAGTCCACCACATGGGATCCCCATCCCCATTTCCCTTCCGTTTACATTCCATCTGTAGAGATATTTCCTTTTCCCTAGCCTCATCAGCAATTAACTCTCGTATTCGATTTAACGCTCTAAAAAAACGATGACGTACTCTGCCCTGGGTCAGTTTCATCTGTTTGGCAATTTCCGATTGACATGTAGTCTCATACATTCGCCACAAAATTTCAAGATCTTGAACAGAAAATTTAGGACCCAATTCCAATTCAAAGGCATCTCTCTCGAGTTCGGGGATAGTGCGTAAAAACTGAATTCTACGTATCCCTCTATGTAATCGATAAGAAACAGCAGCTTGAGTTATGCCAAATATCTTGGCAATTTGTTCCTGTTTCATTTTATCTCTATGATATAAAATAATTAAATCAGATTCTCTCCTAGGTATCCTAGGAAGAAATTGTTCTATGGCGCCAAAATTTAATTTTTCCCCATTAGGTCCGATGTCTTCTTCGGACGGGGATAACCCCTGCTCTATAAGTTCATCAATTTCGTAATCAAAATCGGATTCATAACTGTCGGGGTCTAATGAACCGAGCTCATACCCAAGACGATTACCATTACTAAATCTAGAAGACAGGTCATACGGATCAGATAAAATTACGTGCGACATTTCCCCAGCCAAAGCGGAATTCTATTTCCGCGTAATATCTATATAGGTATCATGAACCGACATCTAGTTTGAATATAGTATATGGCCAGAGACTAATGTCTCCTCTAATACTTTACTAATGAAATTATATATCCTTTAACCATGAATAGTCAGGATCAGTATGAATAGCATCAGAGGTCCTAATTTTAGGGCCCATCAATGATTGAAAAGCAAATGTGGGGAATGTATGTAATCCTAAGCCACTCTTAATAATGATGTCGGCCTGCTTATGGTCTGACTTAGCCGGTGTTCTAATCGACTCAATATTTATATTATCTATTAGCTTTATCAATTTAAGATTGAGTTTGATTTTATCCCTTAATGCCAAAATTTTCTCTTTTTCGGCCTTGGAAGCTCCAGGAATGCCCGATTCTATCATGCAGTCTATTGAATCAAAATTGCATAATCCAGCAGCGACTTTTTTCCGTAAGTATGGGACTCCCAATATTTTATCAGAAGCATCCCCAGTCAAACTCTTGAACAATTCAATTTTGTTTAGAGGAACTCTGACTTTATATTTCTTCAATAAATGTTCTTCAGCACGTTCATGATCAAAAAATCTATTGCCCTGAATTCCTGGTCTATAAATAACGGTAGTCGGATATTGAACTAATAATGGATAAAAGTCAGTATCTGATGATATTATTATGTTCAAATCTTTCGGATGAGCTTTAATATAACTGGCGATTAAGTCATCGGCTTCCTCCTCAATATGGTGGAATATATCAATACCGAGTAAAGTCAAAACATGAGCTATAACCTGACACGAATCGGACGCCTCATGCCCATCAGATAACTTGAATACCTCTTCAGCATTTAGTCTATCGGACAAAGACATCTTAACCGGCCCAAGACTAACGGTCTTATCCGGTTTTTTGATCTTATATTCTGGATACAAAGCCCTTCGTCTGGTAGGCACACCATCGATGAAAAATGCCATAGATTGGATATTATCCATCGATAATATCCAATCAGACAGCATAGTCAATGAACTATGAATTAGACCAACGGACCGATTATTGTACACAATATCATCACATACGGCATTGGCACGATGTAATAAATTGTTCCCATCTATCAAGATATTTTTATTCATACTTTATTAAATAGGTAGTAGGAAAATCCATAAGTAGCGGTTTGGACGCTAAATCAGCCGTGATTTGCACACTCTTTTTGTCTTCAAAAATGAAAGTAATCCGCCCTATTAAGTTCTTATAATTTCCTTCAATAACCTTGATCTTATCTCCGATTTTGAAATTAACTTGTTTAAGATCATTCATACCCTTACGCAATGGCTGCAATTGAAAATCTTCTAATAATGAATATCTCGGATTTTTCACTCCACCAGTACATAAAACGGAACTAAAATACATAGTCTCTTGCAATCTCAGATATGAAACATTTTCTTCATATTTAATGAAGACATATCCATCCATGAAAAACATAGTTTGAGAATCGTCACGTACGGTCTGTGAAATAGCTGGCACGAATACATCAAGTTTCCTCCTTAAAATCTGATGGACAGATTTAACAATGAGAGGTATTTTCTTTTCTCGTTCTCCAGCAGGAGTAAGTTGGACTATTACCCATTTAGGCGGAGGGACTTTTACCTTTAACCCTGCCGATGAACTTTTCAATGAATTGTTTTTCCGTAAGAGGGACATGATCTTTGTTCAACTTTACGGAAACAACATCGGTATTCGTTTCAATTTCTGTCATGAGAGCCTGTTTTCCTACAATTTTCGAATCTAAAGACGTTAAATTCTCATCAGATGAAAATTTAATACCATCAAATTCGATAGTTTTTACCGAATGCTTAGGCTCAGATGTTGGTGCAAATTCAGCTTGTAACTTTGGTTGAATTTCCGATTGAGTTTCAGACACAAGAGTTTCAGACATAGATTGATGTTCTCTAATCGGTTCAAATACTCTAGGTTGTGGTATGAATACGCTAATATCATTTCTAAATGATCGTTTCAATAAAACAGCCTCAATGTCAGAGATTACTGGCCTGTCTATTTTGCCTAGATCTTGTGCTACTTCAATAAGATCACAGGGTAAATCGTCTCTAATCTCAATCGGATACGCATACCCAATCTTCATCTTTTGCCGCATGATGGACGAAATCGCTAATACTATGTTATGCCGAATCCATGTCGGAGTTTCATTGGCTGCCAGTTTATCGAGCATTTCAAATGCAACAGCCGGCTTGGAGTCTATATTTCGCAATATTTGAAGTATCAAATCATAATTATCAAAACCAAAAAGGGTGCGTACAGAATTGCATGTGATTGTTCCTAAATTAGAGAGAGACTCAATACTGATGATACAAGATCGAGGGCAACCACGATGAATTTTAATTATTTGATATATAGCATCTTCTTCAACTTTGATTCTTTCTGAACGACATATATCCCTAATCCTATAACAAAGATCATCTTTAGATGGGTATTGAATTGAATATTCTTCAACTCGAGATCGTATAGGCTCTCTGATCTTATGTGGTTCAGTAGTACATAATATGACAAATAGTGTACGATCCTCAATCGCTTTCAAAAGTGCATCTTGCGCAGACGCAGAAAGCCTCTGAGCTTCATCTATAATATAAATATTTGAACCTGGTAATGATTCATATTCAGATTCCTTAACCATAGACCGAATTTTGTCTACGGTTCCTTGTGAGGCTGCATCTAATTCTTCAATATTCTGATTGGTCTCATTCAAAGCAGAAATACACGATGGGCATTCTCCACAGGGTTCCCCGTCTTTAAGATCGATACAAACAAGTGCCCGCGCCACCAATCTGGCCAAAGTTGTCTTACCACACCCTTTGGGTCCCCCAAAGAGCATGGATTGTTCACTTAGAGTATGATTACGACTCCGTGTGAGTAAAAGCTTTCTGACTACATCATTACCTAAGACTTGATCGAATTTCCTGGGCCGATACTTTAGGTCTAATCGTAACATGAACATTAAAATTACATTCACACTGTTTTATATAACACAAATTTTATCTTCTCTTTGCCCAAAACTTTAGTATACCCGAATTCCTCAGCGTATTCGCGTTCTTTCTTCCCCATTTTCACTGCATGTGTATATAGTGTCTTTTTATGCATCATCCACCCATTCTTATCAATATAATAGTAATCAGGAGCAATGGTACATATTTGTTTCCAATTACTCGATCTGTATATAGATCCAGTATGTCCATACGTCAAATCAGCAAATGACACCAGAGTTGATATTTTATTGAATGATTCAAATACCATGTCCGAACATCTAGATACAAACCAAGAAGCAAAATTCTTCTTGTGTCTTCTAGGATGTATACAGAATCTATCTAATTCTAAAACTTCAGAAAATTTTTTCGATATTGATGTAGCTACTTCTTTTCTAACTGGTGTTGAAAATTTACAAATAGCTAATAACTCATCACACGCATACGCACCAAATATGATCTTGGCAGCTCTACCATATTGTGCATAGTGAAATGAATTTAAAAACTCACGAGATTTATTAATATTTGTTATTTTAATTTTAATATCGTTGAAGTTAAAATCTACAAGTTTCTCTTCACCACGACCGTATAATTCATTCATTATCTTTTGTTTAACAATAAATGGGTTTAGGAAATCACGTTCGTGTAAATATATAATTCTAGACGATGGACACGATTTTTCCAGGTAAGAAAACTTGGCAGCGTCATTCCTCTTAGCATTTGGAAGAGAATGCCAGTATTCCCCTTGACATTCTATATATACATCAAATGATGGTATATAGAAATCAAACACATATGGACCGATATTCCTTTGTTCAACGCTGTTAACATTCATAATATCAAGTAATTTTTTGGTTATAATTTCTATACTAGAACGTTTACCAGATAATAAAAACTGAGAACGCACTTTAGCAAACTGATCACGAAATTCATTATTCTGCCATTGTCTTCTGGCTGATTCAACTTTCTTCAATTTATATTCTGGATTTGCCCACAACCGTTTTATGGCTTCACTTTGCGTTTGTCTATACTCTGGATCATTCCACAATAAATAAGTAATACTTCGTTTATGATCCCTGCTGTTATCTCCTTTGAGTATTCCTCTAAGATGATCACCGAATTCAGATCTCCATCTATTAATCATTATATTGCTCTGTTTAGACCTTCTTTCCTCATCCCACGATAATTTACTCAACTTCTTCATCTTAGATGAGTATTGAGGATCATCCCATAATTGTTGCATAGCTAATGAATATTTACTCGAATAATCCTTCTCTTTATGCATCCTCAGGGCCGTATTTATGATTTTTTCTTTATATCTATCATTCTCCCATAACTGTCTGGATGCAATACTCTGTGTATTTCTACGTTCTTCATCCCATACTCTTTTCTCACTATTTATGATATTTGCTCTATACTTATCATCCTCCCACAACTTTTTCATGTTACGAGATCTGTTTGATATGATTTCCTCTGATGCAGATCGACATTTACTACACAGACAATCTCCGAATTTTTTGACCGCCAATTTGACACAACGAACACTTGTTTCTCGCTGTGTAGTACAAATCCGGCAAGTCAAGAGTACTCTTGACTTGCCGGATTTGATCTCCCCAAATTTCTTTATGGTGTCGTTTAGATCTATATGTTGGAATACATCATCCATATTTATCATTAGACATTAAACATTTATGCATATCAATCAGTGAGTCATTCCATTGTCCATTGCGCTCTGCTACTTCAGGAAATTCCTGTAGCGATGGAGCTTGAACACGCCATTTCATCTCCCCATCTTCTTCCTTCTCTTCTCCAATACATCGTGTTAGAAGATGATCAACAATGGCAGTTCGCTGTGTTTCATTATAATCATTCCATACTTCTAAAGCGATCTCCACCACAAAATCATATCCAGTAAGAAACGCATATTTACCAGACATTTTATATACATTGCCAGGTATAAGAATCCCAGCTCGCTTAGCCGCTCTATTCCTACAAATATATCTGATTTTGGCATCAGCAAGATGACTGTGGAATTTTGGTATTAACTTTAAAGCACGCTGTTCAGCGGCTTCAAAATCATCAAACAAGAGCGGAATCGGTTTAACTTTGTTCGGTTTCTCAGGGGCACCGTCACTCATATACCCTCCTACAGAAATGTCAAAACCTGTTTGTTGAAATAATTGACGAATGTCGTATCTCCGACTCCACGCCAATATTCGTTGAGATCTTTAGTTTCTTTTCCGTTCAGAATGACTTTAGGGTATTTGATATCATGTAAATTAATATGAGGCAGTTCACCAAATTTTTCTCGCAATGCTGCCACGCCCTTTCTTCCTCCAAGATCCAAATCCAGGCATGAATTTACATTCTGGACAAATCTAGAGATAAATTTTAGTTGATTAGCTCCAATGGAACTAGTAGTTAATGCCAATACATTACGCGAAACTAGACGTTCAAAGGTGAGCTGATCAAAAGCCCCCTCCACCAAGAACACCTCTTTTCTGGCCCATATGATATCGATATTCGGTCCCAATCCGAAGAAATAACCATATGGATAACGTCTAATTATGAATGTGTCATATCCTTTCGCGACCATTGATCTAATCTGAAAACCGATACATCCACCAGTATAATCAGTTAATGGTAGTACAATACATCCGCGAATTCGTCTTCCAATAAAGCGCTCACGTGTTTCATTGTCCCAAATAGACGACCATGTATTATATCTACAGCTGTCGCACCATAAATGTTTCTTTTCTCTGTTATTACAAATATCTGATTTATGTCCGGGATCTTTAGATGCGTCCGCACAATAATCATCAGGTATATAACCTATTCTATGTCTAATCCACTGTTCTTCAGATACGCATCTGCCAGTTAAATATGACTTAGCATCATCATTTTCTAAGAGAGCTGTAGACGCCCAATCTAAAAGATGATCAACAAAAGACATCTGACCCCGCATCTGGACAAAATGCCAGACCGGATCTTACATTGTGTAATAAAATCCCGGTTCCTCCTCCGAGAAACTGGGTATACATGCCAACCATGTCTGGTCTGGAACAAAAAGTTGGGACAGAAATTTTTGCCGGAATTATATGGCAGTATTCATCATATTTTCTATTATCAATATTTAATTTGGATTTAAAGAACTTTTTAATTTTATTCTGATCCCAAGAATCAGGGATTAGGCATGCATGGGGTTGGGTTTTTACCATCCCACTTCGATCACCAATATAATCCGCTGCTAATTTAGCAGCATTTGGTCCCATGAACATGTTATCCCATTTTTCAGATTGAGATAACATGATAGCTGCGTTAAACATCTCGGTAATAACATCATCCAACCGGTCAGAGTCATATTCAAATACCCCAACTCTAATTCGATTTTCACGAGTTAATTTCCTAGAGACTAAAAAACCGCCTCTGCTATTGCTGATGATGGCTGGTACGAATCCCGGATTAGCTGGGACCTCAATCATATATGGAGAGGCCGATAAACCACGCTTCGGTCTGTGTAAATCATGTTCTAGAATCTTTAATAGAATCATCAGTCCACAATTCCTTAGGAAGATCAGATTCCGGTAATTGACATACAGAGGGTTCGGCTTTCATTCGTCTCTTACGCATTTTATCTATTAGTTTATGCATGAACGAGGAAATGAACAAAATTATTTTATAAAACCACGATATTTTATATTTATATATCCTATCATTAACCACCCATTGAAGAGCCGCTATATCTGCATATTTGTCATATACATATTCATCATCTTCCATTAATTTATTAAACTGATCTTCTGCTTCTTCTGCTGAAATCTTTGGAAAGAACCATTTACAAGTTTCTGCTATTTGATTACGGTCGCATATAATACCAGGCCATGTCTTGGGATTTTGAGCCCCATACATACAATAGTATGCATCTTTCTCTTCCTGGATGAAAACGACCGTCGAAACTTGACGTGGCGCGAGTTCAATTTCTACAGTATTTCGTGTTTGATTAAATGGTTTTTGTGAATAATTATAAGTACAATTTACATGCGTTCTTTTCTGAGTGCTATCGATATGCTTCTTGGCATACCTAAAACGTAGTTTTTTAAGTCTCCTCTGAATCTCAGATTGTGATTTCACGCTTCACCATACGTGTTATTGATTCACGACATCGTAGCATACAACTTCTGCAGGAGTAAGAGACACACGCTTATTCAATTTCAAACTGGAATCTTTGTGTCCTTCATATGAAACATGTGCATAGTTAACAAATTCATCATTATGGGTAACCATAAGAATGTTGATTCCGGTTTCTTCTGATAATCGTCGCATGAAATCTCCGGCCATCGGTACATAATAATTAGCCAAAGATGCTAATGACTCATCCAATAACAATAAATTCCCCATTTGCATGCGAGTCATAATAGCTAATCTTAATATGAATGATATAAATGCAACTGCCCCACCACCAAATGAATCGAGTGGATCACCTTCAATTCCATCGTTATCAATGGAAAATCGCATTGATAATCGATTATATTTTAATTCTTGATTGATTTTAAAAATCAAATTTTGATCATGGATCACACTCTGAAGTCCACTTGTTATTAATTCAGATATTGAATTAACATTATTTTCTAATAGATCTTCTAGCCATGTTTTAAAAATTTCAGAACTCTTCTGATTCAATTCCGCAGTATAATGATTTTGATCTATCAAAATTTTCTCAGATTGAATTTGACTTCTGATCAAATCCCTATACATCAATAGCCGTTCCGCTTGTCGTTTGAAATTATCGAATTTCTCATACAAAGTCATTGATGAACCCTCATGCTTTGCAAATAGTGTAATGACTTGACAGCGGCCCCCTCTCCTTGAGACACTTCAAGAATAGTAGGTGTTTTTTGATGATGGAACCTTAACACCACTATTTTTTCTATAAATCCAATCATATTGACCAAAACATTGATTGGAAAATCCGCCTTTATCTCATCTCCTTTTACAAATTTAACCGGAAAATTTGATATTTCATCTTGTCCGAAGAACAATTTCATTTGTCCATCCTGAGCATGGATCCCCAGTCGTTGAGTTCCCTCGATCACTAGGGATGCCCATGATAAATTCTTAGCGAATTGTTCTCTGTCAATAAATACTTCGGTTTGAAAATCTGCCGAGTCCAGGATGGTTAGAGCAGGTTTCGGGGTTGTAATCCTACCGAGGATAAGTGTAGACCCCGTCTCAGGATCAGCCACACATAATTTTTGCTCATTACAAGACAAATCGATCGTTGAACCTAGACATTTTGCACAAAATGCGCGAATTATTGGAATATCAGAACTAATAATAGATAAATCAAGTTGCATTCCATCTAAAAATGCAATAGACCCATAATATCTAGCATTGGAAACCGCACAATTTTGGTCCGAATAGAAATGAATTTGATTTATGCGCATATCCTCTTCTGTCTTGGTCTCTTTTATCAGAGCGGAACAAGATATTTGGCGCAATAGGTTATCAAATAAATTTTTGTCGATAGATGATTTAGTTGCATCACCCAGACCGACACTTGGGTCTGGCATCTTTATTCTAACTATCTTCTTGGGAATTGAGGCCCGTCTGATTTGATCTCCCCCCTGCATTTTTACGGATAAAGTCTTATCGTTCACGCCAATCGATACTGAATCTAATTCAGTATCGAATAAAGCAATTCTATCTAAACTAACATACGTTTCATTCAATTCAAAATCAGCGGGAGACGATTCAGCCGGGATTACTACTTTAATATATTTTCGTTTATCTGCAGATGATATGACCATTGATGAATTATCAAATTTGATGTTGAAGTCTCCTATCTCCGGTTTTATGATCCTTGCCAGAGATAACCCATCCTTTAATTTTTTCGGATCAAAGATAAATTCGGCCATGACTCTTCAACTCTCAAGATACTTCTTTTAGCATCGGCTGGACGATTTTTTCTGCTGCTTCAAGGTCTGCTTGGAAGGTGTCGAGTTTCACTGTCAAAACTTGTTTTAGTCGTCTTATTTCTTCCTTCAAGTTGCTTGGATCAAATCCAGCATCTTCAGCTAGTTTCATCAAGTTTTTGAGTTCTCTCTTCCTGGAATTTAACTCTGCTTCAACCTGCATTTTATTTTGTTGCAATGCTTCTCTTCGCTGGTTTAGTGCTTTAAATCTATTCTCTAATTCTTCTACCGATACTTCACGTTCTTCCATGAGATCTCCTAAATAGTCTCAACGTCTAGCACAGAATTTTGAACTCTCCCAGTTTTAATCAATTTTTGTGCTGCAATATAAGATGTGCCCTCCTCACATTGTTGAACATACCCACATAAATTACAATAACTAGTAGGTTGAGAATCAAATTCTCCTTTGATGATTTGCTTAACTATATTGACTGTCTGTCTCAAATTAACACGAATGGAATCGTCATTATATGAAATCCATTGAATAGGATCTTCAGGAAATTTCCAGAATATAAATCCTAATCTTGAAGGGGCAATATGGTATTTCAAAAAGAATTGAGCTGCATACCAAATTAACTGATCAGGATCTACATATTTATCCCTCCATTGAGATCCCTTTCCATCTAATATCCATATTCTACCAGCATCGATATGTATAAAATCGGCTCTCCCGCCAATTTTGATTTCTAAATCATCGAATCGATATAGTGTATCTAATTTTACTTCAGATCTACTATTTGGTGATAATAATTTATTGTCCTTAATAGTTTTTACTCCATAAGTTACGAAGTATTTTAATTCCGCCAATAACTTTTCTTTAAATTCGTTATCTATTCGAATTTTATCTTTATCAAGAATCTTTTCAAGAGCAATATCTATTGAATTTAAACTGGCCTGAATGGCGTCAGGCTCAGCCCAAAATCGACGTTCATAAAACCATTCAAATACCTTGCCTATTACTGATCCAAACAGAGCAGATCGACGATCAGAGATTTCTGGTTTACTGTCTATGTAGATAAGTTTATATCGTTTTGGACAGGTTAAATATGTTTTTCGTCCAGAATAACTAAGATATGAATTATTCATCACCTTCTGCCCCGGTTTCAGCTAGTTCTAATGTATTTAGAACTAGATTTTTAAGATCATCCGGGTAATCAGAATTCTGGAATTTTTTCACTTTTTCAGATAAACCGCCATCTTGAGAAAGAGCTAAATCTGAATAGAGCTTAGATATAAATTCGTTTAAATCCTTCCTTTCCTTCTCGAGCTGCTTCTTTCTGTCGAAATCGAATATTTCTGAAGCATCTCGACATGGAATTTCACAGGATTCAACACTTATGCCTTGTGAATTACATGTAATTAAACCGACTTTAGGTTTACGCTCGACATTTTCAAAACTTAGAGCGCCACGCGATATGGCTCCCAAATTTACAAATTTAACGCCACAATGTTCAGTTATTCCTTGATCCTTATGATAATGGCCAAATATATAAACATCTGGACATCCCTGAAAAATCAGATCTCGATAGTCAAATATCCGTTCACAAAAGAAAGACTGAATTCGTTCTTCTGGAGCATAAGCCGCTAATGCATGTATTACTGCTATAGTATAGCAATCATCTTCTTTCTTCTGTATTAACTCACGAAGTCCATCATAATCGAGATCAACAGTATACCCAACTCCTATTACTCTAACCTTTAACGAATCAGCCAGAAACACTTCACTGGTTAATGAATAGAAAATCCCGGATTCAAGAATAACCCCAAGTGGTTGTTTCGGGACAGTCTCGAGATTATTATGACTCAAATCATGATTTCCGGGTATCGCATATGTCGGACATGGGTACTGCCTATGAATAGCTGATGCTTGAGCCAATGTGGACATCGTTGTCTTATTGGCTGCCTTTACATGGAAAAAATCGCCTCCCCTCAGCACCCCATCGGCTCTAAATTTACGAGCCGATTCGCCTTGCCATTCTAGTTTAGAAAGGATAGCGGAGCGATAGTCATCCTTCCGAAAACCTGGCGGAATATCGGCCAGATGTTCATCGGATGAAGTCAAAAAACGAATTTCGGACATCATGGAAAATATACAATTACCAAATACTTGACAATATGTAACTCATGTGTTACAATCATACCATGCCATTATTTAAACAGGGTGATAAATTCGGAATTTTTACTTAGTTTTAACTACTGGAGAACAAAAATGAAAAAGAGTTATGCATTCAACCTTCGTCTACCAACAAACCTTGGGCAGAGACTAGAAAAAATTCAAGAAAAATTAAGCACACAATCTTTTGGGACAGATATAAATAGATCCAGTGTAATCAGAATGTTATTAGAACGTTCACTGCCATTGATAGAAAAAGAACTGAATATTAACAGGAACTTATAAATCTGATTTCAGACATCAGTTCTCCGATTGATCTGTACATTCGCTAATACATTCGCTAATCAGATCTGATAGCGAAGAATTTCTAACAGTTTCTCTGATGTTGTTGACGGCAAATAGAAAAGCTCGGGAATCCCCAAAAATAAATGCCTTCTTCTTGGCTCTCGTTAGAGCGGTATAAATCAAATTGCGATATAACATATATCCATATTGCATAGTCATCGGCAACAAAACAAAATCAAATTCTTGTCCTTGCGTTCTATGCGCAGTGCATGCATATGCAACTTTCAGAACAGATCTCGCTTCTTCGATATTAAATGTGAAGATTTTATCTATATACCTCGGAGTTCCAGATTCATAATCAAACCAATTGAAAATACGAACTTCGACTTCATCATCTCTAATTGAAATTCGATGGACTTTCCCAACATCCCCGTTATAGATCATTCTATCGTAATCATTTTTGATGACCATAATACGGTCACCCTCATAGAGATCACAGGCTCCATGTTTAATCTTAGCTGCTTTATTTGCTGAATATTGAGTGTTTAGAACTTCTCGCAATTTACGATTTAAGTTATTAACTCCAAGATCCCCGTCATACTTCGGAGCGATAACTTGAAAATTGGATTGATTATTCCGCATGAGAGATGTGATCTTACACATCTCATCTATAACCTTATTTTTCTCAAAATTCAAGAATACGACTTCAGAATCTTTTTTGAAAGATATGTCAATATCCCGTCCAGAAAGAATAGCGTGAGCTATCTTAATAATGTCTGATTCTCCCTCCTGTCTGTATATCTGAGTTAGAGAAACATGAGGGATGATCGGATTTAGCATTAAATTATGTAGAACATAACCAGCTCCAACAGATGGTAACTGAGCCGGATCGCCAACAAAAATTAAAATTGTTTCATGAGAAAGAGATGAGATCAAATGATAAAGCGTATTTCCATCCACCATGGAATTCGATACTAATATATTATTAGAAAAATAATTATGATTATCTTTTACCTCTATATCATACACATATTTTGAATACTGATCATTAGGAGTATATGTTGATATAGATTGAACATAATAAGAGCCAGTATCATTATAAGGTAAAAACTCTGGTATTTTATATCCTACTTTTCCCTGGATTTTATAGGACATGGAGTCAATAATATAAGGACGGATAATATCGAAAAATTTAATGGATGACGCACAAGTTAATCGTATATAATAATGACCACGAGAGCCATTCCTATAAACAGAACCGTTCACTGCCCATTTATCTCGTAACCAGTCAACTATAATTCGACATTCTATTTTTGAAAACCCTTCAGTATGAAGGTACGCGCAAATAGATGGATTTTTAGATCTTTTAGTCTTAGTTTTTGACAACTGCCCATCATCCATATACCAAGCAGCCAAACCTATGGCATCTATTCGATCTAACCATGTTTTAGTTATGGTTTTTCTTCCATTCAAATATAGCAAATCTTTAATATCTTCTAGTCCATCGATTTTCAATGTTGTAGAAGTCCATAAAAATTTATTCTTATTGAAACCACCTCTACATTTACGAATGGAAGAATGAAAAAGATTAGCCTTAAATTTTAAATAATCTTCTTGTAACTGACCATGAACAAATCTAATATTACATGATTGTTTATTTTTTCCATATTTTGAGATTGAAGAATCACCCAATAAACTTCCCAATAAAAATGATTCCTGAAATGAATTAAGGAAACGACCATGAATGATAACGCGATCTTCTTTATTAATATCAGAAGCTCTCTTTAAAAGACCGCTATCCATGTATACTTTATGCTTACCTGTACATCTTAATATTCGAGTTCGATTATGTGATAATGTTTTGGATAACACGATTTTGTATAATTCATTCTTTCTTTCGTATTTAAACCAGTTAGTAACTACCTTTGGCTCTATTTTTTTTGTTTTTTTATTATAAGATAATACCTCAACTTGCTCCTTACTATTAACTATCGTTCCGATATATTTTTTACTACCATCAGCAAGATTTACAAACTGTTTGTATGGTAAACACATTTCATCGACAATTACAGCATCTACGTGGTATTTGTTACCTCGATTAAATTCCCATTCGCCCCCATATCCATACCCTAGAGCGCGATGGATGGTAAAAGCTGGGCGACCTGTCATTTGAGACAAACGTTTAGCCGCTATTCCAGTGGGTGATAATAAAATGTAATTAAGATTGTTCTCTTCAAATAAATGAACGAAAGCGGATATTAATAGCGTCTTACCAGTTCCAGGATATCCGGAAACTACGCAAATTCGTGATTTTTCTAATAAGAAAAAAGCATTTCGCTGTTCATCGGAGAGAATAAGATTCCTCGTCGATTCAAATTTCTGGAGGATCTCATTCAAATTACCAAGAGATTTTGAGCCGCATCTGATAATCTCAGCCATACATTCTGCAGATTCCGATTCGTATATCCAATTATCATATAAATATATCCTATCATTATGGACATGTATATGTCCGGCTTCCTTTAAAAAATTGATAGATGAATATAGATCAGATTGCGATACATATTCACCATGGACGAAAGGCTCGAGCTTATATCGAGCAAAAATTTTACTTGCGTGTTCAAGTATTTGATCGGAAGTACAATACATATGGCCTTCTGATCGTGCCAAATCATCAATAACGAATAATATCAACGCATGGACTCTTCGTATGTCATCAGCCTCAATACCGAGTTTGCAGGCAGCAGTATCAGCCGTCTGAAATCCAACGCCAGGACACCCGTATAAGTTATATGGATTCTCTTTTACTATTGAAATTGTGGTCCCACCGAATATAGTATACACAGATTTAATCTGGGCTGAGTTTAATCCGAGATCAGCTAAAAATAAAGCAGCCGTCCTGGTCTCATTAGACTTTTTCCACTCTTCAACTATGATTTTGGATTGAATTGAAGTTAGAAAATCTAATTTAGCTACTTCTTCAGGATGTTCATTAAGCATATTAACTAGGTCATCACCGAATGCGTTATAAAGTTTGGCCGCCGTGATTGGTCCAATAGATGGTATATTATTGGCTAAGTACGTGATAATTCCATTCCTGCCTTTTTCCGGAATTACTTCACATGTCTGAGCATGGAATTGTTGTCCGTATGTTGGGTGCTCCTCAAATTCACCACCGTTAAATTTAACTTTCAATCCAATGCTAAGATTGGCCCCGGGAAAAGTCCCTTTAATCACAATATTCTTATCAGCTACCTTGGTTTTTAATATGTAAAACCCAGTATGTACGTTCGAGAAGATGATACTATCTATTTTTCCTACTATTTCTTCCATCGATATATCAACTTACACTAAATCACACTGTAAGTAACTGCATTAATTGTTCTTCATTTATAATAGGAATATTGAGTTTCCTGGCCTTCTGCATTTTAGACGAATTAGTATTTGAATCATTGGTAACTAGATATGAAGTACTGGCTGAAACGGTTCCCTTAGCTGAGCCGCCAGCTTCCATCACCATTTTTTCTATAAATTTCCTGGGTTTGGATAACTCTCCAGTAATGCAAACCGATTTACCCTTGAAAGAGCTACCAATAGGTTTTGCGATATTTATTACCGTATTAAGATCAATAATTAGATCTCGCTTGTTGCTGATGCCATCAATAATTTGATTAGCTGTAATCTCTCCAATATTTGGAATATTTAATAAATCCGATAATTGCAACGATAGTATTTTATTTATACTATCGTGTCCAGCCTGAACAATATCAGTGGCAGTGGAAATCCCGAGATTTGTAATATTCAAAGCAGATAAGAAAACCTCCATGGGCATCGACTTATTCTTATGTAATATATCATAGCATTTAGTAGCCATTTTCATCCCAGAACTATAATCAGATAATTGTTCGACAGTTAGTCTATAGAGATCAGCAATACTATTAACTGCTGGATTATCTGGCTTGGTGAGCGAAGCTATTAGGGCGTCACCCCAATATAATAACCCAAGACGCTCTACCCAAGCGCTAATTGATCCAGATAATTTTGCCGGACAGGTTTTGGACCGACAATATAAAAAATCACCTTCAATGACTGTATGAGAAGAACAAACAGGACAAAATTCTGGTATCTGGAATGGATCCATGCACTAGTTTACACTAGCGCCATTATTCTTCTTTTTCTTTCTTCGGCTTCTTAGGTGGAGAGGTCTCTTCCTCTTCTTCTCCCTCGGGCGCCCATTCCTCCGGACCGCCCTCTCCTTCTATCACAACCGGGACCTTCTCTCCTTCCTCTTCCCCGCCTTCTCCGATAGGAGGTGCTTCCTCGAGAGGTTCTTCCTCAGGGGAAGGAGACATGGGCGGCTCCTCAGGAGACTGCGGATTAGGGGAAGGCTGCCTTCCTTGTCCCTGTCCTCCTTCGAATGTCATCGATTGTACCATCCGAAGGTCGCCTTTGCTAAACTCTCGTGAGAATTTAGACATTTGTTCGCCAAGGTCGAGAACCTTCTCAGATATTTCATTCAGATTTTCTAATTCTGATCCGCCAAAGTCCCCCTGTAACCGTGCTAGCTTAGCATAAAGCACGTGCAGATCCTTCAAAGCATCCGCGATATAGCTATGAACTCGTTGCCATTCTGCGTCCCTATCGACAAACGCAATCCTATTTGATAATTCTCGATTGACTACGGAAGCCGCTTTCGCCAATATAGACCTCGGCTTTAAAGATTGTTCAACGTCTGTGGCTACTTTATTCAAAATAGAATCAGACATGTTCCCTCATATCATACCAACTACCAAAAGGTTAACTGTCTTGAGTTATTTTCCAAACCCATCGTTTTTACCCAAATCCCATATCTTATTATATCCATGAGCCTCACGAATCTGAGTCTCTGTTAATCCAGAAATCTTTTCGACATTATTTTTCCGAAGAGCGGATTCGATAAGCTGGATCTGAAACTATCCTAATAAGTTCCCATTGAATGGGAATCAACATATTCTTTTATACAAAATACAGCAATACATTTTAGATTTTCGATCATTCCGAAAGAACCCATCGCCATGGGTGTAAGTTTCTATATGGATGATACCAGAATCAAGGAACTATCCGAAGAAATTAAAGCCGCCAGGTTAGCTTACTATAATCTAAATCCGATCCTAACCGACCAGGCCTATGATGCATTAATAGATGAGCTAAAGAAATTAGATCCAAATCATCCGGAGATATTAGCTATTGGGGCTCCGATCACCCAGCATACCATATGGGAAAAAGTTAAACATATTATTCCGATGGGGTCTCTAGATAAGGTCAAAACTTCAGATGAATTCAGAAAATGGGCGGAAGATGCCAAAGTTAAAAACTTCTTGATAACCCATAAGATTGATGGCTCGTCTCTCGAGGTCGTATATAGAGATGGAAAATTAGCGATGGCAGTGAGTCGAGGTGATGGGACCATAGGAGAAAATATTACTGCAAATGCCATCCAAATACCGAATCTACCCAAAACTATCGATATAAGAATAGCCGGAACTGACGCAAAAGAGGTAATCATCCGTGGAGAAGTTGTGATGCTGAAAGAGGTGTTCCAACGACTCTATGCCTCTGAGTATGCAAACCCAAGGAACACGGCTGCTGGAAAAATACGAGACAAGAAAAATAAAGGGTCCGATTGTGCGAATCTCACATTCATAGCATACACAATTATGTGCGATGGAATACCCAAAACTGAATTTTATCGTTTCATATTACTCAAGAATTTGGGGTTTGAAGTTCCAGTATGTCAGGCGGGAGATATTGACTCGATAATTCAATACCATGAATCAGTCAAGGCAAATCGTGATGCCGTTCCATACGAAATCGATGGCACCGTCATCCGGATAAATGATGTCGAAACCCAAGAAGCTCTGGGTGATCTCAATATGAGGCCAAGAGGCCAAATCGCATGGAAATTTGACCCCTACATGGGGGTATCAAAAATCGTGAACATTAAGTGGCAGGTAGGAGCCAGTAACAGTGGAAGGATCACTCCAGTAGCAGTTATCGAGCCAATCAATGTCGGTGGGGTAACAATTACCAATATATCTTTACACAATTTGGGAGTATTCAATGAATTAAAATTAAAGAAAGGGGATAAGGTACTCATTAGCAGACGTTCAGATGTGATCCCATACATCGAAGAGAATTTGGACTCAAAGTAACAAAGATATCATTCCATGTCTTCTTTTGACATCGGAATATGCTCCAATACGTCATTCATCCAGTCATCCATAATATTTTCATCCCAAAAGAATGGGACCTGAAATTTTTGGCCAGCACCAGATAAAGATACAACCCCACCATCATCATTCGTAAATTTCACGTCCAGCACCTTGATTGGATCTTTCGGGGCTTCAAAATAACTATGCCTTCTATCATCATCAATGAATCGTTGGAAAAGACTTATTTTATTAAAAATATCATCACCAAACCCTATATTCCCTCTTATGTCATCCAAATGTTTGGGATCATCTATGAAATCAGCAAAGGTTTCACCTATTGCACCATAGTCTAAGCAATGCTCACACGAAAGTCTATGCAATATTCGTTTGATGTCTCGTGCAACCAATGATTTATCTGGTTTGCGAGACTTTTCAATGCCAGATGCTATACGACGGAGATGATTTATAACCTGACTGGGCTTCATACCATTTTTATCTTAAAAAAAGAATTTATTGATTAAGCATTTTCTCGATATTCTCCAAAGTTTCAAATGACACCATAGTAAGTCGTATTTTCTTGCCCTCTAGAGTAGATAAAACTATTTGTGGATCAAAAGCAATCTCATCTTCATCTACTATAATAAACCTTCCCTCGTGACTCACAACTGTCCCTTCAACGATAGTTCCAATGTCCATCCCATGCTTGTATCTACCCCTATCATTATCGAATTTCATGTCACACACTTAGTGTTGATTTAAAATAATAATAATATACGAAACAAACACCATCCTACGAACAACCGCTGGATTGTCCGCAAGAGTCGCAAAGGTAACACGCTCCGTTCCTACGCATGATGGAACCACAAACGGCACATGGAGGAGCATCCATGGACATGCTCGGTGGTCTAACACTCTGAGACCATTCATGTGATGCATCTTCGACTGATTCTTCTGAATTCACGTTATCAGAAGACCTCTTATTGAGCCCAGTGATTTCTCCTCCAAAATACTTAATATCTAACAATTTGAATAAATAATCATATAGACTGTCAGCAAATCTGATCCTAGAATTCTTAGTAAACCCTGATGGGTCAAATTTAGTATGGGCAAAACTACGAATGAGTTTATCCAATGGTACTCCATATTGGAGAGCAATACTCAATAATTGAGTAAACCCGTCAATGAACCCGTTCATAGTGGACCCGCTCTTACCAAGCTTAAGGAAAACTTCGCCCAACGCCCCATCAGGATACTCATTCATAATGACGTATCCTTTGCATTCACCGATTTCGAATCTATGACGGGATCCGTTGCAGTCCTCAGGTAACGGTTTGCGCTGAGTTACGTAAACAGGAGCTATCTCCGTCTTGTTATTTATCTTATCTTGCTTGGTCTCGAGCGGCTGAGATTTCTTACAGCCATCTCGATAAAGAGCGAGACATTTGATTCCAAGTTTCCACCCCTCCATATAAAGATTCGCTATCTCTTCTGCTGTGATATTATTAGGGAGATTGATCGTCTTGCTTTGCGCGCAAGTGATCAAAGGCTGGATGGCGGCCATCATTTCCAAATGTGCCATTGGGGATAAATATCTCATGGAAGGACCAGTCGGCGCCGCACAATCAAATATTGGGAGATGATCCTGTTGCAGTCCGGGAGCCCCTTCAATATAGCCATTATCTTTAACATATTCGTATATCGATTCGACTGCATTGTGTGAATATCCAAGCCTGTTTAAAGCATCATGTATGGTGTGATTCACCAAGATTTCCTGTCCACCGCCAACCATTGATTTATATGATACTAGCGAATAAGCCGGCTCTATACCAGTGGTATCCATGCCCATCATAAAAGAAGTTGTCCCGAGAGGGGCCTGAAGGGTTGCTTGGGACACGCTGTACCCGAATTTATGTCCCAGTCTTATTACTTCACTCCAGACTTCAGCACTCCTGGAAACTACGTCATCTCCAAGTAAATCTTTATCTATGCCCCATCTATCGCATATATTCGCATTGGCTTCCTGATGCATTTTCATAATGCCGAGCATTTCTGATCGATTCTTCTCAAAATCGGGAAATGCACCACGTCTCGCCGCTAACTTAGACGAAACCAAATATGCATTACCAGTCATCAGACTAGCAAGACGAGCCGCAATTGAGCGGCCTTCATCAGAATCGTACCCATGTCCCAATCTCATCAATAGAGCCCCGAGGTTTCCATAATTCAATCCAATAGATCGAAGCTGATGAGTATTCTTAGTAATTGCCTCGGTTGGATATGATGCTTTGTCTACAATAATATCCTGAGATACTACGAAGACTCTGATTATGTGCTCGAAATGATCAATCCTCAATTCATCACGATCATTGAAGAATTTAGTTAGATTTATGCCACACAAATTGCAAGCTGAATCGTCGATATTTAAAAACTCTGCACATGGATTCGATGATCTAATTTTTCCACTATTAGGCACCGTATGCCAACGATTGATCGTATCAGTATATTGAATCCCGGGATCTCCACACATCCAGGCTGCCTGAGATATTTCCTTCCATAAGTCCTTGGCCTTATATTTATGGATAACTTCGTTCGTCAATCTTCCCTTTGTAAACCATTCTTCATCATTTATAACAGCCATCATGAACGAATCAGGTATACTAACTGAATGATTTGCATTCTGATACATCACATTCTTGTATGCAGAATTTGGATCATCGTATGCTGAACTATATCCTATATTAATTAAATCGTGTGCTCTTTTTTCTTCAACAGCTTTGCATTTAATAAATCCGGGTCTTCCATCCCTTGTTTCTAGAATATCAGGATGGTCCATATCCAGAACAACTATCTTCGCAGCGTTACGCGTAGCGCCGCCAGATTTCATGGCTCCAGCAAACTGATCTAAACCACGCATAAATGCAATTGGTCCAGAGGTATACGATCCAGCTGAGATCTTTTCATATGAGGATCTGAGATTCGAAAAATTAGCTCCGGAACCAGATCCACTCTTAAAGATATTGAGTTCAGTTGATTGGAATGCAATAATTTCATCTAACGAATCACCAACGCTAGAAATAAAGCACGCTGATGCTATATGTTTACGTCCTGGTACACCTAAATTAAACCAAACTGGAGAATTGAATGATCCAAATTGATGAAGCATAGCATAAATTAACTCATCTTCATATATTTCAGCATCAGAATTCGTATCAAAATATCCCTGCTCTTCTCCCCATTCACGTAAACAACTCGCCACCCTGGACAGCATTTGTTTAACTGAATCTTCTCGTATTTCATTAATAACTCTAAAATATTTCTCAACGACTATGTTTGTGGTTGTCTGATTCCACCATGATGGAACCTCAACATTCCTTTGTTCAAATTTAATCTCGCCTTTATCTGATATAATGCGAGCATCAACTCGCTTCCATTCAACAGTATTGAATGGATGCAGTCCTTCTACGGTGAAAAATCTATCCCAATGACCGATGTTTATCCCTTCGGACAAAGAACTCTCCGGTCGACGTATATTATTCATAATATTAACGATTGCTACGTCGTTTGACATTCTTTACTTCCTCCGATAAACGAACGATTTCTAATTCTAGTCCGAGATGAGCAGAATCATCTCCACGCTTGTGTGCGATATCTAAGGCGCATATGATATCTAAACTATGGAGTAAAGATTGTCTACTCCACAACCCGACACGCGGCAGTATCACATTCTTGTAAACAAATGGGTGCACGCCAACCCTCTCAATGATACTGTTGATCGGCGTCTTTTCGATTATTAACGCATCGATTCTTATATATTGCAATACATGACGCTGTAGGTATGCTATAATCCACCCGGTTTCGTCCGCTCTCTCCTGGAGCATATCGTAAAAAGCCAACGCCCGATCGGTATATCCCTCGCATATTGCGTCCACAATTCCCTTAGGAGACAACTCAGCAGAAAAGCAAATAAGAGCTTTTGCTATTTCCGGTCTGACACTATCCCCAGAGGAGGTGAGAATCGCCAGCTTACGAATCTCGGATGAGATTTTTCGTAGGCTCTTTCCATGGCTCACAAAAAGGGCACCAGCAACTGGACTTAGATCTATATTAAGAGATCTACCCTCATCGAGAATCCATTTTATTATTTGGTTATTAGATTCGAATGTCTTGAATTTTGGAAAATTATGTATTCTTCTAGCTCTATCATCCTTCAATGCTTTCTCTTTAGATACTAAAATTAATATATCAGAATTACCAAAAGGCAATTCCGGGATCTGATCAACGTTCCAAAGAATGAATACCCTGGACTCGCCAGAAAGTGGAATGCTTTGTATTTCATCTAAATACTGAGGTAAATTCGATTCACAATCGAATTGGATAATGCTTCTGATTAACGAACTGCATGCTTCATCAAAAGCTGCCCGCTCTTTGAGAAATTCTTCCTCCCCATTAATAATGATAAGAGTGGACAATGTTCTAAATAATACACTAAAATGCTAAACAAGCTCTCTGCCAATGAATTTCGGCATTAATTGACGGAATTCTTTTTAGATTTGAAACAAAAGATAATAAATTAATGGCAATATTGCGATCAAGCTTCTGCCCTAGAGAATCCCTAATAGCCATAGAACAAATACGTGAAACAATATCTATTTCGATACTAGATTTACTCGAAATTTTCTTAATAACATCAGGGATTGAAACAACCATTGGGTTTACAAGGCCGGTGACTATATTGATCATAAGTTTATATAATTCTTCATATGATTTATCACTGATTATTTCATGATATAAACCGGGACGACCATCACATACTTTAATTGCGAATTCATCAATTGATAGAGACTCCGCATTGATGAATTCTTCCATTTCAGATCTAGTCAGAGGATTCCACCCTATTCTACGTGTAATTCTGGAATGTAGTGGGCTCAGAAGCCAATGATCGTCATTACAAATGAGAAATATCTTCAAATGTTCAAACGGCTCTTCAAACAATTTCAGGTATGCATCCTGAGCCGGCTCGCTAAGACGATCAGCACCATTTATGACCAAGGCCTGGAATGGGCTGTATATGGACGAGATCGATAAAGAAGATGCAACGTATCGAGCTGCGTCTATTGTGTGATCAACTACGAATATATCAGAATCAGTAAATACAACAGCATGCAACTGCTCCATAATGAAACTATGTTTTCCAATATTCGATGGACCAACTATTGCGATGACTTCAGATATAGAATTATTCAGAGTTGTCTTTAGAATTTCCTGCTGCCGGGAGTTTCCGAATATTTTCATCCGTGACTCTTTTGATAAGACGCAATTCTATCTTCACTTCATAAATACACTTACACTCCTCACACATAAATTGATTGACCAACCCAATATTTACAAGCGGGCTAGAGCAATTAATGCAATAAAATGTCACTAAATCCCTTGGAATGTCCCACCAACCATCACAGTCCAACTATAACCGCATTTCTTACATTTATAGCTAACATAAGTGGGGGACCCAGTCGGCATTAAATAAGCAGTTTTACTATCACAATGTTGACTTGGCTGATCAGCTGACGACTGGGCGGTTCTTCCCGGATCTGAAGCAGCATTACGACGACATGCAATCAATACTTCTTTTAGTTCTTCTTGACTCATGTTGGAACTCCTCGACCTGCCCATTCCAACTGTACCAATGCAAGTATTTTATTTAGTGTCATTTTGTGTGTATCGGCCGGAAACATTGGAATATCAATTCTTCCAGCAATATTCCTACATTTAATAAAATCAGACTCGAGAATTATCCATTTGTCTCGTCTATTATTTGGGTCACGTAGTGTAACGACTCGATTTCCACCCAGTATTTTAGTCACTGAAATCTGCAGTTTATTTGTTTTTAGTTTATAAATTAGCATCGGAAACTGTTCGCTGGCATACTCTAATGTCGCTAGTCTTAATCTTCTCCCATTAACAAACCTATCGCCAGTAATAGAGTCCATGACTAAAGAAATGCAATCCTATTGGCCATGGCTACTAACTGAACAACTGACGCCTTCTTTTCTGATTTAAGAGTCTTCGGAAGGACGTCACTATGGAACATATCCCAGAGTGTGTTGACTTCCCTAGATGTTAAATTATACTCAACATATTGTTCTATTTTATCCAATAACTTTTTCCTGGTGTCTGTAACAAACCCAGACCATCTTTTACCGTATCTGTCTAATATGGCCTGCGCTCGCGGACTTTCTTTATTTGATGGATCATTTGCTATCTCTGTTAATTTTTCTTTTAAGGCTGTCGATTGCCCCATGTTTTCCTTAATATCTGATGCAAACGATCCGATACCATCATCAAATATTAACTCAAACATTGACTTTTCAGCAAGATCAAGCCCATCCTTTAAATCAGGTATGAATTCATCAATTACGTCTAAAAACTCTTTGATTGCTGTTTTATCATCTAGAGCTTGTCCCAGTGGAGACATCTGTGGGGTCGGCATTCTCTCTTCGCCTCTAGCACGAGGACCGCCCTCTGTGGGACGTTGTCCAAATGCCTCGTCTAGAGATTTTTCCTTAAGCTTTTGGGCTTCCATCATCACAGGTTCGCCCTTGGTATCGACAAGAGGTTTGCCCTCCGAATCAAGCTTTTGTACCATCTCTTTGGTAAATTTGGTCCTAGACCTACTAATTCCTCTACGACGTAGATTGTTATAAATGGCTCTCAAGGCGTCTTCCCATTTATCAAAGTCCTTCTTAAAATTCCATGGCTCGCCTTTAACAGCCTCTTTCGTTATTTCACCAGTCTCCTTATCTACAACTTCTCGTGGGGTATCGGTCCCGGTAGTGATATAAGTAAGAAATTCCTGTATCAAATCCATCGCATCTTCTGGACTTCGCTGCAATTCTCTTTTGGCTATATTGAACATCTTATGCCCGACTTGCGCCGGGTTTATATCAACGGTCTGATCCGGATATTGCTTTTTTAAAATATCAAGTACTGCCCTACCAAAATTGGCAACAGTATCGGCGTATTTCTGAATTGCAGCTATGAAGAGCCGTACTCGATTGGCTATACGAATAGTCTGAAGGTTAGTTATAATATCCATTACCAACTAAATCAGACTAAAAGACTATTGATTCATTTCATGCAGACATTGACGATTGATAGCTGCTGTGATTCTGCTTTCCGGGTAGGAAAAATAAATAGACATATCTCTAACTGACATCCCGGCATCATATAGAGTGGAGAATAGCTGAGTCCTGGCTACAACCGCCTGCCCCACAACAGACGACCCGAGTAGTTCACTATGTGAGCAATCGCACTTTCGACATACAGAATTGATGGTATTCTTAATTTTGTGTTCAGGAATGCTGGCCCCACGAAGTTTACGGAGAGCAAAATTGTGCAGCCTATGAACCCGTGGTACGCGTATGCCTGATTGTTCCGCATATTGTCGAACAGTCATCTCAAGGATATCTACGGATCGAATAACCTCTAACTCTTCTGGAGTGAGATTAGCCCCATTAAGTAACCTCTCAACGTCATTTTGGATATCGACAATATCAAATTGCATTCTAGCTTTAGGATCCAACACCACACACTGACGTGATCCGTCTTCCTCATCGGATTCCCATCCAACTAATTCAGATTCATCCTCTCCAGATGATACCCCATCATTTAGAATCATCTTCGCGAGATCGTCATTGCGAGTCAACGATTTGAAGTTATTTATAACTTCGTGTTGAATGATATAACTTGTATACTTCAACAGCCCGGCATCTATTCCAGGAGTGAGCGGGTATTTATTTCCGCATTTATCGCAACAAGCGACGGGCCCGTGAAATTCATCCAATTCTTTGACGATAATATGAGTTTCGGCATTCGCCCGACACTTTGGGCATTTCTTAGGACAAGGCTCCGCCTGACGCATAATATAAAGAGGAACAGTCGATACAATATTGTCTCTACGCCAATGACGTAAGAATGGTGTTAATTGCGCGTCATTCCATCGTAATTTTTTAACATCAGCCTCAACATCAGGATCATCCCATCTATGGGCCAAAGATAATTTCTTGGCCTTCAGAGATGCACGCCCCCTTTTACACTCTGGACATTTATCCCCGATGCATGCATGCTCTGTCAGTTCAGCTGGCTTCAATCTCCCCTGTCTATAGAGAGAGGCCAACGACTCATAGGACTTCAAAGGGTAACCTAATAATCTCAGCACATGATCGCTATCGATAGTGTGCTTTTGAATTGAATAATAATATCGTTCATAATCAAATTTGGCATAATTTAGCAGATCGATGACCCGCCATAACGAGTCCGGACTGGACCTCGGGAGGCTATCTTCGACTGGATATAAAGATCCGATATATATAATTGGGGCGCCGCCGAGAATACGCTCAGCCTGTGTTCTATCAACAAGCTCTTGATCGAGCCTATGTTTAGGGCTGAAAAACCATCGTCCAATAGAATCCTTTGCTAAGAAACGGAGGCGAGCCCTCTGTACCGTATCATCGATTCTATCCTTATTTCTCTTGAAACTCCTGGATACTTGTAAATGTATCCAAGGGTGCCATTGCACCAGGAAAGACTGATTACTCGGAATATCGACACGGCAATACTTCATCATGTCCCCATGCGGCAACCACTGTGCCGGCTTCGGAATTTGGTCCCAGAATACTGGAGACCGTCTGGCTCTACATCTTACACTCTAACACGGTCGATTTTCGCGTTCAAGATTTTGGATGAAGACCTATAACAATTTCGGTTTTAGCAAGCGGGCTCGAGTTTATTATCCCACCATGTAGGATATCCATGACTTCCCGATCAGTCAAGGGGGGTTTGTCGTTAGTCAACCAGTCCTGTGCCTTTTTAACTCTATATCGCGAAGGCGCCCAATTGACAAGACATTTACCAGCTCCATATACACTAAGCCGATCTTCGATCGGAATTTGTGTACACGAGAAAAAAGATTTCCGAATAAGATTCAACCCTATACGGAAACACTTCATACGGTCAGTAACCAATTCATTCCCACCCCACCCTTCATTGGGATCAGATGTCATTTTATAGGCATGCCCATTGAGTAATATGCGAGTTCTAGTATTACCATCTAGTCCGGGTCTGCCTAATAGCACCTGCATCATGCACCATGATTGGCCGTTATCCCCTCGAGCCAGCGGACCTATTCCTAAATCAACGTCTTTGCGAAATCCACTTTCAAAATAAGCCACAGATAGTATTAGAGCTAGTGTTCTGGCACGGCCATATTTGCCAGAAAATATAGGTGGCTCCTCGGGATCATATATTACAGAAATAAGTGCATTAGCAATCTCTTCATATCTTTGTTTGCCAACTTCAGGAGTCTCTCTGGCATCTTTAACCAGAGATCGTCCCGGGGGCAACCACGATACCATTCGGTTGACAACCCATTGATGTAGAGAAGTGACGCTAATAGTCTGCGCTTGAATCGCTTGAATGGGGTTAATCAATATTACTTCATTTTGGTTTTCCTCTTGTGCCTGGGTTGATCCTGTCAGTCCGATCAATCCTAACATCAAAATAACTAAGATCACCTTTTTGAACATAGCTTTACCTGTTCTTGTACATGATAGGACTCAATAATTTGATCACAAACCATGACAAGATTATAAAACGCGAATTAACTCGATGTACTGAGTAAGACCGGTTAGCGATGGCTTATCCGTTCTATATACCAGTTTGCAACGAGTCACTTCGTACGGTCCTTCAACTAATCGAGAATGACTTGTGCGCGGATCTTTTAACGTAAGGTAAAATTCCACTACCAATCCTTTCGTTAGTACTGGTAAATCCGGAGCCCTGTATTCATAATGAACTGGGAGGTCCAGAAAAACCAAAAACGTCCTGATGTTCCCACCTACGCTAGTCGATCCACCAAAAGTCACTCCCTCCTCACTTTCTATTTGTTATTCGTCTCCAATTTTAAATTTGATGATCCAATGTTCACTCTACTGTAACTGCTGTCTCTACTGCCGTTTCACGTGTTCAGACTTCAACATTCAATTTCTTCGAAATTGGAATAACATAGGATAGATCGAAATGAGAAAAAGAAAAAGAAAACAGTGTTTTCTTTTGAATGAAAGAGGCGACAACGTTCAGTTGGCTGCTTTCATCGAGCAATTTGCTCTGCGTTTTTCTCGAGATCTTCAGAGTGACTCCCTCCGTCAGTTGAATGAGGTAACCTATGTTTTCCTCACTGAGGTTCCCATGACATTGTATCGTCATGTAGTGCCTCACGGTCCGACCCTATGCGCATCACTCTACACTCACAAACAGTCTATTCGTTATGAATAAAGATCGATCAAATATTATTGATCAAATAGATAAATGTCTCAAGAGAATGTCCGGATCTAAGGATCGCCCTTATTTCAAACAATTTCTAGAAAGAATTATAATAAATAATATCGTTCCTGTTGAATTATTGGAAACGATCCCAAAATTAGTTACTTCGGCTGGTAAAACACGGTTTGATCAAATTTATGATGCTGCGCTATATTTAGTCTTCCCTAAATATAGAAGAGAAACACTAAACAAATTACTTGGGCCAGAGTTGAATAAAAATGATATTAAGATCTGGCGGATAATGCTGCCAGATAAATTCAAAATCAGTCATGTACTAATCAGGGCAGATTCTTGTCAACAAGCCTTTGCCCTTGGTTGTGACTATGCATGTCGGATGTCGTTAAGAATGTATGGAAGAATCCCGACTGATTTGACCATTCGAGTTCAATTTGTGAGTGAGAAAGCTGTTAGACGAATGCTTGATCTCAGATGGGCAAATCGAGTGCATAAAAGGAAACAATTGCAATTAGTCGGTAGAGAGTATTCATCAAAGGAGATAGTTGGGGCTCGTTTAGCCGCTATCGGCCATCCGATACAGTCCAACTATTCAATAGCTAAATATGCTGAAAACAAGGATCTCAAACGATTGTTATGTAAGAAAGGAATACTGCGCATATCATCAGTTGAAACAGAAATATTTAAAAAGTGATCTATTTATAGATATATAACCATGGTTTTTTGGGCATTACACGTAGCAATAACAGGTTTTTCCGATTTTGGTCCAATTTGATTTGAAGTATAACCAAATTGTTTTAATGTCTCAATCTCATCTATAGAGTTATGTCCTTTCTTTGAATATGAATTGAAAAATTCTATCGGATTTAACTGTTCGCTATTATTTTTCTTCCAATTTGATTTGATCTGATCACATTTTGTACACGCATGTGGAAAACCAGACCTAGATGGTTTTATCATTTGACATTTTCGTCTTGAAAATTCTTTTGAACAGAAATCACATCTAAGCACAATCAATTTGATGCTACATCGACTGATGTCTTCAATACGATAACCATAAATTTCATGTGTACGGTTTGATAACAACATAGGGAGTACTCCATGCAACAGGGAAAAATTAATTTTATCATCGACCAGGCACATGGGTCAAGTGGAAAAGGTAAACTATCACCATGGTTGGTTGATCATTTCAATTTTAAAAATGTCAGTTCAAGTAACTTCCCGAATGCTGGCCACTGTCTTAGATATACAGATGAATATAAATTCATGGCCAAAGTTATACCAACATCGGCTGCATTAAAGAAATTTCAAAATCGTGACATTGTATGCTGGTTAAGCCCAGGGTCTGGCTTCGATCCTGAAAGACTAATATTAGAATGGAATGAATCTGGCAGACCACAAATATTTATTCACGAAAGAGCCAGCATAGTAACAAAAGAACATAAATTAAGAGAACAGTCTGGTATTGATTCAACAAAGCATATTGCATCAACTATGCAAGGATCAGCCACTGCGCTAACAGACAAAATACTCAGAAAAGCCAATTGCGTTCTAGCTAAAAATGTTGATTGGAATAAATATGTGAATCAAAATGATTTATCAGAATTCATGAAGACAGTGAAAATTATGACTGGACAAGAATTTAGAAACAGAACACATGATGAATTAAATAAGATGAACGGATTCTGCCATGAAGTATCCCAAGGATACGCACTTTCAATTGATCATGGATCACATTATCCAATGTGCACGAGTAGAAACTGCACACTTCAAGCTGGAATGGATCAAATGGCAATTCCACCAAAAATGGTGGGTGATGTTTATTTGAATATCAGATCAATACCGATTCGCGTTGGCAACGTGATTGAAAACGGAGAACAAAAGGGATATTCAGGTGATTTTTATCCGGATAGTATTGAATTAACCTGGGAACAGGTGGCCAAAAATGCTAAGATGCCAGATGAAGAAGTTGAAAAATTAAAGAAATCTGAGCTAACATCAGTTACAAAACGTCAGCGCAGATGTGCAACTTTTTCATGGATAAACCTTAAAGATGCCGTTCGGGTCAATGGGGCTACTAGACTCTGCGTCAATTTCATCCAGTATATTAACTGGAATGACCGTGGGTTAAAAGGCGGAAGAGAAGCTTTTGAGAAGTTATCCAGAGAAAGTCGTGGTTTCATTTCTAAGATTGAAGAGGAAGTAAATGTTCCTGTGGTTCTGGTCGGAACCGGTGCTCTCCACGATGAGGTTATCTCTCTTTTATGAGACTATTTGATTAAAGTAGAATTCTAATTTGTTCTTGTGTTGGAGGTACTTCAAATGCTTCGTGTCACTTTCATTCTTTGTGCTCTCGCGCTCGTAGCCTGTACCGAGGAATCGACTTCGAATGTCGGCGGCTCCGGTGGAACCACTGTAGTTGGAGGATCCGGAGGATCCGGAGGTGCTACTGGCGGCAGTACGGCCGGCGGGATGGGCGGAGTTGGCGGAGTTGGCGGAGTCGTTGTTGGAGGGGCCGGTGGATCTGGCGGCGCCGTAGTAGGAGGGAATGGTGGTGAGTCTCCTACTGGGGGATCTGGCGGAGCAGCTGGCAACGGATAATATAAATCCGTTGACACCCGACAGGACTTTGGGAATAGGCCATATAACCTATTTCCTCTCCTTACGCGACGGCTGTCACAAAGCCCGTCCACTGTTCAGGGATATCAGTACCCTGAACTCTTAGCGGGCCTACTGGAAGGGCATCCGGACGGCGAGGAACGGTATGCAAGCGCATACCGGCTTCTTCCGGAGTCTTGTCTCCTTTACCCATATTACAGGCACGGCAAGCGCATACTACATTCTCCCACGTTGTCTCACCTCCGCGAGATTTCGGAAAAACGTGGTCAAAAGTTAAACGGGAAATTGGAAACTTCTCCAAGCAGTATTGGCAACGTCCGCCATCTCTGGTTACGACGTTAAGCTTGGAAAACTTGACCTTGGGCTTGATCACCTTAGTCTTACGATGGATACGGACCACCGCTGGAACCTTCATCGATATGGATGGAGAACGAACTTCCTCATCATAATCGATGATAGATTCAACCTTCTTCTGATACAGATCCACGATGGCATCACGCCAAGTGATGATCTGTATTGGCATATACCAACTTGTTAGCACCAAGGTCCTGCGTTCCATAGCTTAAGCCTCCTCCGCTCGTTGCTTCAGTCTCCACATGATTCTTCCCTCTGTCTAAGTACACTACAGTGTACTAGAGTTTTAGTGCAATTTACAAGATATGAAGCCGTCACAAACTGCAGGTAAACTACGTCAAATTGCTACTGCTATTGAGAACTCAAAGCGACCCGACCGTAATCTGGTTGCAGAAGATCTCAAGAAAATAATTGCAAGTTTAACAGAGCCGGATACTGCCGATAAGCCTGAGGCAGAAAATAAAGAATAATACGTGGTGCGGGCGATTGGACTCGGACCAACGACTTCCAGCTTGTCGAGCTGGCGTTCTACCAACTGAACTACGCCCGCGATAAATAGTAGGCTGGGACTTGAACCCACAAGCTAAGTAGTGGGCGCGGAGGGAATCGAACCCTCACATCCTTGCGGATCTCCGGGTTTGAGCCGGAGGCGGCTGCCTGTTACGCCACGCGCCCATAAGATAGTGGGATCGGAGGGACTCGAACCCTCACGCCGATGAACGGCACCAGACTCTGATTCTGGCTTGGCTACCAGTTACAACACGATCCCTTGAGTGTCTAGGGCGGGAGTCGAACCCGCAAGCCCTTTCGGGCGCTCGCACCTGAAACGAGAGCGGTTACCTGTTTCGCCACCTAGACAAAAGACTTTTCGAATTGGTACGGTATGGAAGACGCATAATGAAGGAGGAACTTCATGTCTTCCAAATATACTATTGAGTCGCTAGAACCAATAGTGAAGAATTCCATTAGCATGTACGGAGTCTTGCGATCTCTTGGTCTTAGATACGCAGGAGGAAATTGGAAACACATTGCCGATCGTATTAAGTATCTTGGAATAGACACGTCGCATTTCCGCGGGTTGGGATCCAATCATGGTATTAATCATGTTGGAGGGGTAAAACGAATTGAGTGGCGTGATGTATTGGTCTATAATAGGAAAAACGGTAGACGTGAAACTCAAAGAGTATTGCGTCGTGCTTTAATTGAGTCTGGTATCAGTGAGAGATGTGAAATATGTAATCTTGACCCGATATGGCATGATAAACCACTAAGCCTACAGATTGATCATAAAAATGGGGATTTTTTAGACAATAGACCGGGCAACCCCCGGTTTTTATGTCCGAATTGCCATACTCAAACAGAAAATTACGGATCTAAAAAATTCAAACTACACAAAATGTGTGCATCATGTGTACCAAGAACTAAAACCGTACGAACTTGTCTTAAATGTGGTAAACAAATTAACATTAAGTCAAAATACTGTGTTGAATGTGCACGAATCGAAATCCCGTCCGCTACCAAAATAACTTGGCCAAATGATGGAGAATTACAGTTATTAGTATGGCAGCGTCCGATGACAACTCTTGCAAAGGAATTTGGGGTTTCAGATAAAGCAATTCTAAACCGATGCAAAAAACATGGAATTAAAAACCCTCCAACTGGTTATTGGTCGAAAATCAAACACGGAATCATGCCTTAGTGCGGATGATAGGAATCGAACCTACACGGGATCTCTCCCACTTCCACCTCAAAGAAGCGCGTATTCCATTTCGCCACATCCGCATAAGCTTTTGTTCAGGTTAATTTAATATGCAAAATCAATTGCATAAAATTGCAATATTACTAACTACTCCTAAAGAGTATATTGTTATTCATCGGAGTATGGATGATGTATATACTATCGTAATCAGTACGGATCAGGTTAGACCAGCGTCTGGAGATTATGCTATCATAAATTTACCCAATGGTGATTCTGTCACCATTGCTAAAGATTTAGATACTATCAAGGCAAATGAAGATATGACAAACACGGATCTATTGGAAGCATTGCACGAATTTGGAATTATTACGATGGATGATAACGGTAATTATGTTGATAAGGACGGCAATCCTGTCGGTCAGGGTAAATCGTCCCCATAATATTTGAGATCCATCTGAATTCCTGATCTCATATCCACCCAAATCTTAGAATTTGAATGGAAAAATTGAGAAATTCCAAAAATACTTCAGTAACAAAGTGTAAGTCGCGGTGAGGGGATCTCGAACCCCTGCGGTCAGACGTATGAAATCCGCCGACAACCCTGATCACCGCGGATAGTTAATTCTCCATAGCTACACAGCCATGTAGTGTCCCCGACGCGAGTCGAACTCACAACCTTCGGCTCCGGAGGTCGACGCTCTTTCCAATTGAGCTACGAGGACCCGAACAGATTATCCCACAGGCTATGCCACGATTCTGCGTCATGCGTGCCATCGCAGAGAAGAGCCCCAACGAACTTTCCTGCATCACCACTACACGGCTTGGAGTACTGCAACAGCGCGTCTCGGCGCTTGTCGAAATCTGCTTCATCATACAGGCTCTTCAACCGCTCCCTAGGAATGCGCCGATAGTTGGTTTCTTCAGATGCGATAACTTGCAGAACGAGGTGACCTGGTACTGGAATCGGCATGACGCGCTCCTAGACGTAGTCGAGCTTCAGTGTGCCGAGGAAGGTTCCGACGTATGAGGACCAAGACTTGGTCAGACCAGCCGTTCCACCGCTGTTGATGGCGGTCCACACGAGCGGAGTGGACTTGTACGCCAACCCAGCTAGAACCAAGCCGGGTCCACACGAACTTGGTGTAACAGTCAGGAACCGTGCATCTACCAAATAGACCTTTCCGGTCCCACCCGCATCACTGACGTGAACGTAACCACCTCCACCTACGATGTTTGCTGCATTGGCACAGCCCGGGAGAGCCACAGTGGCCAGGAGAGAGCCGGGGGCAGGAAAGGTCGAGATGTCGAACTTCAGAGCGTTACCACCTACTCCTGTACAGGCCCACAGGTGCCAACCACCCGAGCCATCACTGGCATAGACGAGACCACTGATGGTCTCTGAAGCGTGCGTGTAGGTCGAGACGATGGCAAGCGTGCCCAGATTGATCTTGAAGATCTTTTTGCTTGTGCCTCCTGCAACCCAAAGGAAGCCCCCACCGATGCAACAGTCCACCATCTCAGTACCAGGACCGGGGTTCGTAGTCGTTGCCTCGGCGTTCATCTGGCTCTTGTAGTCTCCCCAGCAGCGCAAGAGGTCAGACTTGGCAAATCGGCGCACGCTGGAATTGAACGCTTCCGTGGTGCCCGAGCTGACGGCGTAGATCTTGTCACCACTAATGGCAACGCCCAATACGTTTCCATTCGTGACATACCTTCCGCAGCTCCCATACCCAGCAAGTGTGTAGTATTGACCGTCGAAGCTGCTCTTTCTCACCAAGGTGATCATGCTGTCGGAGTCATTGGCAATTACGATATGGGTCTCATCATGGGTAACACGACCACCCTTGGTCACCAGCCCGAAAAGCGCCGGGTAGCTCATGTCCACTTTGTGGACCGAAGTCTCGCCAGAGTAGAGATATAGGATCGATGACGAACTGTCCGTTATGATTAACTTGCCGTGACTAGAATCGTAGTCGACCCCCTTGGGCGCTGTGGGAATGTCATGAACCACGGTCAAGACTTTACCAACGGCGGCATTGGTCATGTCCGCAACAGGCATCCCCTTGATGCTGCGAAGGACTGGTACTGGAGCATAGTTGCGTTGGTCTACAGACATATCCCCCTTCGGTGAGCCGAAGTTCATCCAGTCCAGGTTGCCGGGTCTATAGTCCTCAAAGTTATTGACGACATAGGAGCCGGCTCCTGGGTAGGTCGAACACCACGTGGCCTCGCCCGTTTCATCTTGGGCAATCCAGTAGATGTAGTCCCAACTAGGGTCAAAGAGGACTCCGCGCAGTACTGCGTTCTGCGACCAGAAGTCTCCAAGAGCCATAGTGCCGAATGGAACCGTGATGTTCTGGATCCCCACGTAGTCCATTGTGACCATGATCGTGGGCGTGTCGGCCTCGTAGCACAAGTCGTAGGTCGGACCCTGGATCGTGATGCTGTCGATGATAGAAAACGTGGTGGGATCGAACCTACACAGGTTGGTGCCTCTCTCAGAAACGAAGAAGATGATTCCCTTCTCACAGATAGCCCGCACGCGATTCGACGTTGCGCTTGGGATGGGCAGCGACGTGGAAGAACTCCACGAGGCCAGGTCGAACTTAAATACATTGGCCGTGCCAAAGAAGAACGCAGCCGAACCGACTACAATGATTCCACGTCCTTCCTCACCCAATACCAAGTCATGCCGCTTGACCTGATTCGTCTCGGCGTCGATCTCGATGACGATCCCGCTGTCATGCTCAAGAGTCGTCAAGACTCGATTTCCAACAGGGTCCCACGCTAGACCTTGTCCCCCGTACCTAAAATCAGGGCTCGGGATCGGGATGCCATACTCCAATACGTCCCAGGTGTTCCGGTCGATCTTGACCAAGTTAGGTAAGTTGGTGAGCACCCACACGTAGTTGGGAGTCATCAGCAACGTGTGAGGACGACTGTCTGCTCCCAGGCCCGTCCGGAGTGGGATGCTGTAGTGCGAGGAATCCGTGTCGAGGTCATGTACGAGAATGTCACTCACTCCCTCACGACACATCCACGCATAGGGGCCCTCCCATTTTTGCGCCGAGGGGTTGTAGGTCCGGTCTAGAAGCATGTGACCACAGACGACCCTACTCTGCCCACGTTCTGCGCCCACAATGGGAACGTAGCCAACTCCCGGCTTGTACTGACCCTGTAGACCTTCCAGAAGGTCTAAGCGGCCACTCGACGCAACACGCTTCGGCACCGAGCCATAGGCCTGTTCCGTCACATAGCCGACTAACCCCGAGCCCCCATCAGGGTAGTTAACGTAGTAGATTCCAGTTCTACTGCCCTGAATGCCTGGTAGGAAGCCTCCAATGTACGCAATATTCCCGATGGCCGCTGCGCCCTCGCTGTGGAATTCACCAGGCGTGAACGTAGCCTCTACCGTGTTCGTATTCGGGTCGATGACCCACACAAAGGCGGAGTCTTCATCCGTCACATATAGCCGCGTGTTTAGAGTGCCCGCGCTATCAGGCCCAAGCGCAATCTCACTGGTCGCGCTGGCATTCGGAAGTGTGACAGCCGCGAGCGAAGATAAATCCACCGTGCTTAGTCGCTGGACCTGAGTCCCATCCGAAATCCATAAATCACCGAACGCAAGACAAGAGGACAGAGCCGCTGTGGTGCCGTCTGCAACCACTAGCGTCATCGTGCCCGGATCGACTTTTTGCGTACCCGTGCCGTCGAACATACCCCCCTGCGTGAACCAGATATATCCTCCGCCGTAGCGAATGAAACGTCCTCGCGCATTGTAGCTTGCAACCCGCGTGATCGTGCTTGGGGGCTGGCCAAGGCAGGCTACCGTACTGAACTTGGCAATTCCCTTTGGTGTCCCATTGCCGTAGCAGTAAAAATTACCCGCCCCATCCGCACAGACGCTCGTGGCCTGCTGACCAGCTCCTAGCCACCCCCAGCCCGCAATCGTCATCGTGGCCTTGTCAATGATGGCCACATTTTCGGAAGTCCAACATGCAGCGTAAATATACGTACTGTCAACAGCTAAATCACGAACGCGGTCGATTGTAGGGAGCACAGTCCTCAGGTCAACTCGTTTAACCACGGACAGCGCAGGGCCCCCATTCATCGGCAACATCTTTACGACCAGGCCAGAACCGGCAAGGCTGTTGGAGGTGTCGCTGACGGTTGTTGACTCGGCCGCGTAGAGATAGGTTCCATCCGACACGAGCGAGCGAGGCGAATACAGACCTGATCCTTTGTCTTGTGGAGCAACAATCAAACCTCTACCCGCAAGTGCTGAGTCAGGTGATGGAATACGGTTAATTGACGCAACGGTTTGCTCTATACTTGTGCCTGTTAAATCTCCATCGGCTGTAAATCCGCCACCCGTAGGATCTTGTGCGGTCCATCCAGTTGATATTACTTCTCCTCCTCCCACTGCCCATGTCAGTACTTGCCCTATTCCTGGTGTACAACTTAATGCAGCATTGCCTTGAATACCAACTACAGTTTGATTCGTACTGGTGCCACTCAAATCACCACCAGCTGTGAATCCACCAGTAGCGGTTACAGCTGTTATTCCTGCTGGTCCTTTAGGCCCAATAAATCCTGGTGGACCTTGGAATTGTCGAGCGAGAGAATCTATTGTGCCTTTCTGGACGTATCGAACTCCAAATTCATATGCAGTTTGTCCAGTAAATGGACTTTTAACTTCTAAGAACGATAACTGCGATAAATCATGGGATCCAGAAGTGATGCCCAAACCTGTTAAAACTTGAGAATATATAGTAGAACTCATAAGTGTCGCATAAGGATTGGATAAAATTTCATCAGTGCTCAGGAGTATGACTCCTTGCACTACATTGAATAGACCTGAAGCAATTTTCTGTACACCTACAGTTGTAGCCATAGCATAAATACATCATAGGAAGCGTATTGGTACCCCCGGTGCGAGTCGAACGCACAAACCTCGTGATCCGTAGTCACGCGCTCTATCCATTGAGCTACGGGGGCATAGTATCCTCGGCGAGAGTCGAACTCGCAACATTCGGATCCGAAGTCCGACGCTCTTTCCAATTGAGCTACGAGGACATAGTGATCCCAACGGGATTCGAACCCGTATTGCCGGCGTGAGGGGCCGGATTCCTGGCCGTTAGAAGATGGGATCGAATTACTGATCCATTACATATTCAGTAGCATCATTACTATTATCTATGAACATTGATGATATGACACTAGTCATGAATTTTCGATATCTGGGTTGCTGATTATGTTTTCTAGTCGGACTTCTACCAGACATCGGATATGAACGAAATGAAAGGACTTTTCGTTTTGAACTTTTTTCAATACCAACTCGTCTATATTCAACTGCTATATAAATGAATTTATGCGGGATGAAAATCCGCTGACAGTATGGATAAGATGGAGAACGAATTTTTCGCACCTGAATGAACTTTTGAGCAAGAAAATGAATTTCTCCAGTAAATGTTCCTTTATATGAAAAAGTCATATTGCATCTGAATGTTTTCTCAGATCTCGAAATATTATTTATGTTGACCAAAAATGCGCGCTTGCGGAACAGCACCTTCATTATTGAAGTGAATGGCATTACTGCATAAGACGGGATGGTGTCTTGTATTTGATTAAGAAATGGTTGAAATTCATCAAAACTGATAAAAATTGTCTTACCAAACGCTGCCATTGCAGTAGATATATTAATTTTTTGCAGGCAATCCGTCGCCATTGCAGCTTCACGTACGGAAGTTTCCATGCACCAGAATTTACATTTGATGTATAAATGCTGCTATTGCAATCTAGCAAATTGCTGAACAGGAGAACCGTAACACGGTTTCGAAATCACGTTACGCCATATTGGGCAGTCCATCGTCATCGCAGCTTCACGTATGGGTGTATCCAAAAGGCGAGGGCAATCTACATTGACAACGGATTGATCTAATATTTTGAGGCGGAGGTGGGTTACGATCCCACGCATGTCGCTTTTGCAGAGCGATACCTTCCCAACTTGGCTACTCCGCCAGATTGAATAGAGCTCCCGGTGAGATTTGAACTCACGACCCGCGACTTACGAAATCGCTGCTCTACCTACTGAGCTACAGGAGCAAACAATCTACTTTACAATTAGCGGAGAGAGTGGGATTTGAACCCACGGACGGGTTTATTCGTCGCTCGCTTAGCAAGCGAGTGCCATAGGCCACTCGGCCATCTCTCCAAAGTTTTATAGTGTTTTATGATACTCTTCGAAAATTTGTTGTACTATTGAGTTATTGTCTAATTCTTCAATAAACGCTGGCACCTCTGATTCGTAGATCACATTCGGATCTGGTTCAAATTCGATATAAGGGGCGTCCATATCCATAATAAAATCACTATCTAAATAATGATCATAAAAACCGCCTTTTACATGAAATGCATGGAATTTATGAGATGACTTATATTTATGTGATACATCACCAATATCTGTTATAATAATGTTTACTACTGGTATTAGAAAACTATTGTGTGTCTTTATTTCCTCTTCTAAATCATCCACTAAATCTGGAGGTAAAGGGCTTGGGTCTGGGTTCCATTGAGCAGACCCGCCCCGATCATTTTTGGTATTAAAGATAATGTCATGATCTATTGGAATTCCTTTATACATCCCTTTTGCATGAACGGTAAACTCAAATTTTTTGTCATCTCGACGGAATCTATCAACCGTCAGACCGTCAATTTTGGCCGTAGGATTATGCAACATTATGGCGATGAGCGTTCTAAGATCTTTAGCTACCAAAGTTTTACTTGGTTTACAAGAATTATCAATCATTTTAGCAATCTGACGTAATCTATTTACAATTTGTGATGGTTGCATAACAATTCGATATAATTAAAAATTGATGTAGCTTGGTATAGTTTGGTTAACCTTGGGAAGCACCCCAAGAAGTATGGAGACCAAATGAAACCCTCATCTTTCAAGGTAGCAGAGTCATTATTCATCGTAAAACAAATCGTTAGCAAAAAGGCCCCCGCGAAGCCGGTTGAAATACCGACAAATCACATCGCGGTAATAGACTGTTCCGGGTCAATGTCCTGGGATTTGCCGAAAATCCGGGAACAGCTTAAGAAGAAATTACCAAAGATCCTTCGAGAGCAAGATACAATTTCAATAATCTGGTTCTCGGGCAGAAAAGAATTCGGTGTTTTGCTCGAGGCCGAACCCGTTGCAACATTAGTTGATCTGTCCAACGTCAACAAAGCTATCGACCGTTGGCTCAAACCCAATTGCCTTACAGGATTCAAAGAGCCGTTGGAAGAAGCCAAGGATCTTGTCGAACGTGTCAGTAAAAAGCGTAAAGGTAGCGTCTGTAACCTATTCTTTATGTCTGATGGTATGGATAACTGTTGGGGCCGTCCTGAAATACTAAAGGCCGTTGAACAAGCTGCTGGTGGACTGGCATCGGCTACCTTTGTTGAATATGGATACTATGCCGATCGTCCATTACTGACGGCAATGGCCGAAAAAGCTGGCGGAACACTTATATTTAGTGAAGACTTCGATAAATACGCTCCATTATTCGAAGCTGCTATGCAGAAGAAGTTATCTGGAGCACTTCGCATCGAAGTGAAAGTCGACGGCGATCCTATTGGCGGATTCGTTTACGCACTCGTTGGCGGAGACCTCATGACTTTCTCCGTTACCGGAGATACCGTGTCAGTTCCGGAGGATATGTCGGCCGTCTTCTATTTGTCTTCGTCCGCAATTGGTGCCGAGACTGAGATCGTATCGGTCTCAAAAAAGAAGGATAAAGCGGATGACGACGTCATGGCTCCTGCCTATGCAGCGGTGTCATTATTTAGTTTACGTATGAAATCTGACGTCGTCTTCCCGTTACTTAAGGCGCTCGGTGATATAGACTATATAGATCGCTTTAGTTCATGTTTCGGGAAGCAGCGATATTCAGAATTCATGGACGCGACCAAAGCTGCAGCATTTGATCCATCTAAACGATTTACTAAGGGTTGGGATCCCAACAAGGTCCCGCGAGAAGATGCATTCACCATTCTCGAATTATTGCAGCTTTTGTCCAAAGATGACGGGAATCGGGTTCTACTCGATCATCCAGACTTCAAGTATAGCCGTATTGGACGTGGGCGTGTTGATGCTAGCACACAGTTAACTGAAGCGGAAATCGAGGAAATCCAGAAGCTCACTCTCCGCATCGCAGCTGAGCGTGACGTCAAGAAATTGAAGATTCTTCAGGAGCAACTCGCTGACATCACGGATAAGAAATCAGACGCGCTCAAATTTGAAACTGATCCGGCTCCAGATGGTTATCCAATTTCTTCCCTTACGTTCAATGAAGAGCGGCCCAATGTCAGCTTCCTGGTCAAGAAACCCGGGGTTGTTGATATTTCGAGCCGAGTCCCGAAAGAATTCAAAGGAAAGATTCCAGAGAAATTCCAGACGTTCATCTACCGTAACTACACGGTGGTAAAGGATGGACTTGTCAACGTCGAATTCCTTCCGGTTAAAGTTACCGCGGAAACCCTGGATAAATTGGTAGAAGCAGGAGTGATCGACAAGGATCACGTTAAAAATTTCAAGCTTTGTGATTCCATCACGATTAACCTTAGAGATCTTCCTATCATCAACCGTAAGATGGTGAAGGCTACGAGTGCAAAGACGCTGTTTGAACTCGAGTACGAGCTTACTAAAGCCCGCGCTGCTCAGAAAGTTTATAATAGCGTCAAAAAAGAGAAGTTCCCGCGTAAAGCCGAAGGCTTCGTTGTCATGTATGGGGACGACGCAGCGAAATGGCTCAAAGAGCATGGTTTCACCGACTATTCAGGATTTTCGCCTAAGACCGTCCAGGCGGAAGCTACGGACTTCTATCTTGGAAAATGTCTAGAAATTTCTCTTAAGGGGTTATCAACTCTCCCATCACTCAAAGATCTGCATGAACAAATTAAAAAGAATAAACTGAATGCATGCGGCCGGCTTATGAAACCCCATCTTGATCGTATCGAGTCTTTTTTGGCCAGTGATATTTATAATAAGGCAGCGGATAAAGATGGTGTTTTTGAAGCATGGCTAGACGGAGAAGCCAAATCGGTAAGACAGCAAACGCAGACGCTTATTTATCAAGTTGCCCAAACCACGTTCTGCTTGATTGTCGGACAGATATGGCCAATAGAATTCTCCAGTTTGGATGAGAATTCCATGACCATCGATTTCGATGGCCAAAAGATTGTATGTTCGATGAATTTGAAAGAAATTCAAATTAAGATTTAATTTGATGTGGACAATATTCATATAGACCTTTGGACATATTGCAATTAGCGGAGGAAGTAGGATTCGAACCCACGGTAGACTTACGCCTACAACGGTTTTCAAAACCGTCGCCTTCGACCACTCGGCCATTCCTCCAATTATTCGCGGAGGGAAGAGGAATCGAACCTCGTGCCTTGCGGCACCCCGGGATTTCCAATCCCGTTACCGACCAATCAGAGGTACCCTCCTTTCTAGAGCGAACGACGGGGTACGATCCCGTGACCTCAACTTTGGGAAAGTTGTGCTCTACCAACTGAGCTACGTTCGCAAAATTTTTTGACAGTGGTTCCACTTATATTAAATTCTCTACCGACCAGAGTGTAATTTTGCATTTTCAAGTACATGGGTAAACCACTGTCCCTCCAATTAGATCACAAGAACGGCGATCATCATGACAATAGAGTTTCAAATCTGAGATTTAGAGCGGCCTGCGAGTAACGATCTCGCCTCTTTAGGTTGGAAACCTAAGGCCCATCCGTCTAGACCAAGGCCGCAGAGTCTTTGATCTACTTTACTTTAAAAAATCTTTATCAAGATAAGCTGGATCTATTCTTTGTATTTCAGCTAAAGCATAGTCAACTTCTTTGTTTCCCCGAAGTTTCACAAGAGTAGAGACCGCTATTTTTATAGCTGTGGTGATATTATGACGAGAATTGTTGCTGTTATTTATGGCTCCAGCTAATCTCTCTTTAATCTGTGTTTCCTGCCTTTTTGATGCTAAATATTCACGCATTATTTGATAACGCACCATCTCTATTCTATTTTCAGCTGCAATTCTCTGTTGCTCAAGTTCAAAACGCTGTGTCAAAGTCAGGGTTTCTAGTAATAACTGTTCTTCTGTTTTAGCATGCTGCTGTTCTATTTTTTTATTTCTATCAGATGCCCTATCATCTGCATATTCCTGCATCAACTCTATTTCTTCTTCTGGAATGCCTTTAAATTCAGCTTCCGGCAGAATCGTTTTACAAATAACTCTTCCTCTAACATATTTACCAACTAATACAATGTCAGGATTAGATATTTGCCATTGATTATCACCATTAATTGTTTTTTGCTTTAACGGAACGGCATCAAGCGAACGTCTAATTAATAATGATTTCGCTTCATTAAACGACATCTCAGGAGCATGTCGTTGAACGAAACGTTCAACAGCATGATCACTTATGACAATGTCTCCGATCATGATAGTAGGTCCGGCCAGGATCGAACTGACGACATCTACCGTGTAGGGGTAGCACTCTACCGACTGAGTTACGGACCCGTAGCGCAATAGCGAAACATTCATGTCCCCTATTCAGTATGAATTTGACTTGAAATTTACATCTAGATAAATGTAATTTTCGCTAGTGGGACAGGGCAGGATTGAACTGCCGACCTCGACCTTATCAGGATCGCGCTCTGAAACCAACTGAGCTACTGTCCCGTGAGTTTTATATAACATGTGGTATTATCCATAAAGACCGTGGAAAATTTTGCAATTTTTCTCGCATCTTAACAAACGCAGAGTTGATTTTATTAGTTGGTACTACACCGCCATGAATCTCTCCATGACAATTATGGCATATTAATATACATTTCTTCATTTCTGCTAGAACTCGGCTGAATGATAACTGAAAACCACGTTCTGATATTGAAAAAGATTTGTCTTTTATATTTACATGATGAAATGATAAACTACCGTTATACTTAAAATATCCACATATAAAACATTTTCCGCCCAAGTGTGCTACACAATTTGATTTTCTTCCCTCTCTAAGAATTCTTGTATAATCAACACCATTTGATTCTTTGAAACGCCAATATCTATTTCTAGCTTGTGTCGCTCTGTCTGCCTTTAGTTGTGTTATTTCTCGTTTTGGGTGTGGAAACTGACCAAATGGCAAACACTTTAAGCATTTCTTCCTGTTTTTCAGGTTATGGCTTTTCTCGCCAATTTTTATTCTGTACGGAATATAATTACCGCATGCACATGTTCTCATATTTCCATGTGCTATAAAACACCTACCATTAAGCTATAGAGCAGCTGCGGGGAATCGAACCCCGATCATCAGAGTGGCACTCTGAGTTCGTCACCATCCGATCAGCTGCCAATGAAGGGTCGCCACCTGTAATTTGAGCGCTACAGGCGGAGCCTTTGACGACCCAGAGCTGACGGCGAGATTTGAACTCGCGGCCTTCGCCTTACCAAGGCGCTGCACCACCACTGTGCTACGTCAGCAAGCGCACTGTCAATTACTTCATAGGCGCCTACTTTTCATCGACTTCTTCTGGACAGTTAAGACCAACCGTCACCGCCAGTGCGTTGGCGCGGTGGAGCTGAAGGGGTACGATCCCTCGACTCAGGCTTGCAAAGCCTGCGCTCTCCCAACTGAGCTACAGCCCCGAATTGTGGACCTGGCCGGACTTGAACCGGCGACCTCCTGACTGCCAGTCAGACGCTACTCCCAACTGAGCTACAGGCCCATTTGTGGATCGACCGGGATTCGAACCCGGATTTGATCGCTGCGAACGATCTGTGCTGCCCATTATCACTATCGACCCATTGGCAGACGGTGAAGGAATCGAACCCTCTCGACGCGAGATTTGGAATCTCGCCGGCTGCCTTAGCCTACCGCCTTTAATAACCGATACCACCCCTGTTCACGGGCAGTTATCCCCCTAATTGCAGCCATCTTGATCTTCCGATGGCTAAAATCTTTGGATTTTCTATGACAAATAGACTATGAATTGGGTCTTGTAATTGGGTTATCAACCCGATATATGGAGTAGCTATGACCACCCCCGCAACATTAACTGCGCAATTAACCTATACTCCGCCTGGCGGCGGGGCAAATGCCGGTGTTGAGCCATTGGGTTTAGCCCCAACTTATTTAGTAATGAATGCGGCCATACTGGATGTTCCGGGTCTTACTGCTGCCGTTACTACATTCAATGTTCCTTTCGGTAGCGTCAGCAAACCAAAGATGGTTGTCATAAAGAATAAAGTGGGTCAGGCCATGAGTCTTGTGCTCAATGGGGCGCCCACCACTATTGATATACCAACAAATGGTGAATTCATTTTTGGAGCACCACTCGTTCTTGCTGCTCCTGCCACCGGGTTTATGACATCAGTCGCTTTAATCACCACAGATACTCAGGGTGCAACGGCGGGTTATATTGAAACCTTTGTATTTGGCGACGAGTAGGAGATTTGAATCATGTCTAACGCAATATTGACAGCCTCTCTTGGTTATACTCCCCCTGGTGGCGGCTCTGGGAGTGCCACGGCAGTATTAACTGCAACTGCTCCATATACAGCCGAGAGTATCGGTATTATGGACATTCCGGCTAGTACAATAGAAGGTGTAGAATTTCAGATCCCATTCGGTACAATTAGCGAAGCTTTTTGTCTAGTTATTAAAAATACCAATAGTCAGAGCATGGGTGTTCGTTTCAATGCAGTTGTGGGCGTTGGACCTGATGAATACCAAATGCCGCCTGGTGGTGAGTTAATTATCAATCATCCTGTTGGTGCTGGTACGACTGTTGCTGATGGTGTAACTAATACTGATGTATCATTCGTATCAGCAACAGCTGCATTCGTGACAGCCGATGAAACTAAACGAATCATCATAGCGGGAGCTGGCGCTGGTGGTACTGATCTGGATACCACAATCGATACAGTCACTAATCCAACCACCATCATACTGACTGACCCCACTTCTTCTACTGATACCGATGTAACAGCCACATGGTCTACTCCTATGGCGAAAGCATCAGTAGTAACGACCGCCGTTCAAGGTGCTTCTGGAACTGTTCAATATTTCGTATTCGGTATATAATATTTAGCGGGGATGACGGGGTACGATCCCGCAACCTCTGGATCGACAATCCAGCGCGCTGCCAATTGCGCCACATCCCCAAAAGCCGGTTTCGCAAGGTACGGGCCCGGCAACCCGATTTCTAAACACTCGTACCTAGACCCCAGCAAGTGGGTAACCTACGAGCGGCCTTGCTGAAGAAACTTTTTATATATTATATATAATTTATTGCTCAATAAAACTATGGCATTTTGGATGAGTTTTTCGATATCTAGCTTTTGTTCTATTAGCTATGCATCGTTTACATCGGTAGAGAATATGCCCAGTATTTCGTACATATGTTTCATAGCATTCTGTAAATGGTACGAGTCCGTGTTTCCCACATGAAACGTACCCATCCACTTCTCTTCGGAAAGCAGAAGTGGCTTTAGAAAGTGCTAAGCGAGTAGCTTGAGAACACGGTTTACCGATTTGTTGTAACCTAATCTTCTCACGCCATTCCAACCACTCCGGTCTAGAAAACACTTCAGATAACGTAGCCGAGATTTTGGCTTTTACAATCGGATCATTAACTATGGTACGCATCTTTTCTCCATGTTTTCGTCGATACTCAGGATCATTCCAGACATAATTCGGATCTCTCCACGGATTTTTTCGTTCTGGATTAGGTAGATATTTACCGCCTTTTGCTAAATTAAATCCCTTTTCCGGATTCCTGGCATCATAAAATTCGATCCATTTTTCTTCAGCTAAATTGGCCGCTTCTAATGTATTACATGTCTCCAATATTTCATGAGAAAATGCATCTTTCCCATATTTACGAATAGCATTCCAGAAATGAGCGCATCTTCTACCCATACCCCTCTTACATGCGTTGTAAACATGTTCATTCCAGCGTTGAAGCATGCGCTTCTTTGTTAATCCAACGTATTGACGTCCAGACTCAATATGAATATGACAATAAATTGTCCATTTTGAAGATTCCATTCTTAAACTGTACCAGATCAACAATCTTCAGAGAACGGCAGCACCGCATCCCCGTCTCATAAAATTGAAACGCTGGCTCATGAAAATCATTTGATTTGTAGCAAGAACTGACGGCGTGAGCCCACCACCCGCCTTTTAAAGTATAAGGCCAGTCACGACCTTTACGTGAAATTACCCATTCTTCAACATTTCCAATTAAGTCATAAACTCCGCTTGAGGTTCTACAATTAACATATGACCCTGACCTTGAACCCTGCCATAATTCATCATGTCGCCAATTTTTGGACCAAGGAATCCATTGTTTGTCGTTATTGCATGGTCCGCTAGAAATTTCGCAAGCGGTGTCCCATTCATATTCAGTGCAGAGCCGCTTACCACGCTCCTTACACCATGTCTGAGCATCAATGGCTGATTGCATAACTAGCGGAAACGCCCCTTTAACATTGGGCGCTTCATATTTATCTATGCAAAAATATTTAATCGGGGCCATGTCCGCTGGACAAAGCCCCAAAAAATTAACTACTACAGCGATTAAATCCCACACTCTAGTAGACTACATTCATCAAAGATTATAGCAGTTATAAGTTGGGTATCGAAATTATCGTTTTCAATTTCTTATTGCTATTTCTAAGTATGGAGACAATAATTCTGACATGCGAAAAATGTGGCAAGATTTTCGAACGTAATGCATCATTGTATAGATCTGATATAAATCGAGGTCGGAGTAGAACGTTTTGTTCCAAATTATGCATCGGGATAACAGGCGCCCCACCTCTTAAGACTAAATGCGATAACTGTGGCAAAGAAATCATCAAAACACTTAAAGATGCCAAGAAGTCTTTAAGTGGTAGACATTATTGTTCTATCTCTTGTTCTGTATCAAAAAATAATAAATATAGACTAAATAGGTCAAAAATACGAATCTGTATTGATTGTGGTTCTACATTTAATAAATGTAGAACCACAAGATGTTCTCATTGTCTTAAAGAATGGAGCAATAGATTATTGAAACGGAAAAAGTCAGAAGCTAATAGACAAGATATTGGTTCTCATGCTAGATACGTTGCCAATAAAAATGGGTTATTAGAAAAATGTATGATATGCGGATATTCATTTCATGTAGACACGTGTCATCGTAAGGCAGTTAGATCATTTCCTGGCGATACGTTAATTAGAGACATAAACAACATTTCAAATTTATTAGGATTGTGTAAAAACCATCACTGGGAATTCGATAATAAATTGTTAGCGCTCTAGTGGGGGATTGGGACTCGAACCCAGTGCTTGTTAGGACCACATATTGCTTCCTTTAATGGGAAGCGAGGAATGGACCTGGGAGCTTGCGCTCCAGCTTGTATGGCTGGCGAGGGAACCACACCCTCTGTATCCCCCGAACGAGATCAGAGATTGGTTGAACGTTCGAGACGTGGTACTTTTGGTTTTGTGCTCCACATTGAGAGCACAAAGGCTGACTTAGACAGTTAGCTTGTTAGCACCACAAATTGAACGCCCAACTGATCTCCTACTCCGTGACGTGATCTGTCCGTCGCTTTTCCACTTTACACTTGAAAAACCCAAGTGTCAAGTGTCAAAAAATTTGGTGTCCGAGATGCGGCGCTGGACTTGGTTGCAATACCGGGTTTGAACCGGCGACTTTCTGTACCAAAACAGATGCCCTACCAACTGGGCGAATTGCGTGTTAGCACCGCTAGTTGGACACCGAAAATATTTTACACCGAGACTGGTTTATTACGCAAGGTGTAGCGAAATAGTGGAATCGAATAAATTCCCAACATTTCGACTTTTAATTCTTGCTACAGGTATGAAAATGATTACTCTAGTATGTACGGGATGTGGGAAAAATTTCCAACGAAGAGAATCGTGTTACAAAGCAAACATAGCTCGTGGAAGAATTAAAGTTTACTGTTCGAGAATTTGTCTAGGGGAGTCTCAACGGGTTCCGATAGCTGAGATTGAATGTAAAAACTGTGGAAAAATAATAGATAGATTAAATAAAGATGTGAACAGGTCTAAAAATCATTTCTGTTCGATATCATGTTCTACAGTATATAACAATAAACATCGTCAACATAAATTATATACATGTGCATGCGGTACTAAATTCATTAGACATAATGGAAGTATAAAATGCAACAAATGTATAGAAACATGGAAAAATAGATTGTTAAAACGAGAAAAATCTAAAGTCGCTAAACGCGATATTACAGGCAGTGCAAGAATAATAGCAAAAAAACATGGGTTACTAAAACAATGTGCAGTTTGCAGTTATTCTCTACATGTAGACGCGTGTCATCGTAGATCAATAAATTCATTCCCCGACAATACACTAATTCAAGAAATCAATAATGTAAAAAATCTAATTGGATTGTGTAAAAATCATCATTGGGAATTTGATCATGGACATCTTACAATTTAGTAGCGGAGGTGAGATTCGAACTCACGATCTCTTGGTTATGAGCCAAGTGGGAACGACCAGACTTCCCTACCCCGCAATATTTGGAATTGAACGTTCGAGGTGCGACGCTTTTGGGAGTCGGTCATCATTGTGTGACCGACTGTATATTCCTTATGAGGGAATGCGTGTTAGCGCCGCGAATTGAACATCCATTTCCACTTTACATTTTAGCACCGATTGTTTACGGTGACAAGAATTGATCGCCAAGGCTGGGATCGCCATTCCCCAAATATCCCCATCTCTGTTACCAGTTTTATTACCGGTATGAACTGTTTCCAGGCTTCATACGGCATATCATTGCGAACGTAATTACACCTAATGCATGCCGGTATAACATTATCTTTCATATGAGCCTTATTATTGTCTATCCTATCTAGTGTTATACGTAAAGATTTGCTTCCGCAGTATGAACACCCGTTCTGAATCAGATCGCGAACGAACTCGCGGTCTAAATCATTACCCTGCCTACCATGTCTCTGATCCGACTGTTTACTATCGTGCACAATAAACGTATGCGGATATTTTTGTCGTCTTAGGGACCTATACTCTTTTTCCTGTATGGCAGTCTTATTTTTCTGACATTTATTGCATACTCTAGCTCTATGGCCATTCCATATACGACCACGTGACCCTGTAGGTCTAAGCCAACTCTTGGGAAACGCAGTAATCTTTTTCTTTAGAAGACATTTAGTACAGACTCTATGATCCATACTAACAAGCACTATGAAAGGTTTAGCACATGCTTGTTAGGTCTCCCTGATGGACGCGAGTAGCGGGGTGTTCCGGATTCGAACCGGTGCTTGTGAGGACTACCGAGTGCTTCCTTAATAGAAGCGAGGAGCAATCCTGGTTGTTCCCAATTGCAAATAACTGGTGGGCTGCCATTGCCCTGTACACCCCAAAATGTAAACGTTCGAGACGCGGTGCTTGGTTTCAGCTTCTTTACCTTAGCAGGGTATTGCTTGTTAGCACTGCAATTTGAACGCCTACATCAAACTTTACATTGAGCCATATTAAATGCGAGTGGCCCCGCCCGGGAAGATTTGATATCCGATTTTCTTCCCGTGTTCGATGAAAATCTGAACTGACATGGCCATATATGACGAAACTATTGAAATAAATGGCAAATGTTCCCCATTTTCACAGGTAGCAGCCCCGGCATTAGTTTCATCGTCAATTTGGAAGCTTTCGTCCCAAATGGATCGACCGAATTGTCCATCGGCAGCCAGCGCGCCATGAAGACATGGAACCTTATTCTGGCGTGCGAAATTTTGCACCAGCCTTCGAGCTTCACCATTATCTAAACAATCAACGATAAGATCTGACTGTGAAAGAAGTTGACTATCGTTATTAGCTACGAGTTTGTGAGGAATTACCTGAACCTTCAAACCAAATAGAAATTGCAGTGTCTGCTGAAGTGCCACCACCTTGGCCTTCCCGACGGAAGATTTGGCGTGGAACTGGGACATTACGTTCTTCTGTTCAATTCTATCAAAGTCAATAACGCGGATGGACACGCCTAGATTCCGCAGCAAAGGAACCAAATGAGAACCCAGTGCCCCAACACCAACGATCGTTACAATCTTCATTTATTCTTCTTGGTCTTTATGCGTTTACGAACATTAGTCTTTCCGCGCCACCGGCAATTTTGTTCGTGTTTCTTAGCGCTCTTCTCAGCAGATTCCTGGGTGAAGAACTTATAACTGGATCCCCAATAAGCTTCACATACCCCATCGAAATCTGCTGAGAAGCACCCGTGTCGATTGTCTCGCCCATCACAGCGGTATTCCCAATCACGGGTCTTTTTACGTGCAGTAGCCATGAATTCCTCGTTACCCCCGGAGCCGGCGCCGACGTCCGAATGGCGTCTTAGGTCGAAGCATGCAACGTGCGACAGGCACGGCCTCATTCGCCGGGAACCTATCGACCACGAAATCCGTGAAATCCGCATTCGGATCGGCCGGAATTCCCGGCACGCTCCCAGCACGTACAGCCTCGGTCGCCCAACGCTTAATGTCTGCGTCACTGGCGTCCCTAGTTACTGGATCGGGCAAATCCCCGTTGGCGCCATTGTAGGTTACGTTGAGTCTGGCCATGTCGGCTTCCATGACCTCAGCAACCATACTCATGCGCTCTCCAGGCTCCCCAACTAGGTCAACAGCCGCCTCAATCCTATCAACCGCGTCGTTTCGATCTACCATTTGCGTCTCCTCCTGTTATTTACACCGGAAGTCTTGAAATTTACGACTATCGTGAATGAATATATTCTTTCCACATATCATCCCAATAATCAGCGTATTCTTTTGAACAATCTTCGCAGAACCAATATCCCGCACCAACCTCTTCATCAGCATAGGCCGTAAGAGACGGGTGAAACGCTATCTCTTTCGTATCGCCACATCGTTCACATTCGACTTCCATCACCTCAGTAACTATGGCAATGGCGTCTGTGGCATTCATGTAACTGGATGCAACTGCTGGATCATTTGTTCCATATATTCAAGCTGATCCTGCGGCCCAATAACTTCACGCCGCGTATCACCTGCTTTAACTAGGATGATGATTTTATCTGATGCAAGATGATTCAGTAAATCTTGTGATTTATCAAAAGAGCCCGGAATAACCTCCCTGGCAACCAATGCCTGCCCTCCGGGATAAATAATGGCTCTATCATTTGCCAATGTCACATCAAATACGATCCCCAAGGAGTCAGGTCGATCCTTATTAGTAAGTAATCCTAATCGCCAAAGACAACTCCATGCTCTGCATCCAGATGGGCGCTTGTTGTAAATAGCGCAGCCATCTTGGCCAACGTGCGGACATGATTCGAATGCGGGTTTATTGATTTCTCCAACAGCCTGAGAAAAACAACAAGCCGTACAGGGGCCACAGCAGCGATTCTTCATCGCTTGCTTGATCGAATGCTGCATCTGTTTTTTAGATGCCCTGCGAGCCGCTCTATTACTCATCTAGCTATCCTGTATTGATTCGACGATTGCGACACTACATTCTCCGATAATGCTATCTTCTAAACCATCACCCGTAACATAAGTTGTGCTGTTATTGTAGCTTACTGGAGGGTTCCCGCGTAAAACTAAGAGATGCCACCCGCAGCGGCATTCCCATTCGTCATTGGGCCCATTTCTTCCTATCCATTTCCATTTGTGTGACATTATTCGTTCTGTATTGATCTAACAATTTTTACATCACATTCATCATACATATTTTCAACTGGTTCTCCTATAATCGTTAAATCAATTTCTGGAGATAACCCCGGTCTTGTCATAATGTAACTGCCGCATCTTTTACATGTCCATTCATCGTACATGGGGGTAGCACCCTTGTGCACTCTGGTTGATTTTTCCCATTCATGTGCCATATGAGGCTTTACGTAGATCGTCGACCCAATCTAAACAATCACTCAATTCCGATTCCAGATTTGATACTTGATAATCACATTTATCCGGTCCTTTCCACATAACTAATGAAACATAATACTGATTGATTATCCACCAGTTGAGTCTTCGACCTAAAGCCGCTTCGACTGCGGCAAAAGTCGTAATATCTTCCCAGGAAGGCCCAACAGGCCCGCTACCTGGATGGGAATGAGCAAATCCATCCAAGGTGTGCCTGAATTTCCAAAATTGATTCCATAATTCAGTACTATCTGGTAGACATGAAGTACTGCGATCCGGTGGTATGTGCCAGTATAATGGTTCACCTTTACTAATTATTACACCTGCTTCCATAACTAAAAATACATGAATGAAATAACCATTTTCGGATTTTAATCATTATTTCAGTTATGAGAAAATGGCGAGACGATCAATTGATCGAAGCTGTTAAAGCATCCCGTAATATATCAGAAGTAATAACTAGATTATATGATACGGAATGCGGTGGTCATTTTAAAACAGTTTGGAAATATGTTAACCAATTACAATTAGATGTATCTCATTTTTCTAAGATCCCGGGTCCTACCGGTGTTGAATACCAGCCACAATATACGGATTCAATTCTATGTGAAAATAGTTCTATAAGTCATGGTACATTGCGTGCGTATTTATTACGTAATCGGATTATTCCATATACATGTATTCTATGTAATAATGACGGATATCATAATGGCAACAGGTTAGTATTACAATTAGACCACATAAATGGCATTAAAAATGATAATAGGACAACGAATCTTAGATTTTTATGCCCAAACTGTCATAGTCAAACGAAGACTTTCGGTAGAAAATCGCCAAAACCCTGCCCGAAGGGTCGAATTGGATCACTAAAATCGCCATGCCCACCACGCAGAAAATTAGACCATTCAAAAATATTATCATTATATGAACAAGGCATAAGCATGCCAATTATAGCTCATCAATTTGGAGTTAAACACGCCGCTATACGGTACATATGTAAAAAATCACATATGTATAAGGGCAGAAATGAACATAGAGACCTAGTTAATTTGCGTAAACAAGCAATCTCCATGGTAAACTCCGGTCACAGTAGACGCAAAGCAGCAAGTTTACTTGGGGCTTCTAATAATTCAGTGGCTCGATGGATACGTGAACAAAATCACATCACTTCATAGATTCTACGAGTCACTTGGGGAATTGAAGCTTCCCGGAACTTGTAGTCCGTGCGTTCGTCTACGGCCTCGATTTCAAGCATTGACCCGTCGGTGAACTCAATGGAGCCATACTTAATGTCTAGGTTTACACTCTTGATGGTCTTATTTGCGATCTTCTCCGCAATCTCATAGCTTTTCGTATATTACCAATCCTCGTCTTCATCTCTATCATCGTCCACGTGTCTGAACACATGAAGTACCCTCTTGTGTTCCGCTTCTCTAATTACACCCGGAAGGGATTCTAGCGTGAAGTACGCATCCCCTCTCTCCCCAGTGTGGTGATCAGTTAAACAAATACCAGCTTCAATTATCTGAAGAGTGCGTGCATCACACGTACATTCGAATCGTCTTTGGTTTATCCTGAATGTAACAACCATTTCACCACGATTGTATGAACATCGGTGATCTAAGTACTCAGCGCCTCCAATAGCCAGAGCCGCTCGAGCCGCTTCCCCGAAATCGACTTGTGCCATGGTGCGACGACCAGCGGCATCACCAAGCTGTTTGACTAATTGCGCTCGCCGTTCTTCCTTTGCTCGCCGTTCTTCCTCTTCTACTCGGCGTCGTTCGGCTTCAGCTCGGCGTCGTTCGGCTTCAGCACGATACCAAGTCTCCATTCTGAACGCTGCATCGAGTGCTGGCGAAACACCTTGAACATCATTGACAGAATCAGCTCTGTTTTGATATGCTTCTGCGACTTTCTCTTCCGGTCCTAATGGCATTTCTTGATTTTGGTAGATCAGCGGGCCATCGTCACAAACTCGACCGGCAGCAATACGAACAAACCTATCGAGTCCAGGTTCGATCAAATAAACTTGTTCTGAACAACTGATAAGTTGTGTGGGATCCGGGTCAACTCGAACATTATCGAGGACAATCCGATCTCCAATTAGATACCCATGAACTACGGACCTTAGGATTTCTGGTATTGCGTCAGCAGTTCCTTTAACCGTAGCTTTGCGAGCGGAAATTTTGAAACTAAACCATCCATGCTCGCGGGGTAATGCCCCGTCAATATGCCATACACGATCGATAGATCGGAGAGATCTACTTCCAGTCCAAGGAAGAACTGTAACTTCTTCGTTAGATTGTAGTAGATCTCTCCAACCCATCACTGTCACGCAGCAAATGATGGCTTAGCTAGAAGATCCGTTTGTAGGATCGTCTCGACCAAAGATACACGGTGAACCGTGCGACTTACAGTGGTCTTCGACTGCCCGACCGGAGTAGACGCTACGAGCGCCCTGATCGTACGCGGAATCGCGTACACATCCTCGAACGTCTTTTCATCGATCAAGAAGCATGGGATCTTCAGCTGATCTGCCGTGTCCTGAACCGCCCTGTAGTGAGGATTGTTCCTGACTTTGACAAATCCGAATGCCATCGGGTTCAGGCCCGACGCATTCACCGCTGCAGTGAATGGCCCCGCTTCCTCATCCCCAATGAACATAAATAGTGTGTCTTCGTTTGGAAGAGGCTGATACTTCATCAAGGCCCTGACGCCAGCGCCGTAATCGGTCCCGCCGCCCGCGGAAATACCACGGAAGGCGTTCTCGACCCCGGCAGCGGAGGGATGCTTCAAGGGGAGTTCACGTCCTGCCGTATTGAAGACGGAGATGTGAACCTTATCCGGTGGAAACGCCTGGAGAAACTTAGCTACGTGGCTCTTCGCCTGGACAATAGCATCCTCCATGGACCCGGAAATATCAACCATGAAGTAGACTCGGATTCCCTTCATGACTTCCTCTACCGCCTTTTGAACGGCGGTGTCAGCAGCCTCTTGAAGTTTTTCCTTCGTCTGCTTGTTCTTCACCCTGGATGCGATATTGGCAGCGCGCATGTCATCTGCAGACTTAACTGCCTTTTCCCAACGGTTCTTGACTTCCTGTACCTTCAGTAGGCCAAGCTCTTCAAGTGTTGGCGTTGCGATGATCAAGTCCTTGTCAGACATGGCCCCGGATTCGATGGCCGCTGTGACGATGGCTCGAGTGAGTCCAACGCTCTTCGGCACCAGTCCGACAATGCGCTTATACCCGGGCTTCTCCTTGATGATTTGTTCGCAGATCTGCATCTCATTAAGATCGCCCCAGTTGTCCGCCGCCTTCACCGCTTGTCCGATGGCCATCGTGCGACGACCATCCTTGGCCTGGGACTGCTTCCAGCGCAAAGCTTCAAAGAATTGCGGCATGATAGGCTTGTAACCTACCCGACGCGCCAATTCCATGACAGTCGTGCGGAATCCCGCCTTCATAAGCCCCCGCATCAGATTCGGATTGGCCTCTCGGTGTTCCAGCCATTTCGTTACAACCTTTGGCCATCGACCGAGGAACGGATGACGAGCCGACTTGCCGAAACCAAGCTCGCGATTGATCTCGGCCACTTGAGGCATGGACAAGATATCGTGAATACGCAGAAGTAACTTGGGATTTAGGTCCTTACCGTCACGACGAATGATCAGCGCCATGGCTTCTCCGACGTCTCTATAGTCTTCGTCATGAAATGCGACGGTGTCACCATCCTTAACCGGATCGCCCTTACGGCTCTGTACAAGCATCAATGCCGCAAGAACGACTTTGAGATCCCGATGCTCCTGAGCGAAAGCGTAAGACGCCCATCGAGCGGAGAACTCGTTGTCAAGTCGCCAAACCTCAACGACTTGGCGATACATCCAGGTAACAACTTCAGGAAAGAGTCCTGCCGGTCGGTAGTCACCGACCTTCCTGCGGTCTTCGGTACGAATAGTATTATCGGCCCAAAGAGTACCAATCTTGACCTTGTTTGTCTTTCGTCCAACCTTGGTCAGTTGATACACAACCTTTTGACCGTTCTCCTCCTTATGGGTTACGGGAGTCCATTTCACTCCAACAACCGCAGTGGGATCGGGAACCACGATCCCCGGCCTTCCGTGATATGCATGATCCACATATGACAAAATGGACTGAATAGTGCGCTCGGCTGGTCCTAAATTCTCATTTTGCACTTGCTTTCTCCTGTTTTCGTTTGTGTGTACGTATCTTATGACAGTTGGCACATACTACGTCACACTTTTTAATTTCATCAAGTAATTGTCTTAATGATCCTTTGAATATGAGCGTACTAACCTTAGTTATTTTGGTTGAAGGATCACGATGGTCGAAATCCATGACATATGTTGGGTACGTTTCTTTACAGTCCATGCATGGCTGTTCTTTAAATGTTTCAACTACATGTTTTAACTTCGCTACCGTTCTAGCCTTTGACAAATATTCACCACGTTTATTTAGATACTCAGCCTTTCTTTTGGAAGATTGACATTTTCGACATCTAATGCTGCGTCTACCAAGTGACTTTCCATTCCAGCCGAATTCAATTGTGAGTTTCTTACACCCACAGTCACAACATTTAGTATATTTTGGTTCGATAATGCCAGATTTCACTGCTTCTCGACATTTTTGTCTATAACGTTCTTCCCGAGCCTTAACAACGTTTAAATGTGATGCACGGTATTCTCTCCTGTAAACAATAGAACATTGTTTACAGCGAGCATGTCTTTCTTGCCTTGCTTTCGATCTCCAATGGAATTCAGATTCCGATTTTAAAATTTTACATTGGATGCATTGTTTATTAACCATGAGTTACTATACCATACGATTTCGTTACTCATAATTACACCAGACTTCACTCGATTTTCGGTCTGCACATCGAAAATCGAGTGAAGTCTGGTACAGCGTACAAATTTACACCAGCACCCCCTATTGGATTCGAACCAATGTGATCCTCTTTAGGAAAGAGGTGCCTGATCCGCTAGGCTAAGGGGGCGATAGGGTGATGTACCGGTAACGATCCGGCCAATCCTGGAGCCACAATCCAGTGGGTTCTCCTGCTCCCTCACATCACCATAAATTTTTGGTTGGATGACTAATATATGAAACCGAGTCAAGTTGTATTAAAATTACGTCGGATTGCCGCCGCTATTGAGAATTCGAAAAAACCAGATAAATTACTGGTGGCAAAAGACTTAAAGAAGTTAATGGCCGCTATAAACCCACCCGATCTACCCTCATGGGATGAAGTAGAAAATTCCCTTTCCAATGCGTTCGATAATCTGGATTGGGAAGCCGTAGCTCAGCAAGAGAAGGGTTCACTCCTTTTAACTAGTGAACCAGCCTACACTATCTATAAAACACATAGTGTAGCTATCCAAGCCCATAATATTGGCGGAAAGTATTCTGTATCGGTATCTGAACCGGGTGATTTCGAGCAGGTATATTCAGCAACACCTGATACATTCAATGCAGATGCCGCTGCTAAAGAAGTCGTCGAAGTTCTTCGTAATATTCTTGAATCTGGAGAATAGGTTTTTATATCACAGCGCTCCCGGCGGGAATCGAACCCGCGCCTCCAGATTGAGGGTCTGGCCACCTAACCGCTAGTAAGACGGGAGCAAGCGCCTCACTTTCTAATCAAGGTGGTTCACTTTCAGCTGCTCGCGAGACAGCACCCATTCCTCAAATAGAAAGCAAGGCGGTCGGACTGGCCGGTCACGATCCGGCGACCTCGACGTCCCCGACGTCGCGCTCTTCCAACTGAGCTACAGCCCGGAAATCTGTTTATTTGAACTGTTTATATTGTATTGTTAATATAACCGATTGGAGGTTCGAATGACAGAATGGAAAAGAAATATGAAGAGGAATAGTAGAATCAGAGAATTGCGAAAGAAGGGCTACAGTATTCCGGAAATAGCCAGAAAACTTAATATCAGCAAATCAACTACATCGTTACATTGTAAGAATGTCACAATAGAAAATCCGGAAAGAATGAAGAAGAGAATTAAAGAGAACGGAATGAATGGTTGTAAAGCAGCAAAGAAAAAATGGGATGATAAGAAGACAGAGATCAAAAAATTAGCGGAGAAAGAATGGACACTGATTAGAAAAGACCCCGAGATGATGGGGTTTCTCGGATTGTATTGGGGAGAAGGTAGTAAACGCAATGGAAAAGTAGAAATAGTCAATAATGATTATGGAGTAATATTAGCTGCGATTAAAATATTTGAGCGGCTATGTCCAGATAAGAATTTCGAAATTACTGTGAAGTACTATCCCGAACAAAAACCTGAACAATGCAGGAAATTTTGGGAGAAAATTCTCAGAAAGCCAATAAGACTACGAGAAAAGAAATGGTTAGGGAAAACTAGAAGAATTTATTCAATTAATGGATTATGTACTGTCAGATTCAGTGATTGGTCAACGTATACAAGAATCGTGACCTGGCTAAATTTATGGAAAAAAGAATTATTAAATGAGTCGGGCAGGGCGGATTCGAACCGCCGATCTCGAGTACCCAAAACTCGCGCCTTACCAAACTAGGCCACTGCCCGGAAAATTTTACGTTACCATTATTTCTTCGATAGAAGCTAATCGATAAGCGTCACAATCCTTAGCAAAAATTGCGTGAATACCAACCTCTTCGGTTCCCCCATACCTACGTCTAACTTCTTTCGTACGGCTTTCACTATCATGTATGCTGTTAATCTTATTCGCTAATTCTGTAAATGCTAAAATCAATTGTAGTCTCTTTTGAAATTCAGACATTCCGTCCCAGTAAAAAACTTCTCCACCACACCTGGTGCATTTATACCAATCACCAGGATCATTTTGATGATTTATTCCACGACGATCAAACATCCAATTATGAGGTCTCATATTATCGCTCGATAAAATTTGCTAATTCGGGTTTTGGTTCATCTGTATCCGTACATTTTATGCTAATAGCATCGCATTCACGACATTTAAAATGTCTGTGAACACCCGACAACGGACATCGTTTACGCCAGAACCAAAAACCTTTTACTATAACACGTTTGGTTGGGTAACAAGCTTTACCTTCGCTAGTATCACCAACCCAGTTCGTAAACCGTTTACCGCACACTGGGCAATAAGACGCGGAATATCCGTCTTTTTTGACAACATAATATGTGAAAATATTAGCTAAAGGTTTCTCGTATTCGACAATAGCTTGTGTGCGATAGGGCACTGCCATGTTTCACATTACAATCAGTGCCCCTGGCGGGATTCGAACCCGCGAAATTCAGACACCTAATTGGATCGAATTCCATACGCAGTATGTTTCCGGTGACAATTTGAACAAATCAATTCACATTTAGAAAGTTCCTTTACAATATTATCCCAACTCTGACGCATTAAATTAGTCCAGTCCATTTCCTTTTCTTTTATATGGTGGAAATCATAAATGCATGGGTCATCTACAATATTACAACAGACGCATTTTCCGCCTAGAAATGCAACTGCTTTTGCTTTAACTTTTTTCCATCGATTTGCTTGATATTCATCCTGGCAAACTCTACAATACGCACATAAATATGTTCGTTTTGAATTGTAGAATCTGAATTCCGTAGCAGGTTTAGTATCTTTACATTTGGCACAATGTTTTGGTTTCATCCCTTCATAATATGGCGCTAATTTAGCCCGAGCCAGACGGACTTTATTATTCTGAGCACAAACTCCACCACAAAATTTTCCTCTTGCCGATCTATTACGTTTACGAAGTACTTTTAAATCAAATTCTTGTTTGCATTCGATACATATCATACACTACTTTAGTCATAGAAAGACTAAAGATGTCTCAGGTGCTCGAACCTCCGAGCGTCGTGGGCAAAAAATCACGGCATTTCAGCAGAAATTGTAACGATGCCGTCCGTAGCTTCAAAATACACGTTCGTCTCTAGATCTTCGACAAACTTAGCATCGGTATCAAGATTAAATACAACATTATTGTTATCGACAATTTGTTCTATCTGATATTCACCAGTCGAATAGCCTTTGCTCTCTATAATAACTTTGGCCACCTTTATTGCGTCATCAGCACTCATAGTAGAAGGGTGCTCGACTCCCATGAAAATAACATTTTCACCAGTTTCGAACCCGAGATCCTCGTCTTCATCAATTGCATGGGCTGCAACACGCATGGCTATCTTGACGAGATCCATACTAATTGTTTCCATAACAGACTTATAGGTCGGACTGGCCGGACTCGAACTGGCGACTGGTCCCGAACCACGCGCGCTACCAACTGCGCTACAGCCCGTGAATCGCGGAACATTCCGCGATAAACAGCTTTGACTGACGTCGGTGCCCCAGGCCGGATTTGAACCGGCGACGCCTACCTCTTCAGGGTAGCGCTCTACCAACTGAGCTACCGGGGCATATTCGAACTAAATTCGAATATTAGACTTGTTGTAAAATTGGTTCGATATGGGGTATCGAACTTGGACAGATAAAGATCTAGAGTTAGCGGTTAAATCAAGTAAGACCAAATCAGATGTTATTCGTAAACTTGGACTAAAATCCAATAGTTCTGGTAATTTTCAGGTTATCGACATCCATATTAAACGACTCGGGTTGGATATAGCACATTTTCACGAAGTCGTATTAGGAAAACCTAGCAAACCGAAACAGATTGAGGATTTATTAATTAAAAACAGTACTTATACAAATACTGGAAAACTCAAGTCTAGATTAATTAGAGCTGGTCTTCTTAGAGAAGAGTGTTATGAATGTAAAACAACCACATGGATGGGTAAAAAGTTATCTCTACAACTTGATCACATAGACGGTGATCGAAGTAATAATGAATTAAACAATCTTAGACTGTTATGCCCAAACTGTCACTCTCTAACATCAACTTATTCCCGTTCCCGTACTAAAATGCAGAATAAACTATCAGAAAATAAGTGTAAATGCGGAGCATTTATTTGTCGGCGTTCCAGCATGTGTATTACTTGTGATGCTATTTCTAGGAGAGGTAAAAATTTAAAAATTAAATGGCCAAACATGAAAACATTACTAAATATGGTGGAAGAAGCCGGATATGTTCAAACTGGTGTTAAATTAGGCGTTTCGGATAGAGCCGTAAAAAAACATATTCTCAGAAATAACAAGAACTGCGCACCGAATGGCAGTAGAAAATTGACAGTACCCGAGTAATGAAGCTGGATCTTTGACAGATTGAATATCTGTTGCCTTACCATTAGGCTATTCCCCCATTGTAGAGTCAGATGACTCGGCGGGGAAAGGGGACTCGAACCCCCATAGCTTTTGCTTGTGAGCTTCACGTAGTGGGTACTGCGGTGCTCCCACCGGGGTACGATCCCGGACCTCCAGCTTGAAGGGCTGGCCACCTATCCGTTTAGTTAGATGGGAGCAAGTTCGTTCCTACGGAACTCGTTACCGTCAATGATACGAACGAATGTTCGTTGAAAATCTTGTTTATTCCATACTATGATATCTCCACCACAGCGAACATCAATCAAATTGTCACTAAATTTATCTCCCAAATCGGTTATATCGACTTTAACGCCAACTCTTAAAAACTTAAGAAATCGAGGATCCTTTTTCGCATCATTGCATTCAGATTGCGTCGGTGGTCGGATACGTACGTAATCGCCTAATTTAATAGAACCTTGCATGAAGGAGTTAATGACTTCTTCACCATATCTTGACAGTCTGTCCCAATTTTTCATGAATTACTATACACGTAGAGCTTTGTTTGTACGGTCTAAGTATGTCAGATCAAATTAAGTCATGGGGACAATTGCTCAAAGAATGGATGGTAAATTTCTTTGGTGCGCTTTCTAAGAAGCCTAATATCATGCTACTTTACTTGCTTGTAATCGGAGGTTGGGTGTCAGGTATAAAAACCTGTAACAAGGTCGATGTTGCCTCCGGAAAAGCTGCTGGGGCAGCTCAAGTAGCAGATGAAGCTAAAAAGACAGCAGAGAACAAGGATTTAGAACAGGCATCTTATGAAGCTTTGGCTAAAACAATTGAAGATTTGCAGACGGAAAATGACGCGGTAAAAGAGCGGTTAGCGTTATTATTAGGACATGTCCAGAATATCGCAGCTCAACCGCCAGCAGTTGTTAGAGTGTTTACTCCAACAGGACCCGTGTCAGCTGCGCCACCTATTAAGCCACCGTTAGTTCCATCTTCAATAATAGATGAACCGGCTCCGCCCCCACCTCCTGCATGGGAGACACTCAAATCTCAGATGAAGAAGTAGAGCCCGCTGCGACTTACGAAATCACTGCTCTACCTGCTGAGCTATGTGGGCAAAAGCTGAGTATCCGAGGAGAAGGACGTTGTCTTTACTCAAGACGGATTGAAAGATCCGTTGCCTATTCCATTCGGCCACTCCGGCAGATTTAGAGTCTAAAGACTCGGAGCCGGAGGCAGGAGTCGAACCTGCATTTTGTGCGTGTTTGTCCATCGAATCGGATACCGATAGCGCCAGAGGTTGGGTTCGCACCAACTAAGTGTCTCCTATATGAGACTCACTAGCTTTCTTGGCCCAGTAACCTGGACCGGGAGTTGGAATACCTCGTTTATCACAGTGTTTTTTAACGGCCTTATCAGAAACGCCAAGTTGTTTAGATATCGTAGTCATTGGTTTTTTCCAGACCAGAAGTCGTAACTTGGCGTTTATTGGCCATATTGTTCTAATTTTTCTACCTTTCTCTTGTACTATTAATCTATGCGCTTGATGCATATTTTGACATATTTTATTACAAAAGTGTAATGCATATTTCATTTGTGATGGTATTTTATATATTTCTTTATTACAGTATGCACATAAAACCAAGCTACCTTTGGGCTTCTTAAATTCTGAAAGTTTGCGCTGATACTCTTTAATTCTCGACAAATTCAACTCATAGTGCATTTCCTTATGGCAGTTAGAACATAATAAATCACATTTATCCAATTCTTTTACAACCCTTTCCCACTTAATGGATCTACCATTTGATATTCTAAAATCTTTCTGTGAAGGATCTCTATGGTGGAATTCCATCGCCGCCATACACTTAAAATATCCGCATTTAATACATTTACCGCCCAAGTAATCAACAGCTTTGATTTTCATTTGACGTCGAAATTCAGCCACTGCCATTCGAAAATATTCTCTTCTGGTTCCCATCCTTAACTTTACCAAAGAGGAAATGGCGACCGCGGCAGGGTATGATCCTGCGACCATTCGCTTAACAGGCGAACGCTCTACCAACTGAGCTACGCGGTCGTGGTAGGGGAACCGGGATTCGAACCCGGATTCTAGGCTTCAAAGGCCTATGTCCTGCCATTGGACGATTCCCCTGTAAAAGGAGTCCTCCTCGGGTGAAGAGGACTCCCAGGAGAGGTACGATCACTCGCTTGCGCGGCGACCGCCCAAAGTCCTGTCAGGTTGTCAGAGAGCAAGGGGTTTTTGCAAAACCCCCGGTTGGCTGGGGAAGAAGGGGTCGAACCTTCAACTTCTAGTTCCAGAGACTAGCGTTCTGCCATTGAACTATTCCCCAATTTCTGGTGGGCCAAGACGGGGTCGAACCGTCGACCTGTCGGTTAAGAGCCGACTGCTCTACCGATTGAGCTATTGACCCGTTGCGAGTGGGACCGGTCGGATTTGAACCGACGACCCGCCGGTTAAAAGCCGGCAGCTCTACCAACTGAGCTACGATCCCGCAGTAAGTCGTTGCTCTATTGGTTTTATCTTTGTCACGACGATCTCCTTTTCCCAACAACTGATGTAGAGAAAATCTCCGTTTTTGTCCAAGTGAACATGAGAATTAGCGCTAGGGAATTGTGCGCTAAGTTTCTGTTCCAGTCGTTTTGCTTCTATCTTAGTCATTGTTTTGGTGGGGCGTGAGGGATTTGAACCCCCGTGGGACTATGCCATCTGGTTTACAGCCAGACCTCATCAACCGCTCGAGCAACGCCCCATGAATCAAGGGTGCGCGCACGCGCTGCGGTATAATATGTCCTGACTTTTCCCATTTGCCGAGTCTTTCTGTTGTGAAGTCTCTTACGAACCGCTTTCATTCCGCTGGTCAGCAGGCCCGAGCCTCGGCCCTGCGTTCTTGTCTCGCACGGAAGCATTTTGAACGCTGGAAAACTGTGTCTGTTGTGACTTCGTATCATCTTGAACTCCAATAACGCTGAGGGCCACCGGGAATCTCTTCCGGGCGGCCCTCTGTGTCGTTACCGACTAACTGACACTAAGGGCCGCCGGGATCCTCCTTGAGATTGCGGGCCTGGCAGCTTTCGTGAATCAAACTAAACAGGCCCGCTTGCGCTTTATAGGAGGTACCGGGCACACACGGGACCGTCATGGTTGCCAATGATGGCGACCACAAGGTCATAGTTTGTGTCCGTCCTAGTGTCATCGAACTTGGTGTCCCTTAGTCGAACTATACAACGACCAACGTCTAGTTTAACATAGCATATCCGCGCTCATTTGTCAATACATCGCATTCAGTGTAATTTTCGAAATGGTCGAATTGCCTCGCGTTTTTGAAAACGGAACGATTACGTTAACGGTAAATCCTGATGGGTTTAGGCTTTATGTCGGATCGCTCGAGGTCGATCGCGTTGACGATGTCAAGATAGATCTCAATAGGTTAAATAGGCCTGATATATCCGTCAAAATAGGTGATGGGACATCGCTCGAAATAGATGAGACGATGCGTATATTAAAAACGTTTCCGTGGCTGAAGATTGTCTAATATCTATCTGTGATCTTTATTTATGCTTCTGTCTTTTTAAATGTATTCCGATTTGGTCCGGGTATTTTATCATGTAATCATACGCCGATTTGAAGTATCCCTTAATCGGAATGGCGGTATCTCTTTTCATTAATTTTTCGAATATTAACTCCCCGTCAGACTCTGACCATATCCATTCTTCAGTTATCGGAACATCTGGTTCGGCCTGACTCCAAACATTTCCGTATGGAAACATCAATAATATAAATTCAATTTTTTCAAATCTGGGTTCAGGATCAGAATAATATTTTTCACGTCTCTTAATCGACAGGTATGCTCCTTCTGGTAGCTTTATTCCTTCCGGAGACGTGGTTATCCATCTCTTTATGGACATCCATTTGACTTCCGGAGCTTTATATCCCATTTTCTTTCGGTAGGGGAGAGAACAGTTGTAAAGCGCCGATGGCGACAACCCGCTCAACCAAGGACGGAAATTTCTTGGTATTCCGTTGCATGAATGTACAGACTCAATCCAAATTGGATTTAATCTATCAATCCGTTGCTGAATTTTTTCTCTTAATTCGTTGTCCATACTCATCGTTCACATTGATTCTTGATCATCATCATTCTCATCTGATCATCATTCAATGTTTCGCGCTCATGCAAAACTGGCGGAGAAAATATTTTAGTTATTTGATATGTTTCTAATCCAGAACATTCATCGATAATTGGCACTTCAGCAATGGTTAGACATGGCCCATGCTCTACAGCCAATTTCTTACTTTCCTCAGATAATACACCAGGATCAACCGGTTTTTTACCGTACCCGCCAATCAAACGACATAACATCATCTGTCCACTGGGTAGCACCAGAGGTGAAGATCCTGATTTTGGACAATGACTAGATACTCGACAATTTACACACTCAACAGATAAAATATGCGGTAATGACATATAATTACATTACCGACTGATATAATTTAAGATTCCATAATCGTAACTAAATCTTTGGCTAGCCTATCGGCCTCGAGCATATCCACCGGACCCGCAGGTCGGACTACAAGCCTGACTTCATTTAAAAGATTTTGAAATCTCCCAAGTTCTTTATCTGCAGACTGGATGGCTTCAAAATTTAAAGGGTTATACAACAATCTAGTATCTTTGTCGAGATTGTATAATAACTTAATATCCTCACTGGACAAATTAGATAAGTATATAGTCTCTTCCGTATTCTGAGATACAATTTCATAACACATACGGGACATGATATGTATAGCCCTTAGTACATTCTTCATTGGGCCATTACCATTCACGACATCTTTATAATTCGGACCAACAATCACTGTCCGAATTTTGGAGCGCATGATACTGAACAGAATTTCAGCTGTTCGATTATCTAATTCGATTGTGGCCAACCCGTTAGTTATTGTAACGCCATTCACAATATATTATACACACCTTTACCCCAAATTTACAATTAACTATCTTTCGGTAGGTGGCTTGGTGGATATTTGATCCTCTCTTTCAGCATCTCGATTATATTGTTCGGCGGCTTCTTGAAATTTATCGGAGTGGAATCTCCACTGTTCAAATTCATGAATAGGGTCTTTGGTTTTACCTTTTTCTTTTGACTTAGGATACCCATCTAATTCGAATTCATAATCATACATTATACTATCGACACCTATAGTTACATCAAAATCATGGGTAACCATGTGTAATACTGGAGGTTCGTCATTAGTAATTTCAAACTTCCATCCCTTTTGTTTTGCCTCGGTTTGAAGGTTAATTAAAATACGTTCTTCCATCCTAAAATCCGCGGGGTTCGCAGCAGCATAGTGTTTAACTATAGAATGAAGTAAATCGAAATTGGGCAATATTATCATTCGTCGCATTAATTTGGATGAACATTGTCCGGAATGTTCTATATCAGATGCTATGCGCCGAAGCATGACAGCATATGCACCAGGGTCAATCGATGCTTTTTGTTTAAGAGTTTCTTCCTCATCCTCTTCTCCAGGCATGCCCTTCCTGAGAAATTTTGTGAGCACGTCAAGAGGCTTATTGGTAATCTTATGCGTAGAATCTGATGGATCATCCTCTGCTTCGACATCTACATTATACATAACATATTTCGCATCTATCTTTACTGATATGTCAGTAAGATCTTGACCAAAGAATGCCCCATCTTTCGTTATTTCCGATCGCCACTTGGGCGGTGGGAAATAATCTTTAATATCCTTCATTATCACTAATGCAAATCTACTACGCATATCATACAATATTTATAGGAGAGCTATCTATAACCCAGGAATGCATGCATAACCTGTTTAATTAGAATGTCTGGACTCGGAAGCCCCTGCATATTGCATCCGGCGGCCTTATCGTGCCCTCCACCGCCAAATTTTTCGGCAATCAATCTAACATTGACTTTATCATTTGAACGGAATGAGACGACCGTACGAGGGTTGTCTCCATGCATATAGAAATATGAGACAGCTACATCGATCCCATAATCTGTCCGTAAGAACTCAGCCGTGTCACTGAATGTCGGTTCTGTTAAATTAAAGAATGCAAATTCGCATTGTTGATAGTTAATAATCTCTATCTGCGTGTGGGCAGTTTTCGCAATGACCTTGGTCTTACGTTTGATCTTATCGATAACTAACTTTCCTAATTGATATATTTTATCGAAATCGAGAAAATTTATGGATTCCAGCAATGAATCATGGCCTGCAGATAATAGGCCGTGGCCCATTGCTGCAGCATGATACCAATCAGGGTGTTTCGTATTCCAGGTATCACGAATAGCACATAACTTTGCAAAATTTTCCCACCGATGTAATTCGTCTTCAGAAATTAAGTCCCTGATCGGATACATCAAATATTCATAGGCCAGTAACGCTCCTGATTTACTTTCGTCTCCAAATACTCCGTTGAGCATGCGCGTTACAGTTTCGGCCGTTTTATGGTGGTCCAGTACGATCGGATCGAGATTAACCCAATCTTGCCATCGGGTTAATGGGGGCGTGATGTCCACAAACAACTGATGGGGCTTGGCTTCTAGATTCTTGTGTTCTGGTGTCTGATATTGAATAAAATGAATTTCTGGTTTAATACCTATGATTTCAGCGACTTTCGCACATATGAGTGCCGAAGCTATCCCATCAGGACAAGATGCGTGAACGTAAATCTCAGTTATTTGTTTGAATCTTTCGATCATATGCTTACCATAGACCCAGGACGTCCGGACTCCAGTATATACTTCATGGCTTTGTCCACTTTCAAATCCAAGTCATGTATGCTACCATCATTATTCAGTACAAAGTCAAATTCTGAATCCGGAATAGTAGCTTGTTCAAGCTCTGATCTGTGTTGATATGGTGGCTTCGGAATACTTGGCATTTTGACCCTAATAATAATTGGAATAACATCACCTTTCCCATATTCTCTTGTTAATTTGATCTCATGCTTATGTCTAAAATCTGGTGAACAAGTAACAATATATTCGGGGTCGATCAATAAAGGAATAACTATATATGATATTCCTTTCATATTTGAATAACAACAATGACGCCATTCTCTAGCTACTTGTATTTGAGTTTCGATTGATTTCCTAATCCAAGTATTTAAGTACATAGTATTCATTAATTCGCAATGTCCCTGCAATGTCTCTCTTGGAGATAACCAAAAATTTGGGTCTCCTTTTTCCACATAATAAATTTTATGCCTTTTTACATTTTCACATGGAAGTTGGTAATACGAATTATCGACACAGGAGAATAAATAATATTCTTTATTTGGATCGAGCTTTGTCGGTTTGCCATCCAAAGATAAATTCCCAGTGTCACTTGGATCAATAACTTTGATTAATTCGAATTTATGATGTTTTGGATATCTCAAATCGCCAGCATTGCGTTTTTCACTTGGACCGAATAGCTGTTCTTCAGTAAACCCATACAAATCGGCCATGTGGCGCTTGGCTGGATCAGCAAGCCCTATTCTGATGGCTTTAAATTGTTCTATTAACCTATTGGCTATAGTATCTTTTCCAGTACCAGAAAAACCGGATATTCCTATCATATAATGTCGCATTATTTCTCCGACTTTATTGTTCTGCGTTATTATACAATGGGAAATGTATGACAACTATTGACGATATAAAATGGGTACCATTCGATAAATTTGAAGGGCCAATGTATTTAGGTCAATATAGATATAAACTCCCGGATAATCCAGATTTTCTAGACAAAGCTCTCTACGTTTTTTCTCACGTTGAATCTGGCAGGTACGATGCCATAAACATGTATGATAAATGCATTGTTTCATTAGGTTTGATTCAAAGATGTGAAGCTGCACCGATTTTTGGCACAAGTGAAATGTTGAGCAAATGTGCTAAAATTAACCCAGATGAATTTAATAAATGCATAGATCTTATGCCCGCCCATCCAGTTTTTCAGGAGACAAAACTCGGGTGGAGATTTTTCCAAGATGGGAATGAAGTAAATAACAGGTCAGCTCAACAAAAGCTATTTTTGAGCACTAATGGACTACGCGAGAATTGGAATGATGAATCGAAAGAATATGCAAAGGCCACAGCCGTCGCTTTATGTTCGATATATAACAATGAATCATTTAGAAGTATTCAAATGGAATATGCAAAATCTCTACTAATGAAATTCGTATATAAAAATGCACAGGATGCGTTATTCACAAGAACGGATGAAGACGGATTGTGGGGAGCACTAAAAGCTGCTTATATTTCGTTTGCGGGGAATTCACCATCCATGGCCAATAACTGTGTGCGATCCATAATGGAAAATGGCGTATGGAATTTGATGGACGATAGAGATAAATGTATCGCTGTGTTACAATCTCTTGTATTTGATTCAGAAATATCAATTTGGCCAATTCGATACAACGACATACGAGGCCCACTCGAGAATTTATTTAATGTTGATCTGCCAGATTTTGCTAGTGAGCTCAAACAATGGAATGATAATTATAAGTATGGACGAACTGTACATGAAGTCCAAGCAGGACTCCAGTATTTAGGATACGATATCGGCCCCGAAGGAGTGAATGGGAAGATCACTCGTGGAACCAGTGCAGCTATTGCTGAATTTAAAAGGGATCAGCATCTAACTCCGGATAATATATTGGATATAGTTACAGTTGAATTGTTACACCAGATGGTAGAATCGCTAGATTCTATAGCGGCGGGAAGGTTGATAGATTTATCCAATGCTGTGATGAACGGAAAAGATGATATAGTGGCAATACTAGACGATATTACAAATCGGCAAAAGAAATCTCCGGAAGCCTGATGGGCTTCGCATTTTTTTCCTCTTCATCCTTGATGATTTGACGAAGAGTCTTTTGCAAGGCGTCTATGGCCTTTTGAAAACTATCAACCGTGGATAATATGATATCCTTATCTTGAGTTTTACTCCAATTGTCTATATGTGTTTGCCCCTTTTCGATAGCGTCTATTAGTGCATCCGATAGATATGCAGGCCCAACCGGGATGCATGTTGAATTGATTAATTCTAAAAATATCCAATTGCTTCTAGAAGACCCATCATATGGAGCATGATAATAGCTGCGAATCCCGTCTACTAACCCGGTCTTCTTATTCCTGGTTTTACCAATTCGAGTCTGGCCACTAACTCTAACCCAATCCCCGATAGACACCTTGCCCGACATTTCAAGTCTGTAGCCCGATATTTCAAGTCTGTAGGCCACCTTGGATGTATAGCATTCTACGGTTGGAAATTTACCCTGTTTATTCAGATAACAAACTCGACCGAATACTGGCGGAATATCTACTGTAATCAGCATTCAATTAACTTACATTGAGAAGAATATTTACACAAACAGTTCAAAAAGCTTGCTAATCACATTCTATTTTCCTATAATTGTATGGATATTCTATGGGATCCGGAAATTGCTATATGCACTGAATGTGGTAATAGACGCGTTGTCAGAAGATATACTTCTGATAATTTGCACAGAATCTTCTGCTATACATGCTGGCATAAAATGCAAAAAGATATGGAATTAGATGATTCAGAATGGACTGAGCGTAGTTGTATAGTCATGGAGTGTGAGCAGCAGCATAAAAATGGAACCACACAAGATTATTCCTTCCATTGATATTAATGATATACCAATTCTAAGTTTAGGGGCTAAAGATTATTTTATTAAAGCACATAAATTCGCTTATCACTATTACTATGATGTAATAGAAAAAATAGCATCTACTAGATTTAACCAACTCAGTCCAGAATATTTTTTCAGAGAATATATTTGGGTAGTCTATACTTCCGGATTTTCGGCTAAAGCTGTTAGTAGATTCTATGATAAATTAACTACAACTTATGGTAACTATTCCGAATTGAGTAAAGAATCACTAGATTCAATTATGCCTAGAATTAAACCTATATGCAATAATAAACAAAAAGCGAATTCAGTATTTAGAACTTCCAAAATCTTGAATGATGCAATTGCTAAATTTGGTTGGGAGACTTATCGAAATAAATATTTATCATCAACATCATCATTGACCAGTTTACCTCATATTGGACCGATTACTTGTTTTCATCTTGCCCGGAATATTGGATTATTAGATTCAGTAAAACCAGATCTTCACCTGGTTAGAGCAGCTAAATATTGGGGGTATAGCAATTGCGAAGAAATGTGCAAAGATGTTCAACCAGAAGGCATGCCGCTCGGAATCGTAGACTTGATTTTGTGGTATTCATTATCTTCGTTTGGTTCATCACCGATACAGAAATCTAAATAAACTGATTGACCTATTAAATTGTGGTGAAGATATTAACTAACTTAGTATTTTCATCCTCTGCAGATTCGGGTTCAATAATTATGAAAAGCGGATCTTGAAATATACCCATTATGCTTCGTAACATATTAGACGCTTCTTTTTTGATTTATACTCTTGAGTCATGAGAGCGCTTATTAATTGTGCGCGATCTAAAGATATGTCGCATGATTTCAATAATTCAGAACAAATAATGAACTGCACTTGAATAGTATCACATACTGACGACATGTATCTAGTTGGGATGAATAACTCGAATTCAGCTAATTTCAAAAAAACGTAATCTTTATTCTCGATCTTCCTTTTGGATACTAATACTTGAGAATCATTCACGTACGAAGAAAATCCTTCGCGTGACTTCTTGGTTGAATTTAAGACTTTTTCTCTCATACGAATACCTCCGTATGACGATAATAACCTACACTTAAAATTATAAATCAGTCAAATTCTTTTTACAATATTTCTATTTTTCTTCAGTTTCTTCGGTCGGCTGATCCACAACATGACTAATCGCATTTTCCATATTATCAATGAATTCTTTAAATTCTTTAAACTGTGAGTCCATATAATCTGGAACCCATTGTAAAGAAGATTCAGCGTAAAGACCTCTACTATGCTGACGGGCTAATGCCATTGCTTCTTTGGCCGTATTCATCAATTCGATCATAGATTCAACGTTTCTTTTGATATTCCCTTCAATAGCTACGCGATTAATCAAATATTTAGCCGCCACTCTTTTGGCTAAATTCGATATATTTGGCATACTTCAATACATTATTAGAGAGATAACACTCCAATATAGTCTAGATTTCTATATTTCTGAGCATAATCCAACCCATAACCAATGACGAATTTATCATCAATCATAAAACCAAGAAAATCCATTGGCACACGCACCTTCATTCTTGACGGTTTGTGTAGTAAAGAACAAACTTTTATGCTATTCGGACCTCGAGTTCGAAGCATCTTGATTAGATAATCCATAGTTAATCCAGTATCTATGATATCTTCAATGATTATTACATCCCTATTCTTTATTGGTTCGGATAAATCTTTCGTAATTTCAACCACTCCCGATGACTTGGTATCTGCCCCATATGAAGAAGTGCCGAGGAAGTCTACAGTTACAGGTAAATCGATGTATCGAATTAAATCAGCTATGAAAATGAAGCTACCCTTTAATATACATATTAAGACCGGGGCCTCTTTCGCCTCTGCATATGCTTTAGTTATTTCGGCACCAAGTTCTTGCACGCGTGATAATAATTTATCAGTCGGTATCAGGATCTCTATAGTCTTGTCGATAATCTTCATAGTAAACGGTACATTCTTTTCGAATGTTTGATGCAGCTACTCTTCGACAGCGTCGATTGTACCCACGTTTAGTAGAACGCCGCGCTTTGGTGTGCCAGTGCAGAGATTTGCGCCAGTGAGTGAGTGCGTCGTACTCGTCGCCTGAGATCATTGGTAGTTCGTGCATAGCTAATGTTCCGGATTATCGATGAAATTTGACAGATTTTCAAAGTCTAAGTTATTATTCTCTTGATATTCAATCAGTTGTTGTCGATCTTCTTCATCCACAGATTGTGGATCCAAAGCAGCAATTAAACAAAATTCAGATTGACTGATGTTAATTATTGACCCCTCTCCCGCCTTAATAACATCCCAAAACGATACCCAAGGCGACCACCCATCTAACTCAGTACTCGGCCCCCATTCATCAACAGAATACGCTGTCATATGTATTAGCCAAACATTATATTCATCAAAATCCAGAGACGGATCTATAGACTTTCCACATTGTGGACAGAATTTAAAGTCCGGGCTGTTCTTGGAAAAAGCAGTACAACAGGCAGATTTTTGGTATGCATTATTTGCTTTATATTTTCCATACATTTGCAAAGCTAGGTCTCTAAGTGCATTCTGTGGAGTACTGAACCCACACTCAGAGACGAACCAGACATGCGCTAATGAACTATCTTCTGAGTACCCGAATCCGAGTACAACACAGGTATACATTCTAGTCTTTCGTCGCGTAGACATTAACACTCCTCATCAAGGATTGATTGATCAACTTTACATTTTGAATGAAGATTACCGGTATGGATAACAATAGGTTAATACGCATTGCTATTCTTTTATCTCAAGTTAGTGGTAGACGCAAATATTTTGTATGTGATTTTGAAGCTGATGAACCTGATTTTTTGATGTATCCATTCAGTTCTAAATCGGCGGCTAATAAGAAAGCATTAGAAATTATAGCATTATTTAATGATAATACTAAAGATAAATACCGTAAAACACTAGGTTTAGATCCGAATGATGATTTGTCAAATATTAATGTAGAGAGAAAAATTTATTTACCCGTATTTACTATATTTGGAGTTAGTGAAGGTAGTGAAGGAGTGGTAGTTATGTCGGACTTTTCTACTGGGATCGAGTTTTATTCGTGGCCAGAATCAAAATCGAGCATACCAGCACATGAACATCCGCATGCGCTCTTCCCAACTACCGGAACTCCAGATGGGGCCGCAGTAGCTGGAAAAAGGTTACTTCCCAATTTCCTAAAATCTCAGCCGTCTAAGCCGTGATTGTATGATTATATGTGCGTATTATTGAACCATCATTTGAAATAATTCAATGTCCAGATGGCGAAGAATGCCTCGCATTTTTAGAAAAATGCGCCAGGACTTGTTATAAAAGCGAAGGTAAGATCGACGAAGGTTTTGGAACATGTGGGGATTGTGATGGAAGTGGATGGGTTGAAGTAGACATTCATAGGAATAGCCGATGTCCAGCTTGCCAGGGTACTGGTAAATCCGATATTCGAATAAGTGAACCATCCAGTCATAAGCTCATCAGACGCATTGTTAAAAGCGGCCACGAATCTGTTATTGAGCACATGGTCATCAGTGTGCGATTCATTTTTGATCGTGGCGTAAGCCATGAGATGGTGCGTCACAGAATAGCCAGTTTCTCGCAAGAATCAACGAGATATTGTAACTATTCCGATGATCGTTTTGGTAACGAACTCACCTTTATCCGCCCTTGTTTCTGGCCTGTGGGGTCGGAACTCTACAATGAATGGGTCGAAGATATGGAGTACGCTGAAAGGCGTTATTTATCCAAGATCGAGAAAGGTGCAAAGCCAGAGGAAGCTCGGTCAATTCTACCTAATAGCTTGAAGACCGAAATCGTCGTTACCGCTAATCTCAGGGAATGGAGATCAGTAATCTTTACGCAACGATCTTCAAACCCCAAAGCGCATGTACAAATGCGTCAAGTGATGCAACCTCTACATGGAGAATTGTGTAGGCGCATTCCTGTCATATTTGATGGGGCTAACTGATGAAGTTACTCTCTCCGGTTTGTTATGATTGTGGACGCGCTCCTAGCGATTATATGGTAAGAGACGTTATATGGAACCAGGCATTTCCTAATTATCGGGAAGTAAAATCCAAGTTACCGATAGCTCCTGGTTTCAATAAACCCCACGTCTTACTGTGCTTCGATTGTCTAGAAAAGAGATTAGGTAGAAATTTAAGGAAGAATGATTTTGATCTTGAGATCCCTGTAAATGCCGGTATTAAACTCGGTATTAGATTCTCTTCTTGATTTATTCTTCCATTATTTTATTTACTTTTGCCCAATTAGGCTCGAGTTCAAACTCTGGCCATCCGTATACAGCAATATTGCCTTCCTCATGTTCTACCCAGTAAATATCACCACCGTGACCAGGAACACAGCCTAGGATCGTACCAGGAGCCCCCGGTTTCCTGGTTTGAATATATTTATCTTTGACAAGCACCCCAGCTTGTTTAATAGGTTTGACATCTGTATTTGTAATAATGGGAGTGCCGTCCCTTAGAATGGAATTTGGTTCTTTCATATTAGTCATCCATAACCTTCTTCACAATCGATTCTCTCACAATATCATCCCAGACACTGATAATATCTTGTTTTCGAATTCCATCGTTAAACGCATTAAATAACCCTTTCTTCAATTCCATCAGAGAATCACTTCTATGTTTCTTGTTTGCGAATTTATCAATCCGAGAAGTGATAGCTTTCCGTCTAGCGGCTGTTTTGATTTTCTTTTCAATCTGTCGACGGATCTTATCGCTAATATAGGTTATCCACATGCGATTTACCGACTCTTTAGCTGGCTTAGATATTATATGCCCTTGCACGAGATATAAAATAGCAAGACCTAATCTAGATAGTTCGCCATCTTTAGCTTTGCTAGCATTCCTTGGAAAATGAGTAGAAACCCTTCTGATTTTTCCTTCGAGTTCTAAAACATAGATAGCATAAAGACATTTATCATACTGAAGTTTCAAATGTTGTCTATCGTGATATAATTCAACTATTTTCCAATTTATATGAATAGCGACACTCTGGACCTTAATATTTTTAGCTCGTTCCCCAAACGCATTAGCATCCATCTCATGTTATATACACGTCATAATTTAGAATTTTCAAGAATTCTAGTTAATACATCCGCGAATTCATTATGATTTCCGGCACGTAATGATTCAATGACTGAACCTAGTTCGTTCAATTTGATTTCACATGTTTCACTTGTGAATTTATATGGTATAGCAATAGACACCATTACATGATCAGGAGGCAATCTATTACATGGCTCAAGCAAACTTGAATGCTTTACCACATCCTGCACCAAAGCCGTAGGCCATTTTTCAGCTTTATCCGGTTTCTTCAGTAAACAAACCCATTGATCATCTCGGAGTAACATTATATCTAATACGTCATTGAATGCATCATCCGGCTTGGGAGAAATCGCCCAAGATTCGGCAATCAACCCTTCTTTATAACGCCGAATTGGAACTAACATACAAAGTTTTCCATTTGGGAATTCAATGATGTATGATGGTACTTCCAGTTCCCCTATCACATTGAAATGTTCGTTGAAATCCTGGTGCAATTCTACTTTTATCGGAGAAGATTTAATTAACTTGGCGCCAAGAGCTTCATATAACTCCATAGATGTAATATACATTTATAATATGAAACACGAATGGGAGCCGATGGGGTCATATGAAACTCTTGGAGGAATTGGGCGTCTGAGTACATGGAAATGCAAGCGATGTGGATTAAAGGTGACTAAAATCGGGCGTCACATGCCACATGCCGGAACCGAAGTAGAGTATAGCCCGATGGATCATTATGCTTCACTCGGAATCAAGCGAGTGAAAGATGATTGTGACAGAGTAATAACGTCTTACGTTATGGAATCATAACATGAATGATAAATTATCAGAATTGGCGGACAAACTCATAGTCCATGAAGTCATGGAAGGATCCGATGAAGAATTATACTCCATAATAGATGAATGTGAAGATTACCTATTGGTTATGTTGTGGGATCATGAACCATCATTACCGAATATGCCAGATACGAGTTCCAACAAACACGAATGGGTATGTATTAAAGAAAGCGTGAAACAATCTATAGAAATCAATGCGTCATGGCGAGCTTTTACTTATGAATGTAGAAAATGCGGTTCAAAAATAATGGTCCCGGCTAGTGAAGATGATCTGAGTTTGTATGGTGCTCCAACCTGTAATGAATGTCTCGTATCTGATGTGATGAATAAATAACTACGTATCGGTATAATCAACATCAACATACGGAATTTTAGCCAATATAGATGCATTGCGTCTTCCACTATCGGTATTGGGAAGACTAATATTAACTATCGGAAGCGGATCATCCCCATCGATTTTAATATCTAACCGTGAAATCAAATTAATACGTTCTTCATCGACGAATATACGGGTAATGCCGGTGTGATCTATGTAGATTTTTAACTGGGCCATACGCCCATGACGTATTACACATCTAACAATTAACGAGACCCGATATTAGATATAATTTGTCTCGTTTTCGTAGCCGTTCATAGTCTGCATGAGCTATTCTGAAAAAGATTTTATCTGATAACATCTTGTGCATTGAGCAGTCAACGAGACCGGATATGATGCACCCTCGGAATCGATATTAGAGTCTCGATCAATTTCCGATTCGCGATCCGTTGATCTTCTGTTAGAGATGCTGACACCCTCTTGTAATACGGATGCTCTAGCCATGAGGAATATGATATACTACCTCTAGCACGATTGCAAGCTTTATCCGCAGTTAACAAATTGTCCTCCGTGGTAGGACCCCCCTCTTCCCAACAGATAATATGATCCACCGTTAGTGGTGCGTCATCACGTCCACAATATCTACACTTGTATTGATCTCGCTTAAACACTTTCCAGGAAATGCTTGCATCGATTTGGCGTTGGCTTTTACGCAAGATGGCTTTGGTTATTGTGCCGTCGACAGCCTTAACTAGAGTCTCAGTTTCCATGGTATCGGACTGGCGTAGAAATACTTGCCAATCTTCAACATTCATATCTAGCGTTTCAATTGCTTCTGAGAATATGACTTCACCATCATCCTCTGATGGGAAGAAACATAAATAATGTTTACCATTCCCAGAGTATATCGCACCAGAAATGGTTATAACATTACCGATATCAAGGATATTTAATTCTGATAGCTTCATACTTCACGTCTTTCTTGATCGACTTACCATGATCAATTTCTATAGCGCGTCTCATTAGCTACACGCAAAAATTCCTGTTCATTGGCCTCGAGCATGAGTTTCTGCGCTATCAAATTGTCGGCTTCAGGCATGCGCTGTCTTGGATGTATGCAGTAACTCGATAATACATTGCCCTTTTCTTCGACAAGTTTGACGTTACCCGCCCAGCCTTTGTCGATACGATATTTCTTGTTGCCGACATACATATGGAAACGGCCCTTCTCTTTATATTCTTGGGCCTGTTTCTCATCGAGTAACTGTAGAAGCAACTTCTCAGCCTTAGCGTCCGCCAATTTGCGCTTACGCTCTTCCTCGGCATATAATAATTGGCGTTGTTTTTCAGCTTCCGCCCGACGTTGGCGTTCTTCCTCAGATATTCTAGGAGGAACGAGTATGTTATGTGCCTTGACTAGATAATTGTCATTCCAGGCACTCCAAGTCGCAGTGATGATATTCGATGTAGTTGATGCAGTATAGGATGTGTATATATGATTGCTTGTCGTTGCCGTATATATTTGATTCCACTCCGTCCATGTATCCCCGGTGGTGGACGTTAGATAGGCATTGGATGTTGTGGTTGCTGCGGCTGTTATAGGAGTCATAGTAGATGTACCGAAATCCTGATTCCATATAATCCAGGTTTGGACTATATTACTATTTCCAGGGACCAATGAACCGACTGTCGTCGATGACGACAGTTCATGTAGGTACATCATGTTAAATGGATATTATATTACCCGCCCACGATCATTGGAGCCATAATCATGCGCTCGGCATTCGGATCAAATTCTTTCATGATTTCGCCTTTGTCGGCCTTGTCGACAACACGGTAGGCGACATAATTTTTAGCTTTCAATTCGTTAAACGTACGGCGAGCGTTCTCGACTTCGACGGTGTTATTCTTATCCCAAATTGTCTTAGTATCACCCTGATCACAAAGAATAGCCATCGTGTGATCGGTGGGCTGAATGGGGCGGGTTTGGTCTTGACCGATGTTTCCAATATTAGTATCCATGTGCGTCTCCTATTAGTAGAAGTATACATTCGAAAATTCTCATAGACTTGATGTATACTATAGTAGATGGCGTCCACTATTAAGGCAATATGGTTAAAAATATGCGGTGATGGATCTGTGATCAAAATGGAGCCAGTAATCCTAAACCCACTGTTGCCATATCCCAAATATAGGCATGAAAGAAGATATGTAGTTACCCATCAACGAACAATCAGTTCAGCAAATAAGATTGTATGTATTATCGGAGAGAGTGGGAGGATTGAATGGCGTACCAACTCTGATCAGATACGTGATTCAATGCACGCGATTTTACCGGAACTGATGAATTTCATATCCGTAGATGTTATACAAAATTGCTGAACATCATGTGTGAAAATCCAAAAATGTCTCATGTATTAGAAAGTATGACGTTAGTCCATAGGCATAAGACTCCACCATTATGGAAAAAGAAATTGGGTGGAATAACCATCTCAATAGTGCATAAAGGCATATCAGGATATCTAATTACATACACGGACCCCAAGTTATCAACTGTCGATTTGGCAGTATGCAAGATAAATAACGCCGGTCAAATCTCGAAATGGTACACTGATTCCAAAGATATACGTAGTATACTCGATAAATGTATGCCGGAAATTTTAGCCTATATAATGGCTGATTTCGTGCACGAGTGTTAGATTACAGGAGATTGAAGCCTTTTAGTTGATTCCTAATCTTCTTCTCTACCATGAGACGAGATCCTGCGCCCGGATTGCGCTTTATGTAATTATCTACGACTTCTTTAAATTCTTTTGGAGTTATATCCCAACTATTCTGTTGTAGTTTATAATCCACTAGATTTTTGACACTATAAGTGGGTGATTCTCGTTCACGTTCCAGTCTGTAAGCAACACCTTTAGCTCCCTCAGGAGGCGTAGTTACTACATCATCGATCACTTTTTGAATACCAGGCACAAACTTATTTGAAACATCCACATCCACGATTTCTTCAAAATTATCGATCTCAATAACTGTCTCACCTAGATCCTGATAATAACCACCTGTGGGATCAATTGCATGACCTAACTTATGGCTGTAAAAACCGCAAGCGGTTTTGAATCCTATGATATCGTGTTGTATAGGATTGCCACCTTCATCTAATCTACCGGGCCAATTCTCAGACGGATCTGGTTCTTTAGATTTGAAATCGATATACACCATCTCAACATGTAATCCGCCTATCAGACCATTTTTCAGCCAGGTGTCTACTGGAGCACCGAATGATACACGACCAGCTACCCACCCCTTGCCGCTCGGGTTAGTATCATAAGTAACGCCTTCTTTGAAATCCTTGGGTAACAGTCTAGCCATTTCAGAAAGCATCGCCTTTTGGACTTTCAAGGCAAAAGTCTTATCTGTAGCTAAGATCAATCTGAATAAATCACCAGCTACAAGCGATTTACTAGGATGATCGGCAGCATAAATAGCAGCTGCCATGCGTCGGAGACACATAACTACTTCATTCGGAGTAATCATATATATATATTAACAATTAAAAATTTTATTATCCTAACAGAGCCAATGCTGTGAGAGCTAAGATTATGCCTATTCCTTGTTGTGTTGTTAGACGTTCATGAAAGATAAAGAGACCGACAACACAGTTACCCATTACTGTGCAAATAGACCAGATTGTTCCAGCTCTAGTTAATTCACCACGCTCTTTGATGATACATAACCAGCAAATACTGGCTATCATATAAATTAATAACGCCATCATAGCAAACGAGTAACGCCCAGATTGAGCGAACCGTTTGGACATCCAATCCGCGATGGAGCTTAATATGGCCCCTATGGTTAACCAAATGGGTATCACTGTTCTTTGTGCTCTGCACAGCGTCTTGTATTTTTGCGGCTGTGTACCGCCAAATTGGTGCACCCAGGTATAGAACAGATGTATGGGATTATCTGATTTATTCGAGCGCCTTTCACTTCTCCAACGACTGTGCCTCGATAAGCCAAAGCGTGACACCAGGTACAACGATATCTGCCATACCAGGTGGGGATCGGTTTCCAGTCGTGTCCGCAGGGCACCATCATCGATATTTAGCGTTGTGTGAAACGGTGCCCGGGTTCTTCGATATACAACTTAGCAACGCTAGACGGACGATCGTCATCCGTCGGAATCAACATGATCGGGCAATCGTCTAGTAGTTGAAGTATATCATCGCCCGATAAGTCGGCGTAACCCTCAGTCGACATACGATACTTTAGCCACATAGGATGTAGCGCTACCACACCAGTTGATTATTTGGAACAGCATCTAACTCACGGCGTCTTTAATCGCCTTCACGGGCTTGATTTTCACGGCGACAGACGCCGGTTTGGCCTTGAGCGTAGTGAGCTGTTTCGTGAAGGGGGATATACCCTGGCGTTCGGGCATAGCCGCTCTTTTTACTAATGTAAGTCTCGCCAAACCGGGAATTATTACGGCGCCGTTGGACTTGAGCTCATCGACGCAGACCTTGCATATGGCATCGAGTACGGATAGTACGCTAGACTTATCCATATCGCCTGCAATGGTTTGGACTTTGGCTATGAACTCTGGCTTAGTGAGATTCTTCATGATGACACTATACACTGATAACCACCGGATTTTCACTATTCTGACATAACTTCATGCACTATTTCTTCTTCAACTGTCATACCTTCTAATACAATCTTATAATATTCCTTCATCGGCCCTCTCTTTTTCCAGAACAATAATCTAGATTGCCCATCAGGAGTACAGGCAGTAACAGTGTATAACCCATCAGCCTCTCTGAATATGGTGCCTGGACTATAATATCGAAACGAGTTACGTCGAATTTTAATTTTTCGACTCACAAATCTATCCCTCATGATTTCATGATTTCATAGATACAGCATAAATTAACATATTCTTCTTCAGATAAATCGGTATACTGTGTGTGAAGATGAGTGAAGGCCTCCAGCGTATCATTTAGACAAGCATCGCAACGTGCTATTATCCAAGTATTAGATGCCATGAAATGTGATGCCTTATTGCGATGACCGTTGATATTGGCACAATGAGGACGTGTGCAATATTGGATCATGTGTGCATGACTTTGTACACTACATTGTACGTGATATAATCATCCAGAGTTTGTTCTTTTAAACTGAAATATTTTGCGTATGCTCGTATGTCCTTCGCATGTTCTTCGCACACAATATAATTATGCCTGGAACAAGATATATCGTGGAACCAGATGACTCCAGGTTTGCGGCACTTATGATATCCATGCCCATTATTCATTCTCATATTGCATAAATGCTTATTATCATCTTCCCTTACACGGGCCGATCCCATATCCTTCATTATACGTTGTAATTTGTTATATAGTACGTTGTCCATCAGTCGTCCATCAGTCGGTTACTGTCAGGTGTGACTTTTTCCTATGACCACAATAAAAGCACTCAAGCAAGACCCATTTATCGTCAATACTTAACGGCTCATAGTCGTGCCGACCGATTTTGCATAGAATCTTCGAAATAGTTGGCTGCTTATGCCAATTATCTATGAATCGTAGATACCCGAAACTGCTATTTTCCAACCAATCATCGAACATCAAATTATTGTACACCATATAACCTTTCATATACCACTCTACTATCGAGTAAAACTATATATCATGTACGTAAGCTATGAATAGTGACTCATATATATATCGTAGACTTGGTGTCTTTCACACCTACATCTTCACTCATATGCATTGTCAAATATACGACGGGACCCAAAAACGTATATACTTTGAAGTATATACGCCATATATACAAAACTTTATCTTATAATCCTGGGTGTCCTGTCATATATTCTGTCATTGGGATCTTAGTAAACCCATTTAAGATACCTGTAAGCATATCCTCAGCCTCTTGATTATTAACCAATCCGCCATATTCCTCAGCTCTATCAACTCCACCTGGAAATTTGTCTAAAATACTTGGTTCATCAGCAAGAAGAGCGCCCCCACCCAATTTTCTGTTATAGGAGTTAACAAGTAACGCTAACTCATCTATGTCGGAATCATCGCCCAGTTCCCAAACAGCGTCCATAATCTTCGATCTAAAAACTAAAAACTGACGGCCAGATTGTAACGCCGCGAGGATCTGCTTAATATCATCAATAACCAGTGATTTATCTGGTTTACGAGATTTCTCAATAGTCGTAGCAATTTTACGAAGATAATTTGCAACCTTAGATGGCTTCATATTCATGGTGATTAAAAAAACCTAGTATGGGACCCGAGAATTTAGCTAAGAATAGTCATCATAACCATGACTTTATAGTAGAGATTCTTCTTCAGTTAATATATTATACCATATTTGCCAATAATCATAGTAGTCATGATTGTCGATTGATAAAAATATATTGGACGAAGAACAATATCAAACGCTTTTGGGTATATTCGACCAATGGTCGAATGAGCTAAATAATCGAGTAATAGATTATTATACAAAACATACAATCACCAGCAAATATTAAATAACCGAACTGTTGGGTCGTTGGGTCGTTGGGTCGTTGGGTCGTTGGGTCGTTGGGTCGTTGGGTCCTCCGAATAATATACATACAATTTGAAGATTTTCATATAAAAGTTTTGCCTTGAATGACTATATATGTATTACAACGATATATATAGTCATTCAAGGAGAATTATATAAAACGGGAACGGCCCCGCGTAAATTGAACGATGTAGGTTCGAGTGCGAGGAGGTAAGTTTTTATCATACATGCGGTTCCCCTCCACCCACAATATCACACCGTGTGGGTGTGTATCCATCCCATACATACACCACCATACATAGTAATATATGGATACATAATAGTATGGTGTAGGTATGGGTAGGTAGATGTGGGGGCACCGGGGCCGGTGTGGGGGCGCAGGGGCCGCCGCGAAGATCGGGCCGCGGCGCGTGTCCCCGGGATCGGCCGCGGCGCGGCCCCGCTGAGAGGCGGGGAGCGGCGCGACAGGCCGGGTGTTCCGGCCTCCCGGGCGCAGGCGGGCGATCCCGCGCAGTCACAAGGAGCCATCCGATGAACAGCAACCTCTACCCCTTCGCGACCAAGTCCCAGATCAAGACCCAGATCGACTCCGACCCCGAGTTCGCCCGCGAGTGCCTTCTCGTGATCCATGCCCGACAGACCGAGGTCGAGCAGGAGCGCAAGGAGACCATCAACCGCAATCGGCGTGGCTTCATGTCCTCGCACGCCGTCCGCGGCACCGAGCTGGCCCGCAAGATCCTGGGCGCGGAATACCTCAATCCGGAAGAGGAGGAGTTGGTGGTCTCGATCGCCAGGTCGTACACCAAGCAGCTCGCCTCTCACTTCCGCCAGGTGACCCTGGAAGAGAAGCCCGAGCTGGCCGAGCAGGCGAAGGTCTTCGGGCTCTGATGCCCTGAGGGCCGCGGCGACTCCGCCCTGGATCAGGGTCCGATCCCCTGCCCAGGGCGCCTCGGCGCCTCGGCGCCTCGGCGTATCTGGGATAGATCCCTTTACCACAGTCCAGTCCTGCCCGCGATATGTGGGTGGATGTGGGCGGGCGAGCGCTTAATGAGTATATCTGGCAAGAATTCATTGGTTTTGCCAGATATTCGTTCAAAGACAGTGGATTGATTCCTGTCTTTCGAAGGACACTCCTATCTTTTGAAGTAGACACCTGGTGACAGGTGTCGGCGCAGACGTGTATATTCAATCCGTATTTCAACTATGAATCGTAAAATATGGAGGTTAACGACCCTTACCATTATGAGTTAATACCATGATTAACTTGATCATATGGCAGGGGTGAATCAGATATGTAGGATACAGTTCTGGCGTCGGGCATAGCATAAGCGGCCCTGGCATAGTACTTGGCGGCTTATATACCGCATATTATGCCCAAGTGTTAGCTTAATACTTTCGGTCGACTCCCGGCATATGATCAAGTCACATATAATATATAGAATGGACGACGAATAATAAAATATCAGACGACAACATCCGAAATTATACGCCACATATATTCAACCGACACGCCACATCTGGCATATATTATCATCCTGGGTGAATAATGGATGTGCCGGAGCCCGGATAAATCATTCGACTACTGGGAATGATATACTTTACGTAAATATAATATAGATCATTCATGTATGTGGCATACTTACATTTACAAATAATTTTAAAGTATAAAATGTTCTCCAAATATATTTCGAATGTATTTAGTTGTAAATTTGTAAATGTATGAACATGTACGATTTTGCATGACACGGTAATCGTTTCCGCTCTTTGAAATATAATATGATAATTCGGAGTATTGAATGTGACATCGACCGTGACTCGGGCCAAATGCTGACCAAATTATCGATATCATACTAAATATCTGCCGAATATCTGCCATATATTCAAGCCGTAAATGAAATACCTGGCCGGGTACAATGTGATATGGCACACGTACTCAAGGACAGGGGCGGCAACAAGATCGGTGAGATCAAGACCCACGGAAATAAGCAGCTGCTCTATGACCGGCACGGGTCCAAGCTCGGTGAGTACGACGAGAACACCGATGTCACACACGATAGGCACGGCAAGCGGGTCGGCACAGGCAACCTGCTTTCGTCGTTGATCATCGACGCATAAAACCGCAGACCGCCGGGCGCAGCGCGTACCTTCGATCGGACGCGGGGCACTCCCCGCCAGCGAATCGGAGAGCGCGCGGACAGTCAGGCACCCACTGGCGGTCGCAAGGTCGAGATCGCTGAGATGAAGACCCTCTCGGCGGAGGATCGTGTGGAGCTGGGATCGCTCGCTGCGGCCGAGCTTGGTGAGGAGGTGTCCACCGACCGTCCGGTGGCCTTGCCCGTGGCGGCGTAGTCGCCCGCAACAAATCTGGACGTGACAAGCCGCCGCTCCCCGGATAAAACCGGTGGCGGCCTCACGTGTATAAGGAACGAAATGATTCGCTGCGACTTGGTGGTCAACATTGAAGGGGAAGGGGAAGGCGAGGACAGAATTGTCAACATCTGTCCGAACGAAGCTGTCGCCTTCATCAGATCGGCACTTGGTGATGTTTACGCTTATTGTGAGAAGCATTCCAAAACCCGTGTTCTGACCAATCGCAGTACGCCAATCACTCGAGAAGAGTACTTAGTCCACAAGATCATGGAGTGTTGAAGTGATCCGCTGCGATTTGGTGTTGACCGTTGCAGGGGCAATGACAGATAACCTCAAGGTCACCACCTGTCCGTGCGAAGCCACCATCTTTGTCAGATCAGCATTTGGTAGAGTCTACGCATATTGCGAGATGCATTCCAGAATGCCGAGCCTTGGGGCTGGTTATTACTCAGCGGGAGGGGAAGCGTTCATTACTCGAGAAGAGTACTTAGTTCATAAGATCATGGAATCGTAGGCAAAGCCGCAGATGACGCAGTGCGGCGTGTATAACGCGACATGAAGATCACCCATGTTCTCTGCGCCATCGTTGTCTGCGCGTCTCCGGTCCTCGCGGCTTCCGTTCAGAACGGAACCTTCGATGAACCGGTGCTGCTGACAGCGAATGCAGTGCTGCCGGACGTCACCTTGCATACGCCGGATCCAGCGGATCCGCCGCAGCCCGTGGTTCAGCAAGCGGTCGTAAAGCGCACGGTCACCGCAGCACCGAGATACCAGACCCACTGCTACAGTCGCAAGGTGGAGCTGAACGCCAACGGTGGCACTGTGAGGATCTGCGAACGATCGTCCGCTTCAACCATCGCCCGGCGCACCGCATCCGATCTCATGTGAGAGACATGATCATCTACCGTGATGACGATGATCGTCCAACCCATGTAGCCAATCTGATCCCCAGCGAACTCGGGGCAGTGTTGAACTGGGCTCGAATTCATGGGTTTGAATTGGGGCGGGACATCATCCAACTCCATAGGGAGTATGTTGCAAGGGTGGCAGAGTACTGTCACGGCTTGAAGTTTCTGTGTATTAGCAGTCGTGGACCGGACTTGCCATGTGCCGAAGTTTGGCACGTTTACGAATTGGTGCAGTTGACACCCTATCAACTGCACGTCCCAGAAACCGAGGAAGACGACAGGGGCGGAATCGTCAAGACGTTTGTCGGATCTTTCACGAGTGCCAATGACGACGGTCTCTATTCGAACGAGACCAACGACGTTCTCTACGTCCCCATCGGCTAAAGCCGCAGACGATCAGACTCAGCGCGTACCGTAGATCGGACCGGATCTGGCCCGATCAACCAATTCGAGGTGATATCATGGACGAACAGCAGCCGAGGGTCGCGTGGTACGAAGGCGCAGTGTACAGCAGCAACGGTACGACCGTGCGCGTCAACGTTCTACCTCTCCGCGTTCCGCAGTTCAGTGTCACGCTGAGCTACGAGATGGAGGGCAAGAACCCGTCCCGCTTCCTCCGCGTGAACTGCCGATACAACCTTGGCAAAGTCACCGTCGACCCCTTCGATGAGACCGTTCACGGTCTCATGCAGCAAGCCTTCATGTTCATATCAGAGAAGGCTCAGGAAGTCGCCGACAGCAACATCGTCGCACGCATCAAACGTGAGAGGTCCCAGCTGGAGCGTGGACCCAAGCCCGTGAAGGGCCTCAGCGGCGGTGCCGGATCTGGCAAGACGGCAAGGCGACGCGAAGCCAAGCGGCTCGCGAAGACTGCGGCCTGACATCACACCACTCACTGGGCACGGCGCCCAGTGAGTATCGAAGTGTCTTCAACCATTCGGGGTTAACCATGATCTGTACACGAGACACTCTCACTCGGGCCTTGATTGCCTATAACTACTACAAGCCGACGGCATCGAATCACTTACAACAATGCCGGGACAAGTGGATTCCAGTCCATGTGAAGTCGGCCGTCGACAGGAGTCGAGTGCGGTCCTGCGCTGAAGCCGTTCTCAATGGCAAGCCGTATAAGGCTCAGTACAAAGCACTTCGTACCGAGCACAAGATCGCCGTAGCACTGTGCATGATGCACGGTTGGTCTGAAATTCTGTGGATCATGGACGAGAAGGAGCGACCGGTGGTTCACAACTACACCGATCGTGTCTTCACGTTCCTCAACGAGGTCCACATCGACCA